TAATATAGCTATCAAAATGAAAAGTTTATAATTATATATTATTTATATAGAACTAAAGTAGTTTAGAGTCTATAGACTCTACGCTACTTACGTTTTTATCTTATTTCAAAAACAGGTAAAGAAAGGAGGACTATACCCATGTCCAAATCAAAATATGAACATCTTAGAGTTCCATTAGAGAAATCTAAAGTAGATGTTATCATACCAGTAGATCCAGACCTACGTATACGAGAAGAGCTTATAGGTCCACATGCTGTAAACTATGCAGTACAACATAACTCATCTGCTCGTTCGTATATGTATACAGCACACCAGTCACAATCTGTTACTCTAGTAGATGGTGATATACCTATAGTTCAAACTGGTGTTGATAAACAGTTAGCACAACATACGTTTGGTCCAGTAGCAGAAGAAGATTGTACTGTATTAAGAGTAGTAGAGCGCTATAATGGTAATACTGATGGTTATGTAAATGCCGTAACACAAAAAGTACTTATAGTACTTAAAAGACATTTAGATCCTGATACATATCAGGAGTATAAAGAACTAGATGTTATAGACGTACCTATATTTCACTCTGGTTTCCATCAAAACTTTGGTTTTACTTATAAGCTTAATAATGAAGTCCTAGCTAACATTAAGAGAGATTCTAGATTAGCTAAAGGTACACGATTAGCTACATCTCCAGCTGTTAGAGATCATAGTGGTTATGCGTTAGGCGTTAATGCTAATATGTGCTTTTGTACACACCCAGATATAGCAGAAGATGGTGTTATCATATCAGAATCACTAGCTAAGAAGATGCGTTATGATGTGTTTGAAACTAAAGTAGTAGAGTTTGGTTCTAACTTCGTACCTCTTAACCTATATGGTACAGATACAGAGTATAAACCATTTCCAGAGATAGGAGATAAAATATCTCCAGATAGTGTTCTAGTAGCATTAAGAAACTTTAAAGACTTTAGCTCTAGTAAAACTGGTTCTGACGATGATCCTATAGACTTTGCGTCAGCTCTTATTTCTAATAAAGACTTAAGAACATTTGATCCTACATTCGATAAATGTACTTATGTACGTGGACCAGGAGATAAAGTAGATATTGGTAATGGTCAATATACAGATTCTGGTGTTGTAGTAGATATAATCTGCTATAAGAATCCTAAAGCTAAATCTAACTTATACCACGGTATGGGAGATCTAGCTGATAAGTATGCTAGATCGTATATGAAGTATTGCGAAGATCTACTAAAAGCATATCACAGTGCTTGTGAAGAGCTACACGATAGAGATTATGGCTTCGGTAAAGAAGTTATACATAAATCTGCTCAGTTACACGGTATGATAGTAGATGCTGCTAAAGTAGCACATGATGCTAATATTACTAACATTAAGACTAATCCTGCTTTAACTAGATTATCTAGGGATATTAAACAAGCTAGAGAAGCAGCTTCTAATGTATTACCTAAGACATTAGGTTTAGCTAATAGAAGCGAAGACTTAGATACCTATAGACTAGAGGTAACTATACGTTATACAGTTACGTTAGGTAAAGGACATAAAGTATCAGATCAGTCTGGTGGTAAAGGTGTTATATCAGATGTTAGACCAGATCATCTTATGCCTTATAATAAATATGGTAGAGCAGATATAATCATGGACTCTCACTCTGTTATATCTAGAATGAATATGGCTAGGTTATACCAACATGAGATCAATGGTGCTTCTAGATATTGCCAAGCTAAACTACGTGAAATGGCTAATGGATCTAGAAATACAGAAGAGCTACCAGATACTACAGTAGAAGCTATGTTTACATATCTAATGGGTCTATTAGGTAAGTTTAATACAGCTCAGTTTGATGCTTACGCTAATGCTACTATGGAAGAGAAGAGAGAAGTACTTAATGTATGTCTTAACGAAGAAGTTTATATTATGCAACAGCTAAGTAATGAAAAACGTTTATATCAAATCATTATGGATATAACTGGTACAGAGTATGAACCTCCTAGAGATAATATAGTTATACCAGTACTAGAAGAAGATGGTACTACTATTAAGAACTTTGTAACTAAAGATAAAGAGCTTATAGCACCACTCTATACTATACTGATTTGTAAGACTGCTGATAACATGTTATTTACGTCTAGTCCTAACTTAAATAACTTTATGTTCCCTATATCAGTAACAGCTGCTAATAGAGATAGACTACCATTTAGAAACTCTCCTACTAAGATACTATCTGAAACAGAAGGTAGGTTATATTCTTACTATGGCGGTAGAAAAGCTATAGCAGAGCTTAAAGATAGAGCTAATAGTGTACCAACACATAAAGCACTATACTATAATATACTATCTGCAGATAGACCGTGTGATATGAAAGTAGGTGTAGATAGAACTAAAGTTCCATTTGGTAATGATTCAGCTGTTAAGTTAGTACACTCTATATTTAAACCTATAGGTATGGACTATACTTATATAGACGGAGTGTATTAATAATATTTTAGCATATAGTTAAATGCTAAAATCACAACTTAAGCGTGTGGGTGTATAAGATATATAGAATATTTTATACACTTACCACTTATTATGAAAGAGGAATAACTGTTAGTATAGTTAAGAGTATATTCGTTGTTGTTATACTCTTAATAAGCTAACATGGTATATAAGACATATACCTCCTTTTTTACCAATTTTGAAAGAAGTTACAGTAGCTAGGCTAATAACCTAGCTACTGTAGCATTTTATTTTTTTTACTTACCAGTTAGTAGATATATTGGTATATATAACTTACTATCAGAATGAAATAGTTTCAATTAGATATTATTAATATAGAAGGTATATAATAGTATTCTTTCTATATTATTAATAATGGAGGTATAATATGGCTAAAGCTAAAGCTGAACAACAACAAGTTACACATAGACCTATTGTAGACGTACAAAGGCTTATGTCTAAGACTCCACAAGAGCTTAACCACGGTTTAAAGACTAACATAACAGTTAGATTTGACGATGGTGTTCTAAAGGATCTTACATTTAGAGAAGTTGTAGTTAATCGTTACGTTTGGGATGTACTTAAACTATTTGATAACTTACCTGTCTTATCACAGTTCGATATTACGAACTATTACTCTAGTGGCTTTTATGTTTCTAAAACACTTAATAAAACATATGAAGCTATCTTACAGTATATTGTAGATAATGTACTAGAGAAAAACAATACTAGAGCTATGTTAGGTCCTATATGGAAGAAGATGTACACTACGTTCAATGCTATCTATAACGAAATCGTATTTGATAACTTAGACTATGTAACATCTTTAAACATACATACGTTCTTAGATATACAGTTACACTCAGATCTAGTAGAAGCTATGCGTAAAGTAGCTAATGTAGATATTAGTAAAACAGATGAAGTAGCAGCTTCTGTAGAAGAAGCTTATACTACTTTACATAATATCTTACTATCTGAAGAGTACCATGGTAATAAGATAGCTAAAGGCTATATATCAGGTACTATGAACAAGATGCAACTTAGACAAGTACTAGGACCTAGAGGTAATATTACTAACCTATCTGAAGAGCTCTATAAGAAACCTATTCCATCTAGCTTTACTTCTGGTATGTATGGTATAGACGAGATTGGTATGGAATCACAGACTGGCGCTAAAGCTCTTAAAGTATCTACTACAGCAGTTTCTAACTCTGAGTATATGGCTAGAAAACTACAGTTAGTTATGGCTCGTATAGAGAGAGTTGTAGACGGAGATTGTGGACAGCATGAGTATATAGATTGGAAAGTAGAAGATGCTTCATCTTCTAGAGATAACCCTATGAAATGTCATTTACCAGCTTTAGTAGGTAAGTATTATCTAAACGAAGAGACAGGTAAAGAAGAGGTTATAAAACCGACTGATAAACATCTTATAGGTAAGACTATTAAGCTTAGAGTAGCTTATAAATGTAGATGGAAAGATAAACGTTGCATATGTTCTAAGTGTTTAGGTAAATTAGCGTATAACTTACCTCTTAAGACACATATAGGGCACTATAGTGCTACTGTTATGACACAAGAGATAACACAGAAGATACTTTCTTTTAAACATGAAATATCATCTGCAAATGCTCTACCAGTTACTATAGATCCACCTGCCGATAGAGACTTTGAAACTAAGAAAGACGATAATACGAATGTCTATATACGTAAACGTTATGTAAAGGATAATAGAGAGGTTGAGTTCGATAATAAGAAAGATTTCATACTCGATATTAAAGTATCTGCTAAATCTGCTAGAGGTCTAGCTGATATTATGCCTAATACAGATGTACGTAGATTTACACCAGCTTCTGTATCACACCTTAGGGAACTATGGTTAATCAAGACTAATAGAGTAACTGGAGAAGTTACAGAGATACCAGTCTTTATGCGTAAAGGTAAGAGATTAGGTAGTTTCTCTACAGAGTTTCTAATCCATATACAGAAAGTAGGAGCTAAGTTAGATAAAGATGATAACTATATCATTCCGCTAGCAGAGTGGAATCTTAACTATCCTATTATCTATATTCCAGATGTGGAATTCTCATTCCCTAGTATGGCTAATAGAGTTGGTAACATATTTAATGGTGCTGATGGTAATAAAGGTAAATCTAGTGCTGATAATGAAGTAGAAGAAGATGTAACTAGTATTAACTCTCAAGAGGGTCTATTACATAGGTTATTTACAGAAGTTAATAGTAGATTAGATGTTAATATAGCACTACTAGAAGTACTAGTAGCTGGTTATTCTATTAACAACTATGAGGCTGGAGACTTCTCATTAGCGCACGGTTCTGATACTGCTTCAGTTCGTAACACTAAAGTTATACTGAAAAATGGCAGTATGGGAGCAGCATATGCTTATGAAGACCATATGAAAATCATGATGGTACCAGAAGCCTTTAGTACAACACAACCATTGAATCATATTATGGATGTATTCTTAGCTCCAGCAGAGACTATAGAAGATTTTGAGAAACATCCTATAATAAATTAAAAGCTAAATATATAAGGAGTAGCTATGAAGAGAATAAAGGTTGAGATTTATGTTAGCCACTTCGTGGCTACTGTCTTAGATAAGACGCTTATGTTAACTATAGATAAGTTTGCTAGACCATATCAAACTTATAAACTAGAGTTTAACAGAGGCTTACGTAAAAAAGTAAGAGTACCTGATAAACCTTACTATATATTCGAACCATCCGAGAAGAAATGGACATTCCATATTTCATTACTTAAGTTATTTATATCTACACTAGGATACTATTCACATCTTACTAGTGATCAAATAGAGGTAGAGAACTATAGTAAAGAAGATTATGGCCTACCAGCTGATATTCAGTTTAGATCTGATCAGTTTACATTAAGAGATTATCAAAAAGTAGTTACTGATGAGCTTACACAACCAGAGAACTATGTTAAGCTAGTTCCTACTATTATGGGTTCTGGTAAAGAGTTACGTAATGGTACTCGTATTAGAGTACCTGACGGTTGGAGAGCTATAGAGAACTTACAAGTAGGAGATTATGTAATACATCCTAATGGTAATCCTACTAAAGTAACTGGAGTATTTCCACAAGGTAAGAAGAAACTATATAAGTTTGTATTCTTAGACGGTAGAACTATAGATGCTGGTCTAGAGCATCAATGGTTAATCTACAGATCTGATGGTACTGAAGCAGTACTTACTACTAAGCAGTTACTATTAGAAAGAGAAAAACCAGAGAATAAAGATCTTAAGCACTATATACCACTACCAGAACCAGAAGTAACAGAAGATAAAGAACTACCACTAGATCCTTTTATATTAGGAGTAATACTTACTTCTAATATATCTAATGGTATTATTATCAATACAGATGATTCTGATTATGTAGATCTTATATCTAGTAAGCTACCAGAAACTTCTAAGCTTACTAGAAAGATTATAATCAATAAGGTATATAACGAGTATAGGTTAACTTCTACAGAGTTTAGCTATATGGCTAAATTAAAAGACCTAGGTATAACTAAAGAATCTCTATTTATACCAGAAGTTTACTATAATGCTAGTATAGAGCAAAAGACTGAGTTATTAAGAGCGCTATTTAATAATGCTATAGCTATCAATGCTCCAGATAGTACTGCTATAACACTTACATTAGATAATGGAGATCTAGCTAAATCTGTACAGAAGCTAGTAAGGTCTGTAGGTGATATAGTTAAACTAGTTCCATATGGTTTAGGTTATAAACTCTTTATAAAGTCTAAGAAACCTAATAGGTATTTTTACGGTACTAAGTTTAAAGCACCTACTAACCCATTAAGATTAAGAATCTTAGATATTGTAGAGGTTGATAAAGATGAAGCTACTTGTATATCGGTAGAAGCAGAAGATCAGCTCTATGTAGCTGATAACTACATAGTAACACATAATACCCTTATGTGCTGTTATGCATTATCTAAGATAGCTAAGAAGACTGCTATAGTTATACTCCCTAAGTATATAGACAAGTGGAAAGAAGATATGGATAAACACTTCTATAACATAGAGAATAAATACTGTGTTATACAAGGTAGTGAAAAGCTAAAAGATCTTATGCTACATCCTAATGAATATAATTCTAAGTATGATATATTCATATTCTCTCTACGTACATTAAGTCTATATGTTAATATATACGATAATAGGAAAAGAGATAACTTTGAATCTGAACAGTACCCAGTAGCTCCAGAAGATCTTATGCAGTTACTAGGTATAGGAGTTATGGTTAGTGATGAATCTCACCAGGAGATGTGTAATGTAAGTAAACTTATGTTATACTTTAAGGTAAGTAAGTATATACTACTTACTGCTACCTTAGCTAGTAATGATAAACATACACAGTTTATTTACGATATGGTAGTACCAGATGCTAATATAGTTAAAGTAGATCTTAATACTAATAACCATATAGATGTTAATAACATAAGGTATTTTATAGAAGATGCTAATAGAAAAGTAAAACATACTGGTTCACAAGGTTATAGCCAAATTACTTTTGAACAGTATCTATTCTCTAGACCACATCTACTATCTCAGTACGATAAAATGATATTGAAATATGTAGAGAGAGATTATATTAAGAGACGTAAAGATGGTCAGAAACTATTAATATATTGCTCTCTAGTAGACATGTGTAAACATTTTGCTAATCTACTACGTGGTATATATCCAGATCTTACTATTAATACCTATGTAGAAGAAGATGACTATGAAAGTATAATGGACTCTGATATAACAGTATCTACTCCATTATCAGCTAGTACTGGTATAGATATACCTAACCTTATAACAGTTATACAGACTATTTCTATGGGTTCACTACAGTCTAACAGACAAAGTATGGGTAGACTACGTAAGATAGATGGTGTAAGTACTATATACGACGCATTCTATTGTGGTAGCTTACGTAAGCATAATGACCTATATAGACAAAGAGAGAGCTGTACTATAGATATAGCTAAGAGTTGGAAGAAAGAGACTTATGCAGTAACACCAGAACATCCAGCTATGAAAATACTTTACTAGAGATAGAGCCTATATAAGGACTCTATCTCTAGCTTATATATTTTTATATTTTTATTAGTATCTAAATAACATAAAATTAACTATATATTATTCATATAGAGAGTACGTAGAAGCTAAGTGCTTCTACGTACTCTATTAATTTAACTAGCATTAGCTAGTGGAAAGGATAATATATGGCGGATATTAATAATGTTATATTATTAGTAAACGATGTTAAACATAAAGCAGTAGCCAGGAATCAACTAGCTACTGCTAATGTGTTAAACAATGTTGCTTCAGAGCTTAAAAGTTTAAAGCCAAATAGCTATGAAGCTAAAAGATATTTAGCTTATGTAGTGCCTAAACTACATAGTCTAAATGCTGATCTAAGTTAACCTTAAATCATTAGATAGCATAGAGTAGTTTAAATACTACTCTATGCTCTATAGTTAAAACTATACAACCATATACTCTACTGATTATATGCAAATATATTTAAAAAAGGAGTTATAAAGAAATGTTACCATTAGGAATTAAGATGTTTTTTGCTAACTTTAAAAGTTGGTTACCAGGATTACTTGTGATTTTAGTAGTAGCAGGTATACTTACCTATGTTAAGCTACTAAAGAATGATATTAAGAAATATGAATCTACTATAGATTCTTATAAAGGACTAGTTAAAGAGTATGAAGCTAATGCTACTATAGCTAAATTAGAGATAGCTACTTTAGAGCTTAATAATAATAGTTTAAGTTCTGCTATAGATAAAACTAACACAGCTATAGAGAATATGAAAGTTAATGAAAATGCTTTACGTGCTGAAGTTACTAAATGGAAGAATCAAACTCCTAAAGAAGTTATTAAGTACGTAGAGAAGATTGTCAAAGTTAAGGATAAAAAGAATGCAACTTGTGAAGATTATAAGCGTGTAAATGAGAATATTTCGAAAATAAAATATAAGGACTTGTAGAAAGGTTATGCTAACTGAAAAGGATTTTAGAAATGACATAAGGGATGGCTATCCAGAAATGTATCTTTCTGGAGGAGCTAAGGTATTTGTGCTTATACTCTATATACTAGGATTCTTATCTATAGGAACCTGTAGTATAATAGGGTATAGTCAAAAGGATTTTATAGAAAGGGATAGCTGGTTAACTACTGGTATATTATTTACAGCCATCTTTGTAGGTACAGCTATATTAACCCCATATTTTTTAGATAGTGATGATAGAAATAAGGTATAACAATGCATAATGAAAATTTTGATTTTGGTAGAATCCTAACTATGCTTAAGTTAGGGATAACAATAATGGTACTATTAGCTATAGGCTATATGTTTCTAGGCTGCTCTAACCAGCCACAAGAGCCTAAGGTTATAGTTAAAGTTGAAACAAAAGAGGTTAAAGTACCTGTGGCTCCTAGAATACCAGAGATAGACTGTGACTTTGAAGGAGAAGGACTAGAGCCTACTGATAATCTATTAAAATGTCTTATACTACATAAGAGAATATTAGATCTACTAAGAGCTAATAGAAACGCTGTAGAAGATCCAGCTCTTACAGATAGTATAAACAAGATAGTAGATGAAACTTATAGAGGTAACCCAGTTACTGATATAAAGAATAACTTAAAGAAATAATATATAGCTACAGTATAACCTACTATGGTTATACTGTAGCTTATACTTATATTTTTTTATACTCTATAGTAAATTATACGAGAGTATAGCAATATTGCTATCTAAAAAGGAGTATAATATGGAAACAAAAGAAGAACTAATTCGTAAGTATGCAGATACTTGTGTAATGTTAATGAATGCTGAGTTATTACGTAGTAAACAGCCAGAAAAAGAGAAATCCTTTATGGATAAAGTATGTGACAATAAATGGAAGATCTTAACTGGTCTTATAGCTGTAGGTGGCGCAGCTGGTACCGCATATTGTTATAGAGACGAGATAAAAGATTACCTAGAGAAAGACGATAACATATTTAAAGATGTTAATGAATTCTTAAGTACTAATACAGGCAAAGCTATAGTTGGTGTTGTAACAGCAGGTAGTACTACAGCTGTTAAATCTAATTTTACTAGTAACCAGACTAATATACTTAAGAAAATGACAGATTCTGAATTAACACCCGAATTTAATTACTATAGAAAGTTAGATCCGTGTCGTATGTCAGAAACAGAGCTAGAGTATAATATTACACTTATGAAAGGTATTATAGGTACTTATAATCCTGTAGATTTTGATACTGATCCTATTAGAGAAGATTCTGACGTTATGAAAACGCTTACAGATAAAGCCAAATCCGTTAAAAACATGGACGACTTCGGAGAATTAGTAAAACTTGTCGATAAATACTTTCCAGACGATGAAGAGGAATTTATACTAACAGAAAATTAACTAGATAGAGCTACAAGCTCTATCTAGCTTATATTTTTAACTATGTTAACTTGTAAGAGTTAATAAGAATATTAAGGTAATACATTATGTTATTAAAAAGATTAATTTTACATAAATTTAAAAGATTCTTTCTATCTGGAGTAGAGCATTTTATATATACTCCATCTAGTAATATTTCTATTATAGCATGGCCTAATGGTATGGGTAAATCTTCTCTATTATCGCAGTTAAATCCATTACCAGCAGATCTTAAAAAAGATTATAGAGATGGTGGTTATAAGCTTATAGAGTATACTGTAAATAATGATACTTATACTATTTCATCTGGTTATGTAGCTAAAGGTAAACATAGCTTCATTAAGAATGATACCGAACTTAATCCAGGTGGTACATCTGTAGTACAGAAACAACTAGTAGAAGAGCATTTTAAACTTACTCCTAACATGTTTAATATCTTATTAGGTACTGATAACTTAACGACTATGTCACCTTCTACTAGAAAGTATTGGTTTACTATATTATCTCCTATAGATTATACATTTAGTATATCAGTATGGAATAACTTAAGATCTAGAGCTAGAGACTTATTAGGTTCTGTTAAGATACAGCAAGAAGAGTTAGCTAAAAAGACTACTTCTCTTATATCTAAAGAAGAGCTAGATAGACTTAATAAGCATAATAAAGAGCTAGAGGATAATATATTTAATCTAACACAATCTCTCTATAAGATAGATTATCCCGGTAACCAGTATACAGAAGATAAAGTTAAATTACTTTATGATAGCTATGATAGAGTTAAATACTCTATAGAAGAACTATCTAAACTAGAAGATATTAACATAGATACTGCTAGTATTAAATTAGGTAAATACCAAGCTACTCTAGATCAGATTAATAAAGATCTAGATAAGAAAGCTAAAGCTATTAAAACATTAGAGATACTAGGAGATAAATCTAATATAGAACAGCTTAAGTTAGCTATAGCTTCTACTCTAGAGTATAAGAATAAGTTAGCTTCTACTCTACCAGCTAATGTTGTTATAGGTAGCTATAATAATTTATCTAATACTCTAATAGAGTTCTCTAACCAGATCAATACCTATCTTACTACTCTATTAGAACCTTCTAATAGAGAACACTTATCTAAAGCTTCTCTAGATAGTTTTAAGCTTAAGTTTGAAACTCTTAAGACAGAGTTTGATACTGATAAAGGTAAGTATGGTTTACTTAAGAATACTCTAGCTGATTTAGAGCGTAATAGTCATGAACATATGGTAACTTGTCCTAACTGTAATCATAAGTTCCAATATACAGTACAAGATAAGATAGCTAAAACTAAGAAAGATATAGAAGCTATAGAGTCTACTCTTAAAGATAGGTTAGTAGTACTTAAGAATCTAGATGTTAAAATAAAGCATATAGCTAATAACTTAGAGTTATTAGATAAAGTTCTTATGCTATTTTCTAATAGCCCATTAGAGTCATTTCTAGCCCCTGTAGGCAAAGATAACTTAGAGTCTATACCAACTATACTTAATAACGCTAGAGTCTCTCTAGAGTCTTTAAAAGAGCTAGAAATAGCTACTAAAAAGCATCAAGAACTAGTAGAGGTACTTAAGGTTAAAGAAGAAGCTTCTAAGTTAGCACAAGAGCTAGGTATAGATTCTATAGTTACATTAGAAGCTGAAATCAATAAGCTTAATGAAACTAAACTAGAAACTATTAAGCATATAGAGAATATTTCTAAGTACTTAGAGTATAATACTAAACTAACTAACCTTACTAAGGATATAGAAGAGTTTAAACAGTTTAAATCTAAAGAGTTTACTTATAAGCTCTATACTAAGCTTAATAATAGAATACTTAAGAATATCTCTAATCTTAAACTAGAGCTTTCTATTATACAGAAGAAAGTTTCTGATTCTAATGCAGACCAAGCTATTATAAATAATATACAAAATCTTATATCTGCTAATAAGACTAAACTATCTGTAGTATCTAAGATGGTAACAGCACTATCTCCAGAAGGTGGACTTATAGCTAAATCTATCAATAGTTTTCTTAATAGTTTTCTATCTGAGATGAATAATATTATAAATTCAGTATGGTCTTATAATATGGAACTATTACCTTGTGAAGTAGATGAGTCTAATGATCTTAATTACAAGTTTAAAGTAAAAGTAAACCATGATGAGACTATAGAAGACGTATCTAAGCTATCTAGCTCTATGCAAGAGATAGTTAACTTAGCTTTTAAGATAGTCTTTATAAAATACCTAGGTCTACAAGGTTTTCCTCTTATACTAGATGAGTTTGGTAGAACTATGGATCCAGAACATAGAGTAAATGCTTATGATGTTATAGATAGAGTATTAAGTCATAACTTTAACCAAATAGTACTGGTATGTCATTTTGAGTCTATGTATAGTAGATTTGCTAATGCAGAGTTTGTAGAGCTAAGAGAGTATCCAGATACAACAACAAGGAGTAATATATGCAAGATATACAAGTTATAGATAATGGAGTAGAGTTTACAGTTACAGTAGACGATGCTACGTTTCAAGAACTAGTTAAGAACCAAGGTATAGTAGATGGTACTATAACTATAGAAGGTCCAGTAGAAGATTTTCTAGATAGAGTACTAAAAGAAGAAGAGACTAAAGAAGAAGTAAAAGTAGATAGAGTAGAGGAGTAAATCTCCTCTACTCTATCTTTCTTATAAGTCTGCTAATCTCTCTAATCTAAATAGCATATAGTAGAATTCTCTCTCTATATACCTAGGAGTATTATCAGGTAGTATATGTTCTAAGTTAAGTATACTTCTAACAGTTCTCTTTATACCAGAAGTAAAGTTACTATTAGCTATCTTACCATTAGTACCAGTAAGTTCTAATAGACTAATCAATACTCCCATTCTGCAGTATAATGGTAACCATATAGATTGTCTAGTATAGAAATCTTTAGGTAGATTCATTAGCTCTAATGCATTAGAACTATAGATCATAGGTATATTCTCTAGTATCTTACTAAAGCTATTTTTAGTATATCTAAATCTATCTATATACTCTAAGTAACCATTAGTTAATCTTTTCGTATAGTCAGATACACTAAATGGAACTTTAGTTCTAAATACTGGTATATAAGTTCTATCTGTAATAAGTCTAGATGCTATATTCCAACTAGTATAATCAAGATAGCTTCTTAGTAGTGTTGGCATAAGCCAAGAACCTAAGTAAGCTTCAGTACTATTATCAAGATCTCTAAATGCTCTCTCTTCGTACCAGTATTTATAATGGAACATAAGTTTAAATAGATCTATCTCCATTATAATAGATACTTCGTTATTATACATACTATCTGGTACTGTAATATCAAATACTCTATTATCTGTATATAGAACTTTAATAGGATTATAGCTCTTCCAAGTAGAGCCAATCTTATCTAATGGTAGTACTTCAGATTTTACATAGTAAATTTCAGTACTACCTTTAAATATATTATTCTTATGGAAGTTACCAGTATTATACATAGTAGAGAATTGTAAGTTTCTACATGCACTATTAGAGTAAGTATCTATCATTTTGAAATATTCTATATCCTTCATACCTTCTGGAGATAGAAATAACTTTAAAAATCTATTAAGTATATGTTCACCTTTTACAAACCATATATTCTCAGATCTATAAGAGATTACTTTATCTATAACACCATTATAGTACTCTCTTATGTATTTAAGATCTTGGTTAACTGTTATACCTTGGAAGATAGGAGGAAGTTTAGTTGTAAATAATTCTAGCATATTTATATATTCTCCTAGCTAAGTAATGTTATAAGTCAGCGATTGAACTTAAATAAGTATTTTTAAATTTTATATTGCTATAGCTGAACTAAAATTTTATATAAGCAACCTTAGTATAGCCGAAAGGTTATACTAAGGGAATGAATAAAAGGCTTATATTCCACTATAGGCTTATATCTATACTATAGACATAAAAGGTATCAAAGTGACTTTTTTATAGTTAGATATTATTTATATAGAAGTAATAGCAAACTACTTTAGTTCTTAATCTGTTATGGATTAAGAACATAAGCTAGGAGATAATAGATATATTATGTTGGCGGACAGAGTATAGGCTACCTAGATTATGTATCTTAATTCTATATATAGTATTATAGTCTACTATAGTAGGTTATGTTACTAACTTCTATTTTAATATATTAAAATTCGTAAGGAGTGACTCATGGCAGTTACAATCGGAAATGTAGAAAACAATAACGAGAATGTTTTCAACCCAGAATCAGTTGCTGAGAAACCAGCTAGCAATAACTATAGACAACCAGAAGGTCTAATGGATCCGTTTGCAGAATTTACAAAAGGCATTATCTCTGCTGGTGGCGTTGCCACTAACTTAGTCGAGCTTAAAGAGAAGATTGAAGCTATCTCTAAAGCTAAGAACAACCCACTAGATGTTATAGTACTAGATAAAGACATCTTTACATCTCTTAAGTATAGCTCACTTTGTGTATACAAGAAAGAGAAAACTAGAGTATCTTACTACATAGTACTTCTAGCTGGTACAGGACGTAAGTCATTGACAGCTAAAGAATCTCTAAGACTAGCAGAGATTGCTAAACAAGAGAAACGTCCAGCAGACGATGACTTATTTACTTATGCGGATGCTATTGATACTGTACTACACAGTTTAGCAGTAGATCAAATCGTTGCTACAACAAGAACAGATCTACCAATAGTACCAGTAACAGGTATCGTAGTACCTTATAATGTAGATCCATTAACTCTAGTAGAGCGTATTACAGTTTCTATAGCTAACTCATTCTACGTAGAGGATCTAGTAGCTAAAGGCGGCGGTTTGAATATCAAGAAGCTAAACGATAACTATAATGGCAAAGGCCGTTATAAGTTCTCTATAGCAACTCATAAAGAGGGTGTCATAGTAGATAGGTTAGGTAATACTATCAGAGCAGACTTTACAGCAGCTCTTGATATTAAAGATACATCTAACCAAAACTTTGGAGCTAGAACTGTAAATAGATACAATAGAGACGTACGTATTGCAGAAGCATCTGGTTACATTACAGGTTATCCTGTATACCGTGGACCACGTGTTGATAACCTAGGTAAGCCACTACCAGAGTGGACTATTCAACCACAGATTGTAATTACTAATGTTAGAACATACATTCCAGACTTGCAATCTACTATTCTAGGTGTTGCAGTAGGTTCATTAGTAGCATCTCATAAGCAGTATCTAAAGGTAGTTATAGATACGCTCTCTGAAGAGCATAACCCAGGTCTCTATAACCTATTGACTAAAGCAGCTGTAGGTATGGATAAACATGGTAGACCAGTAGTAGAGCCTATCGATTGCTTATCACCAGCTCGTGTAGAAGATAAAGCTTACTTACTAGAGCAAATCTTCGGTACCGAGACTCCAATGGTATCTCTAGATATTAATACTTATGGAGAATCTTACGATACACTACTATCTTTAATCTATGCTGATACTAACGCAGCAGCTAAAGATGAAGTAGCCCGTGCAGTACAAACACTACTAGGTGGTACACCACTTCAATTCGGTAGGGTAGCAGCACATAGAAACATTCTACCAGCTGGTACTTATAATACTAAGAAGTCTCAACGCGATATAAGGGACTTCGAACTAGATAAGTTCATTTACTTAACTAAACTAGAAGATCAAACAGCTACTAATATGTTCTTCAACTCTATGGCGTTCGATAACGATAAGACTATGGACCTTAAGATAGAACTATTAGCTAACTATCTACCAGACTCTCTTATTGATGGTAAAACAACTAGACTTACTCTAGATCCACAATTCTTAGAGTCTATTGTAAATGCCGCTGTTCAATCTGGTCTAGTTACAGAGATGGATCAAAGCTTTATGATTCAGTCTAATGGATTATCTACAGGTGCGTTCACTAACCTACAAAATCTAGGCTTTGGTGCTAACTATGGTGCTCAATTCCTTAACATAACTAACCCAGGTGTCGGTTATGGTAATATGGTATTGAATAGTTATAACCTATATACACCACGTAGTTAATAAAATATAATAGGCTAGAGAGAGACATAAATCTCTCTCTAGCATTTTCTATCTATATTTTTTAATCTTAACTACAAGGAGTATATTATGTCTATAAAACAGAAACTAATCTCTCTAGATGATTTCTATAATTCAGTTACTATAGATAAAGTCTTACTTAACGACCACTCTATATATAACGATAGATCATCTAGACAAGTGTTTGATTCTCTTATGTCCGAATATGAGGGTGATACTATTAACATTTTACCTAAATGTAAATGTGGTCACCTACATGGAGAATATTACGAAGGTGTACGTTGTACACGTTGTGGTACAGTAGCACATAGTTTACAGTATGATCCTGTAGTCTGGGCTAAAGCATTTACACCAGAACTTAAGTTCATTAACCCAATGTTCTTCTTTATGCTTAATGCTCTACTAGATGGTGATATACAATATCTTACTGGTCTTACAGATACTCCACGTACTAAATCTAATATATCTATCTCTATTAATAAGAATGTACTACATGATAATAGATCATATAGAAACTTCTTAGCTTCTCTTAGAGATATATTAGTTTATCTTACTACACTAGGTTCTTATCAAAGAGGCTATAAAGGTAAAAGATTACAAGAGATATTAGAAATGTGGGATACTCAAAAACAAGTAGTGCTATCTGATTATCTACCAATGATAAACAATATGCTATTTGCAGTTACTAAGACTACTAAAGGTAAGTTTGTAGATACTGGACTAGCAGATGTTATGGATATTGCTACAACGTGGATGAGAAGAGCTAATGATCTATCTGCAGATATAGAGGATTATGATAAGACTACAGCTAAAGCTGTATGCATGTTAGGCAAGATGCCAGAGTTTTATGTTAAAACATATCTCTCTAAGAAGACTGGTATCTTTAGAAAGCATGTATATTCAGCTAGATCACCATTTACTTTCAGATGTGTAATTGTATCTTGTCCTGGTAAACACACTTATGACGAACTAGAGGTACCTTGGACTACTTTAGTATCAGTCTTTAGACCACATGTTCTAAATAAGCTTATGAAAACAGGTAAGTATAGTTATAAGGAAGCTAGTAATAAGATCTATAAAGCTGCTAAGAAGTATGATCCTGAGATAGCTGCTATAGGAGAAGAGCTGATAGCAGAAGGTAAGAGCAGGAATGGTAAGGGTATTGCTCTATTGAGTCAAAGAAATCCAACGTTACTTTCTTCGAGCGCCCAGCTTACGTACGTAGTTAGCTTTAATAAAACCCCACAAAACAATGTCGTCCGCTTCAGTCAGCTCATCTGCAAAGGTCCAAATGCTGACTTCGATGGTGAAAATTAATAGCTTCTTGAGTACTTAAAATGTGTAAAAACGACTTATAATGTGAGTTAATATAACTCTAATACAAATAGGAGGTATACTTATGTATACTATAAAAACCAATAAATCGATAAAAGTCATTATGAAAACTTCTGAAAAAGCGGAGTACCATTTAAAAGAGTTTTATCTACCTGGTAAACCTAGTAGTACTGTTATACTTAATAAACATGATAAGTTAACCGTTAACCTGCAAGGTGTAGAATTAGAGGTGACAGCTGAATGGCTGTTTTGTTATGCTAAGTTAAAAATACAGTTTCCAAAAGAGTACGTAGAACATGTAAAAGACCTAGAACTATTCATACCGAATAATCCAGGCTCTGCACATTACTCTAATACTTCTCCTAAAGCCTATTTTAAGAACCCTATTAGAATAGAGCATTATTTGCCGTCATATAGACGCGTCGAGGAGTTTAGAATGATTCCATATTCACCTACATACGCTATATCGCAAGATGGCTATATTTTGGATATTGTTAAAGATAAAATAAGCATACCTGCTTTATACGAAAGACGGCACGACTATGTTAAGCAAGAGTTAAGAGGTGTCCAATTTAGACATCATATTTTAGTTGCTTCTGCATGGTGCGTTAATTACGATAAACAATTATGTACAGAAGTAGATCATATCAATGGGATTAAAAATGATAACAGAGCTGTTAACTTAAGATGGGTTACAAGATCTGAGAACCAAAGAAACGCCTATAATACTGGATACGCAACTACTACACCATGTGTAGTTAAAAATCTAGTTACTGGGGAAGTTAAAAATTACGTATCGTTAGCAGAGGCCTCTAGAGATATGGATAGGGGCTATATCAACACTAAGAATGTTAATTTAAAAACAGGTAAGCCTTATATTATAAAGAAGAATGGCGAATGGTTCCAGATGCAATTTGACCTTGGTGTTCCTGTAAAATGGGTAACATTAGAAAAAGCACAGGAGATATATAACACTGTTACACGTGACAGATATTCTTTAACTATAAAGAGTAAAACTAATCCGGATGAAATATATACTTATTGTAATCTAGATGAAATAAGCAATTTTATTAACGATGGAAAGAAGTATATATCTTTAAACGAAGCAATATCTGCTATAGAGCGCACTGGGAAGTATGTTACCTATAAGAAATCTATAATTAGCAATAACGAACTAGCATATATAGCTCGTAACTTGGAAACTAACGAAGTTTTATATGCAAATAGCACAACACCTTTAATAACTGCGACTGGTGTAACTAAATCGTCAATACGTAAGTCAGCTTTCTTCAACGGTAAATACAAGTTTAATAACTGGGTATTTAAAGTCGATGACGGAACTGAATTTGACGAACCTGAAATGCCACCGACAAGACGAATGCATATTATCGCCGATAACGGTAGAAATAGATATGAATTCAATAGCATGCGGGAGATGTCTAGATATTTTAATATAGCGCATGGTACAATACAATACTGTATTAAAAATGGTTTAGACGTTAATGGTTATAAAATACAAGTAACAAGAGAATAGCAAGCGCTATCGTTAAATCTACCTAACTGCGGGGAACTCCTGAAGTTACTAGCTACTACTTAACACTAGAAATAGATGTTAATACCTATGACGTAATTTAGTCAATAGGCATAGTGAAAAGGCTAATAATATAGGACAATCGACGCAAGGAAGCTCCTAAGTCTATACAGTAGATATGGAGTGGCTTCACAGACTAGTAAAACCTATATTAGAGCATATAGGTATAGCAGTACATACTGCGAAATGGTAGAGTTCTATATATAGTATAGAACAATATATAGTCGGGCTATATACGAGAGTATATAGAGTACTGGATAAGTAAATTTGTCCCCATGGTTGTATATTAACTATATAACCGTAAAAGCTCTCTAACTGCGGGGAAGTAGCATAACTTATAGATACGACTATTAGCTAGTAATAGACTAATATACCGTTAGAGTAATGATTCATAACGGCATCGTAAAAACGCTATAAGTGCTATGATCGGCGCAAGAAAGCATCCTATACATATAGGATGTGACTTCAACGACTAGTAAGACTATAGTTAGAACACTATAGCATACATAACTTATATTAAGTTATGGAAATGGGAGCTATCTAATATTACACATATATAAATAAATAAAAAAGGAGTATAGTGCGAAATAAAGTAACAAGAACTATATTTATTCCATATACTGAAACTGAACTTAAAAATGAAGTCTGGAAGCCATATGTACATAATGGTACCGCTACAGAAGTTATGGTTAGTAATCTAGGAAGAATACTGGTTAACGGTATACAGCCTGCTATGAGCATAACAAAAGATGGCTATATACGAACGTATTCGAAATATCAAGAGCGTTTACATAGATATGTTGCTTTAACGTTTATACCTAATCCAGAGAATAAGGAAACTGTTAATCATATTGACGGAAATAAGGCAAATAACAGGATTTCAAATCTTGAATGGTCTACACGGAAGGAGAACACTAACCATGCGGTTATTAATGGCCAGTGGAGCAATAAAAGAAATGTGACACTAACCAATATTAAGACAAATGAAATAGTATACTTTAAATCTTTAGCTAGAGCTGCTAGATATTTAGATATATCGCCAACATCACTTTTACCTAAAATAAAATACTCTAAAGAGTATCCGTTATTTGGTAAATATGTTATAAGCCTGGATAAAGATGAGGTACTTAAGCCACTGCTAGATAGCGGTAGACCTCCTATTACGATATGGTGCTATGATATTATGTCTAATAAACAAACGGAGTTCAATAGTATTTCAGAGTGTGTATACGAATTGGCCATTCCAATAGCAACATTGCATAAATATATAGACACTGAAAAATGGGTATTCGGTTACTATTTTACTAGAGAAAAACCAGAAAAGATAGAGAAACCGGTATTAACCTTAACAGACATTAAACGTATTACGCTTTCCAGATGTAAGCAAAAATATATTCGTGTTTGTAATAAACCGGATAAAATAAACAATAAAATATGTGTAAAAGATTAGATAATGATATAGTCTAGAGTTTACTAAGTAAACTAAGGAATTAAACTTTATACCACTACTTTCTAGAGAGATGGAAGAGTACTACGAAGGATTCTCTCCACAGTACAATATACCTGGTAAAACTCCATATGAAGTATGTGGTAACTTAACGTTATTAGGACCAGCTAATAACATCATGCTAGAGTATCTTAATGCTAAGCATGAACATCCTGAAAAGGATACAATCTTAAGGGAGCTACTATAGTCTCCCTATAACCTATATAGAACTAGAGATAGCTAATATTTCTAGTTCTATTTTACTTTTTTTATACAAGGAGATAATAGTATGCTAAGACCTACTGAAGAAGAGCTACGTGCTCTTGAAAAAGAGTATAGAGAGCGTAACAAATGGTTACCAGAAGATGATCCTCTAGGTTATATTTTAAAGTATGAAGTTAATGAGCATGCTTATAATGTTCTTAAGGATAAACTACCAGAAGTTTTAATAAAGGTTCTTAAGGACAATAATATTTACAAATATAACGATACTGTCGCTATAGGCTATGTATCCCATCTACTATCTGGTTATATTCAGATTACCGAAGATCGTATAAAAGAACTTGAAGATAGAGTAGCAAAACTTGAAAATATGATTTCATTAGGTAAATAACTATAAAAGGAGCTTAGATATGTTAGCTAATATGTTAGTTACAACAACAGTAGATATTAAATATCTAATACAACAACATCAAGTTGAAGTTAATCCTGTTATCAACTACTATAACAGAGAAGACTTTATAAGTAAAGTTAATACTAGAGAGTATAAAGAGCCTTGGTATTTTATCTTTATTAGAAATGACAGTAATGCTCCTAGAGCAGATCTAACTGGATTTACTACTATCTCTATAAGAGAAGTTAAAGAAGAGCTACTTAAGTATTCTATTAATAAAGAATCTAAAGAGCTTAATAGATTAAGATTCTATTACTATAGCGAATATACAGATGCTATGTTTGTTATAGACTTAGACTATAAAGCTAATACAGAAGATGAAGTATACGAACTTAAGAGCGTTACAGTTTATGACGAGTGTCATTTTACAGAAGTATATAAACATTACTTTGTAATAGATAATAGAAATAAGTTTGGTTATCTTAGAACATTTGCATTTGATGCTAATAGGTTTGAAATAATACAAGAGATAGTAACTGAAGTAGAAGAAACTTTTTAAATCTATTAGAGCTACTATATTGAATGTTTTTATAAAAATGGAGATCTAGTAAATGAATACACAAGATTTATTACCATATATGGTAATATCAGTACTGCTACTAACAACTTTATATAGAAGCTTTTGGTAGTAACTAATGATAGTAAGGTAAAGAGTTATGAAGAAGTCAAGATTAAGAGAAGTACTTAAAGCTTATAAGTTTGAATTTACATTATTAGCTATAATATTAATATGCTTTTTTAGTTTAATAGGATACTATGCATATGCTGGTAAGCTAGTAGATAATGATGGTAATCCTATTAAGTTTTGTAATGGAGATAAAAATAATACATTGTGGGAAAGGATGGAGAGAACATGGCGGAAAATGAGAATAGAGAAGTAATCTACGATATAAGAGGATTTGACGATCCTATAAATGGTTATGTAATAGATATGACAAATGAAGCTGAGGTAGCTAATAGCTCTGAAGAGAGTCGCCTAGCCTTCGTGTCCAGAACCAGCGCCATAAGTCGTGGCAAGGAGGAATCTAGTAATCCAGAAGTAAGGTATAAACATTTGCTTAAAGAAGGCGCAATGGGAACAGCTTCACGTTGCTTAGAGTTTGTACCTGTATACTTTAACTTCGAAATATTCGGTAATAGAGTTATATTGCATCTTAAAGATAACAGACAGTATAATATGGCTCTAGATAGGTTTCTTAATACTGTAACTAAGTTTGGTTTCATAGAGCAAATGGATAGAAGTATGTACCTATGTAAGACTAACTTAAGAGCTATGCTTAAAGCAGGTATACCGTATGACTATGTACCGTATAATCCAGTATGTAAAGGATTTAGAGTATTTAAGATGCAAGTACCTATGTTTGTGTTTAATCATATAGTAACACACACTATGATTAGTAAAGAGTCTAGATCTGATAGAGTAGTTAGATTAGATAAAGGTAACTATTGGGTACCAGAAAATCTAGTAGAGCGTATCTATAATACAGATATAGAAGAACGTAGACCTATACTATTAGCTAACTCTGTTAAACAAGCTTACTATAAACTTAGAGAGACATTAGAAGCTACTAGACACTATAATAGTTTTATATTAACACTATTACAGATACCTACTAATGATCTAATGGCTTTATTAGAAGTATTAGGCTATCCACGTGAAATCTTTCAAAGAGCAGTATTAGAGATGCGTTATAAAGAGACTATACTAGCTGCATGGGAAGATGATAATACTTGGCTAAACTTCCTACGTGAACGCGGAGGTAGCGACGATTGGAAGAACTGGGTACAGAAAGAAACTCAACAAGCTGCTCTAGCTCTAGCTAAATTCTTTTAATATTATATCAAAGTGATATATTAATAATTATATATTATTAATATAGAAACTACATAGCAATGTTAGTTTAAATTATTCTATAGAAAGAAGGAGGCATATGAGAGTAGTTAATGTTCCTAGAGGCGATCTAAGTGCTTTATATGGCGCTGGTATTAATACCTATGGAGGAACTTTTAATATGGGTAATATGTCCCAAGAGACTATGTCTAGTGGAAAACATGGCCAGTATATACAAGAGATCAATAACTATTATCAATCAGATGCTTATATACAGTTAGCTAATGAACTATCAGCTTTACAATATAAGACTAACTTAGATATATCTATATATCTAATCAATTCTGACGATATAGCTGTTGGTAAACTTATGCAAGAGTATATGATGGCTAGTCCATACTTAGCAAGAGCTTATGATAGTGGACTTATAACTGGATATAGTCCAGAGTCACATAGAGATACTAATTTAGAGTATCTAGATAGACATAGATATAACCAAGTAGAAGATGGTTTACTAGAAGAAGGTGAAGATGATCTTATGTATTATACACAATACATAACAGATGATACTGACTTAGATATAGAAGACCAACTTACTATTAAAAGCTCTTGGGAATATATTAAGAAGCGTATATTACAAGGTGTTGATCTTACAGAGCAGTAGATATGCTCTGTATAGATCTTAAATATAGCTATATAGTAAAAATAGCGTGAAGAGCAATTTTGTATAACAAAAGATAGGGTACCTAGTATAACTTATACTATATCCGAATACTAAGGAGGATAAGATGCTCAGATTTATATTAATAATGTTGAGTATTTTAACATTAGGTTTCTCTAGTACTTATAGAGATGAGCTTAAGAGACTTACTGTAGATCAAAAGCAAGTACTACTATTTAGTCTTAAAGCTGGTAAAGAGAAAGACTTAGGTATAACACTAGCTGCTATAGCTTGGAAAGAGTCTTCGTTTGGCGTTAATAGATCGACACCTACTGATGGTAAATTTGGTTCATTTGGTTCTTATCATGTACTGTTAACAACAGCTGCTAACCATATTAAGAATATGGATCTGCCATTTACTTATGACCATAACTGTAAGACACATAGGAATTTACTAAGATTTGTATTAACCTATGTAGATAGAATAGGAGCTAAGTTAGCTCTAGCTGAGTTAGAGTATTGGAATACTAGACATAAAGGTGACTATACTAAAATGATAGCATCTTATAATGCTGGTAATGCTGGCATACATAGTCCAGCTGGTGCTAAGTATATGCGAGATTTAAAATATAGAGTAAGATTACTACAGGAGTACGTAGTCGCTAATGATATTAAATATTAACTATAGCTTGTAGGTATGGTCTTATCTAAGACCATACCTATAACACTTATTTTTTTCTTAGATCTAACCATATTTGATTTTTATTATATTATACACAAAGGAATAGTACTATGGGTAAAAAAGTAAGTACAAAACGTAATAAACATAGAGCTAAAAAAGCTTATGATAGTTCTAAGGATCAGATTACTTGGAATATGCTTAAGAAGATGAATACTACTATGGTAGAGATGCTAGCTAGCTATGTAGAGGTAGTTAATAGTTTAAGTCTTAAGTATAAAGATAAAGTTAAAACTGATTTAGTTCTTAAAGAGTCTGTAAATGGCTTCTTTAAGTTAGTTAAAGAGCATATAGATCAGATAGAGAAGCTGGCTGATATGCATAGTGTAACTAAAGATGATACTAGAGAGTTTAAAGCTGGTATATGTAAGTCTGTAGAAGAGATGCAAGAAGTTGCTACTATAGCTATGGAGTATATGACAGAACAGAACCTATTAACAGAACTAGGTAGTAAAGTAGTACCAGAACTAGCAGTGCAGTTTAAAGCTGATGAAGAGATTAAAGAAGCTATATTAGATATGGGATCTAGTGTAGCACAAGCTGAAGATGATGCTTCTAAAGTTATAGTAGAGTCTTTAAAAGATACTAACTTGCCTATTATGGAGGATGTAAATGGAACAACAGAACAATGAAAATAACAATAATGATATACCTGTTCAAGATACTGTACATAATGTTCAGACTGAGACAGTTCAGGATAGAGCTAATGAAGTGGAGAAGGAGAAGGTTACTACAACTGAAGTACCAGTAGAGCAACCAACTAAAGATGCTGTATTAGATCCTGTTAAAGGTAAACCAGAAGCTATAGGTGTAGATAAAGTAGTAGCTATGTTAGAAGATGCTGATATAGATAACCCTACAATATTACCAGGTATAACTTCTAAAGATCTTACTAAGCTATATGAAGCTTATGGTAATAATCCTAATATAGACGATGATTCATTACAACCAGAACAGATTAATGGTTTTGCAGTGTTTAACTATGGATTAAGATACCATCCTTATGCTAAATATAATGTACTTGTAGATAGACTAGAAGATAAGAAATCTACTTTTACTAACCAGATAGTAGAAGAAGGTAAAAATACTAATATACGTACTCTATCTGCTAATGATATAAAGGGTAGTAACCTTAATCAAAATCTACTATTAGCACAGTTTATGTCAGAACTAGGAGCTGGAGAGAAGACTAATATACCACTATGGCACTCTGGATTTAGAGTAGTCATAACACCTCCTAACTCTAACAAGCTTATTAGCTTACATAATAAGATATTTAAAGATAAGTTACTTATAGGTAAAGATACATTAGGTATTTCATTTAGTAATGACGCTGGTGTTTTACATAAATACTTTATAGAGATGTTTATGTCTCTTATAGAGGGTTGTACACTAGATGTACCTAGATCAGAACTACTTAAGTATATTTCAGTATTAGATCTTAATACTATATACCTAGCAGTACAAGCTAGTATGTCTACTACTGGTATAGATATATATACTAACTGTAAGAATGTAAACCAGTTAGTAGATGACGTACCAGTATGCAACTTTGCAGTACAAGCTAAGTTAGATCCTACTAAGCTACTTTGGGTAGATACATCTAGGTTATCTAACCCTATGCGTAAACAGATGGCTATAGTATCTGATAAGAGAGTTACAGTAGAACAAGTAGAGTGGTATCAAAAAGAACTTACTAAGTTCATTACTAAAAATACATATGATATACAAGCTACTAACTCTACAGAGACTATGGAAGTAGTGTTTAGAATACCTAACTTAGAAACCTATCTAGATGAATCTCTAAATTGGCTAGATGATGTATCAGAGACTGTTAGAAAATCTCTATCTGAAGGCTATGAAGATGACGAGAGAGACAACATGATAGAGTCTGTAAAATACCTTATGAGATTAGGTACGTTTAATAGCTATGTAGATTATATTAATATACGTGGTAATAAACTTAATAAGAGAGATCTTGTTATACAAGCACTTATTACTTATGGTAAGACTCAAAAACAGATAGACGATTTCTTAGAATCCGTACTTAAGTTTATAGAAGATAGCTCTGTAGCTATAGTAGGCTATCCAGCATTCGATTGTCCTAAATGTAAAGCTAATAATGTAGTATCTTTAACAGATAGACTTAAAGAGATCATACCACTAGAGATAAGTACACTTTTTTTCGACCTCACCGCTCGATCGCTAGCCTCTCAAGCGGACAGGTAGAAGATGACTACGTTAAACCTATCAACTTCTATTACTTAGAGACACAAGAGATACTTTGGGGAAAGTATATAGAAGCTATTAAGTTAATAAAAGAAGGTAGGAAACAACTCAATCCTATGGAAGTACAAATGTTACTAACTACTATATTCAATACAGCTACTGCTAAGACTAAGTTTAAGAAAGAAGAAGAGTTAGTGTTTGGGGATGTACTCTATAGGGAAGAGTCAACGGCTAGAGGTTTCGACCCTAGATATGACTTAGTAAGAACCTATCACGATTCTAGTATACTTAAATATACTGGTATATCTTTAGATAACTTTTTAGAGTTACCTATACCAGTTAGAGATATATACATAGAGAGATCTAGGCTATATGCTAGAGAAGAGGTATCTGCTATGTCTGCTGTTAATAAGACTATCAATGCTAGTCTTAACATAGGAGGTAAGTAATGGGTAAGAGACCTAATATAAAAGGAGTCTATACAGATCTAGACTCTATATTCGATACTAGAGCACCATTAATAGTTGCATTAACTGGAGCTGGTAAGTATGGTATCAATTTTAAACTAGATCGTTATAAGTATAGACTTAGAGATAACTTTGGTACGTTATCTAGTAAGATATTCCACTATTACTACGATAGACGTACTAAAGATATACTCAAAGCAGCTCCAGAGACTTCAGTACCATATGTAATAAGAGATTACTTTTCAGATGTTATGGATACAGCACAGAAAGATGTAGAAGCTATACTATATGTAAATGCTTTTCCATATGTATTTACAAATGAAGAGATAGATAACTTAACTAAGATACTATATAAACTTATACCTAATGTAACAATTAAAGTAATCAATATGCCACTAAAGGATATAGAGAAACAGTGGGTATTAGAGAATGTAGGATTATTCATAAGCTATGAAGCTATGAAGTGGTTAAGGTTAGTTACAGATGGAACTGGATTCTATACTGGAGATATGCTTAAGTTGAAATTATATGCACCATGTTTATTAACTGGTACTATAGAGAACAAAGATCTCTCTGAAGAGCGTCTAAAGAGCCTAGAGTTATTATATAGAACTATATGCGATTTTAACTTCTTAGACGTTGGGGTGTTTAGCGTAATTTAATAACATAAGATAAGAGTACTACTACAGTATACTGTAGTAGTACTCTTCTATACTTTACACTCGGATCGATGATCTAAGAGATAAAATAAGAGGATGATACTATGGAACAACCTGAGTTAGAAGATTTAAAATATAATATAGGTTTAGAACTATTAGAATTCCTAGAGAATGTATACCAATCAGATACTATTAAGATAGTATCTATATTTAACTCTCTAGCAGAGCTAAATGAACACTATATAAACCATGATAAGTTTTACTTAGATAAACTAGAACAACGTTGTTTAGATATTATAGCTACATCTACTAGTAATGAAGATGGTAAACTTAATATGGAGATCTATATTAAAAGAGCATTAGATCACTATCTATCTGTATATGGTATAGAGTTACATACAGAAGATACTGACATTTATAGCTACTCTGATATTATGCAAGCTCTAGTATATCTATATCAAGTTGATATACCAACAGCTACTGAATACTTACCTATAGTAGAAGCAGATGATATAGATAATATAGAACGTTTTACAGATCTACTATCTGAATATACTATCATGGGTAAATCTTATCTATACGATATAGTAAAAGATGTTAGTGATGATTGGTTCGAACATACTAGATTATTCTATAAGTCTATGATACATCGCGGTATAGAAGATGTAAATACAGATGATATAGCTAAAGTACAGCCATTAGTAGATATATCTCCTAAGTTTATGTCTACATATGCAGTTAGAGATACTCTATACTATGGCTATATAGAATATCATTTAGATAGTATGCTAGATGAACTATATACTAGACTTAATGTACATGGTGATGACTATGATCTTATAGCTATGGAGATAGTAGCTGCTAACTATCTTAGTATAAATAGACCTATTCAAGATGAAACTACTCTACTAGATACTATTAACTTTAAGTCATTAGCTATTGATTATGCTGATAGTTTAAGATTCGTAGTACCTAATGTATTAGAGTATATGAACCTAATAAAAGGATAGTAAGTGGTAACAGTTAATGAATATTTTAGATATGCAATACATATGGAGTATCTTACTAGTCTTAAGTTCTATTATAGCACTATGACTATACCATTACAGAATAGTAATGATTATTATAAGGTAGACGGTAATAAATACCTAGTTAAGATAGGAGATAGTTATGAAGAGGTACAAGGTAGAACTACTGATGTACCACTACTACAGATACAAGATCCTATAGTTCTATTTAATGCTGATTTACCTAATATAGATACACAAGTAGACACTACTATAGGTAGAGCTATTATAAACTATGTAGCATTAGTATATAACTTTAAGAATAAGATACCTTATCTTAATGATTCTAATATAGATACCGGTACATTAGAGAAACTAGTACTAGATGGACTTAAGAAAGATACTATATCAGTACCAGAGTATATTAACTTTGTAGATAGTTGCTCTATGTTACAATCTTTAAGTAGAATAACTACAGTATCTGCTACCTATAAGACTATGACACCACCACCTGGTATAGTAGCTTATAAGAATGAGCTTATTAAAGAGTTTGATAAGAAGTACGGTAAGAACTGGGTAAAGTCTATGACTACTGTTATAGAGTTTCAATCTTTACTTAAAGCTAAAGATGCTGAATACCTTAAAGATGATCCTACTAATGGTATACTAACATCTGGTAAAGTAAAAGATAATGCTAGAGCTAAAATGTATTTAGCATTTGGTATAGACGCTGGATTCTCCGAAGACTCTATGGCAGAACCTAACTTAGTGTTTAATTCTCTATTAGAAGGCTACCCTAAAGATAAAGAACAGCTAACTGTTATCTATAATAGTTCTAGAGCAGGTAGTTTCTCTCGTGGTAATGAAACTAAGAATGGTGGTGTAGCAGCTAAGAACCTATTAAGAGCTACAGGTGGTATATCTATAGTAACTGGTGATTGTGGTTCTAAGATAGCTAAAGAGACTATAGTTACTAAAGATAACGCTAATACTCTAGTAGGTAGATTTTACTTAGATGGTAATAAGTTAGTTAAGATAGAAGATGGTAGTAAATTAGTAGGTAAAACTATTATGTTACGTTCACCTCTATATTGTAAACATACGGATGGAACTATATGTAGTACTTGTGCAGGAGAAAACCTAGCTAACTATCGTAAAGGAGTTACTATATTAGCTACTGATATTTCATCAGTACTTATGACTAACTCTCTTAAGAAGATGCACACTAGTGTACGTAAGTTAGTATTGGCTAATCCTATAGAAATGTTAGAATAACAAAAGGAAGTATATATAATGTTAATGTTTAAAGATAAGAGAGATACTTCGTTATCTCTCGTAAGGACGGATGGTGTAGATACTGTTAACTTTATTCTATATAGAGATACGTTAGTAGTAGTAGATGCCAATATAAATCCAGATCATGCTTTATCACAGTTTAGATACGTTATAGGATCTATACATGGTAAAATACAAGATATGGTCTCAATGGGTATAATGGGTAACGATGATATATACTATAGAATACCAGGTAGCCAACACTATATAAATAGAAGCTATAATAGAATAGAACTTAAGATGTTAGGTCATTTTGAAAATCTATACTATATGATACCTATGGTAATAAATAGAAATATGGTAGAGATTAAGTTACTTCCTAGATCTACTAAAAGTGATACTGCAGAGTATACTATAGGTAAATTAACTATGGAGATGCTATATAATATAGCTAGACACTTTATACATATACCTAAAGCTCTATTTACAGATGATGCTAAGGATGCTATTAGGAAGTGGTATAGTAAGATTAGATTTGTAAAACAAGATGATATATTACACCCTATCTTAGTAGGAGATGATGTAGCATTTGCTAGGTTTAAGAATAGAAAAGATGAAGAGATTGTTATTGGTATACCACCAGAACATTCTTATATTATCGTTAAGAAATCTTATTTAGAAGATGTACCTGATATAAAGAGTGGTCTATCTGAATATAAAGTTATTTATAAGTACTTAGAGTTCTCTCCTACCATGTCTGTCGATAGTAGCTTAAATGGTTACTATATGTTTACTAATAGAATAGACTATAGTAATATGCTATATCTACCTGTTAATACTTATGAAACAGCATCACAGTCTAGATATACTAGAGATCCTATCTATATGATAATGTCAGCTCTTAGAGGCGGCAGAACAGAAGAGAAGTTTAGTTTAAGTATACTTAATGATAGTACTAATAATATAAATTGGATTAGTTCAGATAGTATTTATGGAGCAACTAGTATTATTAAATACGGTAGTGCAGAGTATGTGAATAGAATTAGAAGGAGTTAACCTATATGGAAGATTTTGATTTAGATAGTGCATTAGATAGTAAGCCATCTGATGTAAAACAAGAAATGGAAGCTAGTAGACCAGCTTCTAGTACAGGAAGTAGTTCTAAAAGTAACTACAATAGAGGAAAAGTTAGTTTGTATAATGATACTAATATAGTACCTAAAGATCTTAAAGATCTTAAGTTTAAATCTAATGCTAGTAAGTTCTTTAGTGTTTACGATAACGGTAAAGTACCTGAAGATAAACTAGATATAATTAGAAAAGCATGCCATTGGTTATTTACTAAAGGATTTATCTATAGGTCTAAAGGTGATCTAAGATCTCCAGTAGATAATATGATACGTTCTATACCAGGTGCTAGAGTTATGGTTTATAAACTATGGGAGAAAGCAGATAGTCCTAAAGAAGGCTTTCCAATAGATTCTAATGCACCTACTAGAATAGCTTATGAGGTAGCTTGTGGAGTACATAAGACCTTTACTAAGCAAAAAGATATAGTAAGATGTATAATAGCTAGAGAAGTACAAACTTTACTAGGTAAAGATTGTGACGATCCAGATGCTTTCATACTTACATATACACCAGATGGTGCTAATGCTTTTACTAAGAGCTTTAAGATAGAGAACGCTGGTAGTGTATGGATGCCAATGAAAATAGCTATAAGTTCTAATATACCTATTTGTAACGCGGGATCTGATAAGTTCATAGACGAGCTTAAGAAACTTATAGGTGTTATAGCTCCATCAGAGAGTAAACCAGAAGAGCCTAAGGTAACTACTCCAGCTCAACCAGAGCCAGTAGAGCAACCTAAGACTGAAGAACTACAAGTTAGTGAACCATTAGGCGATGATATATGGGGTTAGTCGAATGACTGATCCCATATATCTAATATATTAACACTAAGGAGAAATAGTTATGGCTAAGAAGAAAAAGCTTAACGAAGAAGTTGAAGAGACAGTAGACACTACAGAAGAAGAAGAGACTACTGTAGAGGTACCAGAAGCGACTGAAAAACTAGTTGCTACAGAAGAGCCTGTAAAGGCGCCTAGCGAGCCCGTAGTTAAAGAATCTACTAAAAAAGAAGATAAGTATGCAGATAGTAAGAAAAAGGATTCTGAAGCTTCTTTTGACGTTGTAAAGGGTATCTTATCAGATACTACACTTACAGTAGATGAAAAACTAGAGAAGATCTCAGCTTCTACACATGTTAGTTATAAATCTATAGTAGAAACTTTTAAAGAGTTTGATGCTGCTACTAAGAATGGTAACTATGTATATAACCCTGCTAAGTATGGTCAGTTAGTAAAATCTCTATATGATGTACTAAGAGGTATACTAGAAGAGAAAGATACTTATGTATCTATGCTTAAGATAGAGATACTTAACTTACTTTATAGAAAATACAAAGATAGCTCTCTTATGGTTACTTCTGTATTTGCATACGGAGATGACTTTAATGGTACAGAAGAAGAGTATCAAGACTTCTGCTATATCATAACTACACTAGGTATATTCGACGAGTGTAGAGAGCGTGGTACAGTAAAAGCTATACCTAAACTAGTAGATTTTAAAAGAGCTGATTTCTTACACGGTAAGAGATTAGAAGAATATTACCTTAACGTAATGCTATAATAATATGCACTAGAGTACTAGACTGTAGTCTAGTACTCTAGTGTTAACATTTTAAATAGGAAAAACGATATAGTCGAACTTTGATACGATTAAAGCGTTATAAGTGTCCTAACGACACGAACGAGAATAACGAGTGTGTGTCGTTACGATACCGAACGCAGTGAAGGTATCAAAGTGACAAAAAATCAGTTATATATTATATATATAGAAGTAAGAGTAGGATTGCCTTCCTACTCTTACTTCTTAATTCACCTCAATGCTAGATAGAGGGGTTAGGAGGTATAGCATGTCTTTTATAGAAATGCTAGACTATGGTTTAAATAAATATCGTAGCCTTAAGACTGCCGATTACATATACGCCTACATGCAACTAGAGTATATCAAGTGGTCTTATACACATTACGATAATAAACCAGAGTTTGCTAGATTATTATATAACGATGTATTAACATTGTTATCGATCTAGTCACTTTATAATAACTCTATAAGCAAAAAAAGTGAGAAACTGATAGACCGTAGTTGCTAGTATAAGTATACTGGCTTGAATATTAATATAACGTAAAGGATAAGAAATGAAAAGTATAGTTGCTATAAACTATTTCGAGCAAAGAGTTGACCTAGAGGGTCTTGATGCATATAAAGAGACAGAAGAGTACACAAGAGAAGTAGAGGCTGTAGAAGGAGACTGGGCATTTGCTCAGTTGCAAGATATGCTAGAATCACGTTTTACAACTGTTACTCCGGTAGCTGAGTCTACAGGTGATGTAGTATACGATTACTACAGGCTAACAGAGTACGGACTTACTCTTTACATTAGGGATAACTACGGAGATATTCCTGTGTTAAGGTTTAAGTTTGAAGGTGCTATTTTAACAGAAGCTGATAGAGCATTATCAGCAGCAGAGCTAGAAATAGCTAAATACATTATCGAGGTTGAACACCTCGATGAGATTGTAGCATGAAGGTAGTAGAGTTAAAAACTATAGACAATTATGAAATGGGTGGATATAGAGTTATCCATCTATGGACATTGTCTACTAGTGATTACGAATTGTTTATAAATATGTTTAATAGCGCTTATAGAGCATTACTAAACGCAGATGTAAACTTACCAGAACATGCGTTGGTTCATAGTGCTATTCAGGCAGTATGCGATACTAATACTATACATCTAATAAGAGGTTATGATGTTAAACCAACAGATAACCTTATTTTAACGACTGAAATATTACAGTCTAAAACAGATGTAGAGAATATTGGCAAAGAAATAAAATAAATAGAACTTTAACCTCCTAATAGAGTAGAGAGTATACTACGACTAGGTATAACCCTAGTCGTAGTATACTCTTTATCTCAAGCTCTAGGTGTAGAGCAGAAAGGAGGTTAAGACATGTATGCTTTTAGAAAAGAAGCCAGTAAGAACGATCTATTAAACCGAATCCATTACTTACTAGCTTCTATAAAAAGCTATCTATATAGGTTTTCATTTCCGAATGATAACCTATACTCTGTACTTAATAGTATAGAGAGTAATCTAGATAGACTTGAAGACGTTGATGAAGTTACCGCAAGTGACTATATCGTCAATGCTTTAAACTATCTAGAAAACTTAAATAATAAGTACATGTGGTTACATGGTTAACCGCATATAACTTATTAGCTAAGTAAAAAAGATCTATAGATCTATAAAGGTCTATAGATCTCTATAATATAATAATCAATCCATAAGGAGTCTAAAATGGAAAATAATGTTGTAGTAAATACAGAGGTTAGTGGTGAATTAAAAGGTGCTTTTAGATTACTAGAAGCTATGTTCGGTGCTGAAGAAGGTACAGCTGAAGCTTACTTTAAAGCTAAGGCTAAAGAAAATAAAGAAACTAAAGTAGAGGAGTAAGAGATGAGAAAGGTAATTTTAAGTTCATTAGTAGTAGCTAGCATGGCGCTTGGCTTTGAAGAGTTTGATAGCACAGTAAAGGATATAAATAGCACTTTAGCTAATATGCCTGGGCTATATATAGGTTCTTTAATAGAGCCTAGAAGCGGTGCCGTAGTAGGTTACGCCGGTTGTGACGATAGTGGTTACTATATGAATTTTAATGTTATTAATACCTATACTAGGTATACAGATAACATCACTATTTACCCAAATATACCAGGTAAAAATGAAGCTTGCCAGATAGCGAATAGCGCGGATAAAACAGAAGTTATAATGCAAATAGATTCACACGGAAAGCTAATTAATTATGGCACACCAGAGTATAACGGCGGAGACGAGTGCGTATCACAGTTTCTTAACGTTACAAATAGTAAAGAGAACGTTACTATAACAGTTGGTAATAAAGTATGCGAAGGTATACTACCGTTTGATCCTTTCCGTGCTAAAGCTTATCTAACTAAGTTTCAACCTGGTATGCATACTGCAACCTATTTTAACGGTCATTATAAAGCCATTCTAGATTGGAATGCTAATAATAGCGATAAGATAAATGCGCTATGGTTAGATAAAGATAGTGATAGTAGATATAAATATACTACTAAAGAGATTAAAGAACTAGCTTTAAGCGACAAAATGTTTGGACGTGTAGTAGACCAAGATGGTGTATTGCTATATGAAACTAATATCTTTAACGATAAACCTGGTATAAGAATAGGAAATAAAGTTATTGATATAACAGAAGATGACTTTAACAAACATCCAGCTCTTAAAGCTGCATTTAATGGCTATGTTAAAACTATAGGTAATAATAGCAGCAGGTACGCTTTAGGATGTGAAGAGTCTGCTTCGATAGCAGAAGGCTCTGATAGCCTACCTACTAATTATGCTTATATTATAGTAGACGGCAAAGCTGTATTTAAGACACCTGTACCTAATGGTGCTTCTAAAGGGCAATCACCGTATGTTTGTAATGCAGCTGATAAGGGTAGAGAGCTAAATCGTAAACAATACTTAGCTTTAAAAGACGCTGGTATATTAGTAGCTAAACCTGTTCAAATAGACGAGAATAGAAAATCTGCTATAGACGATGAACATACAGAAAAGGTACAAGATAAAGTACAAGATACTACTGTAAATGTTAATGCGGTACCTAGAGCAGAAGAAGTTATTGATAATAGTCCTAAAGGCAAAATAATAAGCTTATTGAAAAAGGCTACTATACCAGGTGATAAGATCGACGAAAAAGGTAGACACTTAGGAGATGTAGGCGGTTATGGCAAAGGTAGTGCTATAATATCACTACCTACTGAAGAAGAGATAGAATTTACACCTAATGAAAACTTCAATAAGCTAGCTGCCGACTATGCAGACTATTGTAAAGATATGAAGAATGGCTCATATTTTTATGCGTGTGATGTACCTACTATGGAACATCCGGATAAAAACTCACCATTAATGGGCTATGTATATGTAGTCTATAATGGACATGCAGTACATTCTTTTCCAGCATGGACTAATAAAGGTTTTAAATGTGATAAGAGTTTGATTAATAAAGAACTATCACAAGCACAATATTTCAAAGTGTTAGAAGATTCTAGTAACAAATTTAAATCACATCCAGCAGTAGCCAAGAAAATGTAAGGTTAGAGTAGATACTTCTAAAAGTATCTACTCTTAAATTTTAACTTTATAAAGAATAATGAAATTATACTAATGAGATAAGATAATGAAAAAGACAGTAGTAGCTAGTTTACTAGCAGTAAGTAGCATGTTGGCGTGGGATGACGCTGCAGCATATTTAAGAGAATACGATCCTACAATAGATGGACAAGTTGTGCTAGGCGACATCACTGGTCGCAATGGAGATATAATAGGCACATTAAAATGTGAAGGCGATGAGTATGTTGGAAACTTTTACACAGTTAACTATAATACAAATTATGAAGGTGCGATAAGGAAAGTGTTTGTTAGGGCTAATAGTAAAGAAGTATGCGCTGCTATGTCAGCAGGTACTTCTGAAATAAAAATTGACCCAGTAGCAAAGATAAATGGTGCGTACTATGTGATAGGCTCTGAAGAGTATAACGACGGCGAGAAAGATTGCATGCTAATGAGAGCATGGATTAAACCTGCTGCTGGCGGTAGTGCTGAACCATTTATATTCAGATCTTGCTATGGTACAAACGTTATGAATATTTCGGAGAAACATCCCGAATTTCCTAAATGGGATAGTACGGATTCTGGAGTATATAAACTAAGTAGAGACGTTATAAAGAGTACAAGTGAGTGGAATAAAGCTAAGTATACTAAGTATTCTGGCCTATGGGAAGATCAAAATGAGCTAAGACCAAGATATAGCGCTAGTGATATATTAAAACATACTAGTAAAGCTACATATTTAGGAGATTATTTAGATGCTAATGGCTATCACATGTTTAGTGTTAAAATGGCTGGTGGTAAACCATTTTTAGTAGCAGACAGTACAGATTATAACTATAAAGTAGAAACAAAAGAATTAGCGAAGAATATAGAAAATTATAATAAATACGGATTTAAAGCCGATTCAAAATTCGTCTATAAATGTAGAGACTCTTTACCAGATGATAAAGGTAAGATAGACAGAATAGGCTATATGGTATTAGAAAATGCCGGTAAAGATATATACTGGTTTGCTATGGTTAATCCGGTTACTAAGAGCGATAATATTATGACATGCGACGTCGACAATATAGGAAAAGAGTATGATCCTGTATACGCAACTAATCTAATCGGTTATAGCAATGTTGTACTAAAACCAGCTATTTCAAAACCTATTAACTATAGAAACAAATAAACTAACTAGAGATAGAGTATATACTCTATCTCTAGTATTCTTTTATTTTTTATCTATACTAAAAGAAACACCTAACTGTTCTTATATCAAAGTGAAGCTATAACAATTAGATATTATTTATATAGAAGAGTTAATTAACTTCTTTTAATATCCCATCGTTAAGGATACAAACATGTGCTATTATGGAATGTCTAAGACATTTAACGATTTACAAACTGAGGCTGTGAACAGAACACTAGTTCACCTACACGATATTAATCTAACTAATGATTATAAATACGCTCGGATTTATAATATAGATAGTTTTAATCCACTAGAGTATATAGAGATACTATTAAACTCAGATTCAGACTCTGAATATAGATCTTACTCTATAACATCTGTAACATCTACAGATAGATATACAGTAGATAAACGTATATCTAATAGATCATACTTAGGTATATCATTAGTTTCATCTACAGTATATACTCTTACACCTGATGAGTATAAGTTTTATCTTAGTAAGGCTAAGAAAGGTAAGTCACTTACTATGGCTGCTAATGAGTTTGGTTTTATTAGTAAACATTATGATACAGATGGATTAGTTTATTTCGTAACTAAGTCTGATAATATATCTAATAATCTTCTATATGAATTAAGTAATAAGTTAAGGGAGGTTAACTAGCTATGATATATAGAATAGTAAATGCTACTAATGATAAACAGAAACCTGTTTATCAGTTAGCTACTTATCTAATAGATAAGTTCAAATTACCAGATAAGATTTATGGTTCTGCAGAGTCTAAAGCCAAGTATATTTGGAATAGGTTTGCGCAACCTAATGGTAGAGCTTCAGTACTTTGTACTGGTAGAAAAGGTTCTGGTAAAACACTATTTACTAAGCTACTTATGAATATGGCTGTAGAGACACAGCCTATATCAGAAGTACCTATAACAGCTATAGTAGTATCTGAGATTAAACCAACACTAGAGTTAGTTAGCTTTATATCTGGTTTAGATAATGCTGTTATACTTATAGACGAGTTTGGTAAGCTATTTGGTAATAGCTATGAGATACAAAATAGTATGTTAACACTACTATCTGATTCTAATAAGCGTAGAATGTTTCTATTAACAGAAAATGATACTTACCTAGTTAATAGATATATACTTAATAGACCAGAGCGCATACGTTACCATATTACTTATGATCAAATGGAGAACTCTGTAGTACAAGAGTATTGTAAAGACTATGAAGTACCAGCAGAGTTTACTAAAGAGTTACTTAAGCTTAATATGTGTAACTCTAACTTTAACTTTGATCAGTTACAAGCTATAGTATCAGAAGCTAAGTATTCTAATAACTGGGATCTAGAGTGGATCATATCTATATTAAATGTTAAAGAGTTAGCATTTAAAGAATCTTATAGACCATTAGTAGTTACTGATGATACTGAAGAGCTTAAGTTGGATACTACTTCTGTAAAAGAAGGTATCAATATGATACGTATAGTTAATCCTAATGAAGATTCTAAACTATTAGAATCTATTAGAGCAGAGTATCTTAATGTAGATACTTCTAATCCTAACGATGATAGACCATGGCGCTCTAATAAAGATAATAATATGGATCTTATTAAGGTTAATATAGCACCTGAGAATCTATTAGATGTTATAGATAACGTACATATCTATAGTGATGCAACTAGTAAGTTTAAAGTTAAGTTTGAATATGGTAAGAAAATCTTATAAGGAGTATAGAGAATGAAAAAGATTACTAAGAAGAATATTAAATATGGTAGTGAGGAGTATGTAGTAGTAGATACTAATGCTATATCTGGTAGAGGATTTGATTTTAGTACAGTAACACATAAGAACGATGAACTTATAGTAAAATGTACTTATAATAAATCTAAAGATATGTACTTTATATCTATAACTAGAGTAGGTGCTGGTGACCCTAAAGATAGAAGCTATTTTACTAATCCTTATAAAGGTTTATTATTTATAGCACTATATGGACTACCTGCAGATCTATCTGCTGATCCTGTACTGTATGATATAGGACTAAATAACTACTATAGAAAAGTTTCTAAAGATCTTACATTAGTAGAAGGTAAACAACAAGAGGAACAATAATGAAATACGATAAACTTATTATAGTCGAATCACCTGCTAAGGCTAAGACTATAAGTAAATTTATAGATGGTGCTGTAGTACTAGCATCTAAAGGTCATATTAGAGATCTACCTAAGTTCTATACTGGTATTAAGATAGAAGGTGATAAGTTTACACCAGTCTATGAAATACCTAAAGATCATAAAGATATAGTAGCTGAGATCAAAGAGGAAGCTAAAGATAAGAAAGTATATTTAGCATCTGACGAAGACCGTGAAGGAGAAGCTATAGGTTATCATATAGCTTCTATACTAGGCGGTGACCCATTAAGCTATGATAGGATAGTATTCCACGAGATTACAGAAGGTGCTATTAAGCATGCTCTAGAACATCCTAGAAAGCTTAATTTAGAAGCAGTAGCAGCACAAGAAGCTAGACGTATGCTAGATAGGTTAGTAGGTTTTAAACTATCTCCGCTAGTATCTAATAAAGTACTACCTAAACTATCTGCAGGTAGAGTTCAATCTGCAGTACTTAAGTTAGTAGCTGATAGAGAACATGAAATCAAAGAGTTTAAACCAGTTACCTATTATGAACTACCTATTACTATAGAGAAAGATATACCAGCTGTATTAGTACAACATAAAGATCTTAAGATTACTAAACAGTGTATACAAGATTTAGAGTTAGCTAACTCTATTAAATCTTCTATAGAGAGTGATAGTTTTAAAGTAACTGATGTAGCTAGCAAGAAAACTACTAGTAAACCTCAACCTCCTTTTAAGACTACTACATTACAGCAGTCTGCTTCTACAGAGTTAGGTTATGATCCTAGTAAGACTATGTCTATAGCTCAAAAGCTCTATGAAGGTGTCGATACTCCTAATGGTAGAAAAGGTGCTATAACCTATATGCGTACTGATAGTCTTAACTTAGCTACAGTAGCTGTAGATTCTATACGTAAACAGATATTAGATATGTACGGTAAAACGTATCTAAATGATAGTCCTAGAGTATATGAAAATAAGACTAAAGGTGCTCAAGAAGCTCATGAAGCTATACGTGTTACTGATATTACATTTACACCAGAAGTAGCTAAGAAGTGGTTAGATCCAGACTATCTTAAACTCTATACCTTAATATGGAACAGAACTATGATGTGCCAAATGTCAGATTCTACTATGGAGAATATGAATATGGTAGTTACTGGTAAAGATAACATAGTTAATATTAAAGGTAGAAAAGTACTATTCGATGGTTGGACTAAGTTACGTAGTAAAGCTACTGAAGATGTAATCCTACCAGATATAGCTATAGGTTCTACTGTTAAAATACAAGAGGTTAAGATAGATATAAAACAAACTGAACCACCTGCTAGATTTAACGCAGCTAGTTTAGTCAAGACTATGGAAGATCTTGGTATAGGTAGACCATCTACATATGCAGCTACTATTAAACTACTATTAGATCGCAGATATGTAAGAACAGAAGGTAAAGCTATGTTTCTTACAGAGACTGGAGAGAAACTTAATGATTTTCTAGTTAAGTATTTTCTAGATATAGTAGATGATAAGTTTACTTCTGATATGGAATCTAAACTAGACTCTATAGCAACTGGACATACTACTAGAGATAAAGTTTTAGCAGAGTATGTATTACCTTTACTAGATAAAGTTAAACAGTACTATACAGAGCTACCATCTCTTAAACCAGCTCCTATACCAACTGGAGAGAAATGTCCTAAATGTGGTGGGGAACTCTATATTAGAGAAGGTAAGTATGGTAGCTTTAAAGGTTGTTCTAACTATCCTAAATGCAAGTACATAGAGAAAGAACAACTACCAGTAGATCCTAATGAACTTAAAGAGAATGGTAATTGTCCTATATGTGGTAAAGCATTAGCTAAACATAGAGGTAGATTTGGTTTCTTCTATGGTTGTACAGGTTATCCAGATTGTAAGTTTATGTCTAACCTACCAGTAGCAGAAGAGAAGTGTAAAGTATGTGGTGGGTGGATGAAAGTTAAGACAGATAAAGACGGTAATAAGTTCAATGTCTGTCCTACTTGTAATCCTCCTAAGAAAATTACTAAAAAGAAATAGTATGTAGTATAGTCCTATAGGACTATACTACATCTTTAACACGATTAAAAGGCATATAATGTATAAGAATATTTATTTAAATCTAGAAGAACTAGAAGATAGTACTAAACCAGTACAATTTACTATGGATACTATAGAGTTAGATAGTGGTGTAAATATGGATATAAAAGGTGTATATACTCCAGGTAGTTATACTAGAGATCCTATAGTTAACCTTAAGTTAGCTTATAGAGGTACAGTTAAAACACTAGCATTCCAACTAGCTAGTTCGCATACTATATACTTACATGTAGAAGGTGGTTACCTAGGTAGAGTATTTGTATGCGACAACGATGTAGATTTTGGGTCTAATGTATACTACCCAAAATATTAATCGCTGACTATACACAAGGAGACGTGATATGCTAGTGCATTTATTATATATTATAGCATTCCAATACTATAAACATACTATGACGCTAAGAGCTAACTACATGAGGTCAGTTAGACTTAGATTTGTAAATATGGCTTTTGAAGCTCTATTCTTGTCTTATAAAAGGCTACATAAGACTCTTAAAGATTTAACTAAATATGAACTATTTAAGTTAAATATGAAGTTATTAGTAGACTTAGTATATGTTTGTTATATTATTATTAAATACTATTTTGAGTTTAGAGGGTATAAAGAGTACTACTATAATCTTAAAATAGAAGAGGCTAAAGAAACTATAAGGAATAACTTAGCTTCAGCTGGTGTATTACATCATGTCTAGAAAGGATTATCTAGGTGAAAGAATACGGTACTATAGAGAATTTAAAGATACTTAAGATGCACTATTTTACTAGTGCTATTAAACCAGTATCTTATTATAGAGAACGCTATACAGAATATAACTCTGAAAAGAGACATTCTGATAATGCGGATGATATTGAGAATAAGAAAATGATATTGTGTAAAATGGTTAGCTGTTATCCATATACATTTCTAGAAGAAGAGATGTATACTATAGCTACTGACTTTGAATTGATTAATATGTTATCTTGTCTTAAGAATAATCTCGCCTATAGTATTAAATCTGCATTATACAAAAATGGAGAGTATTCTAAAGCCTGGAGATTCTATACATTTAGACAACTTAAATGGCTAGGGTTTCATCTAGAGTGTGAGTATAACCACTTAGTAACTGATATATTACAAAAGTTATACTATATGTCTCTAGAGGACTTTAAAGATTTCTTAAGATATATATTAAAAGATGTTATCATATAGTAAGCTAGTACACATAGTTGTACTAGCTTACTTATTTTTAATATATAGCTATATTGAAATATTTTAATAAAGGAATACAGTAATGTTAGTAACACATACTGAAATAACAGATGGAGCTATAGTTTGTACTAGCACATTTGATAATAACAGTATACCACTAGAGCTTATAGAATCTGATCTAGAACATCTTAAAGCTACTATAGAGAATCAAACTCTTTATAATATAGTTAAGAATACTCTATTCGTATTTATAAGAACTGATGTAGTAGCTACGCTATATACAGATCTAGTAAAGTATTGTAATAACTTAGCTCTTACTAGAGTAAGGCGTTATAAGTTATTACCTAGACCTATACCAGATAAATGTACCTCTATTAGAGATTTAGGTTGTTATACTAATAGAGTAGCAGGTATTGGTAGTCTAACTAAACAAGTTATACTAACCTTCAATCACTTTCAGAAACTATTATTAGGTAAATCTAATATAGAGCTGAAAGATAATATTTTAACTATTACTTTTAAAGGATAATATTATGTATTATAATATAGAAACAAATATATTTGTAGGTGATCCAGAATATGTAGAAGATAAAGCTATAGAGCTAGAATCTAACTTAAGAACTATATTAGACTCTCCAGAGTCTATACAATCTAATATGGGAGTATTTGATTCAGATACTGATGGTCTTATTAACGAAATACTAGAGTGGTTAGACCTACAACGTAATGTTATAGCTCTACAGCATGACTTTGACGAAGATAAGATAGAAGAAGACTATAACGTACTGTTAAATAGTCTTAGATTCGCTTATATAGATGTAACAGAGAGTGGTGATACTATAGATATAGAAATAGGCGGTGAATGTCCATTGGAGTACCTATGATTAAAATAGTAAAACGCTTAACACAAACTACTGATATGATAGACGAAGAACTTAACTTAGAAGACTATGTACTAGCTGTAGATATAGCTAAGTTTAAAGATACAGTAGCAGCACATGGTTTAGAGTATGCTATACGTAATCAAGATGAGTATGATAGTAATCTATTAGTAGATAAACTTATACCATTTCTAAATCTATATATAGATAAAGTATTAAAAGCTAATACTACTAACAGTAAGAAATGTGGTACTACTAAGATTCTTACAGAAGAGCAGATAATGGAATCATTATCTAAGACTGTAGCTACTATGCATACAGATTGGCATATAGAAGGTAAGTATGTAGTAATGTATGTATATCTTACATTAGATCAAGACTATATTACTATATGTACAGATGATCTTATGAATCTATTTACCTTTAACGAAGATGATTTAGATTAAAAAGATAGAGTAGAGTACGTATAGTACTCTACTCTAACTCTAACTTCTTTTTTTCATAAGGATGATTCCTATATGTTCCTAAGCTATACGAAAATGTAATAAGCCTAACTTAGGATCATTTATTACTCTACCTTATATTTACTTAATTAACTTTAACAGATTTACAAAATAAGTATAACATAAGTCCTATTGCTATAGTAGGAGCTTGTGTTCTATTAGTAGTCTGTAGTACTAGGTATACTAGTTCATTAGTCATAGCTTTAGCTATTCTACCACGTTCTTCTTTTATATTACCAGCACTCCAACAAGCTTTAAGTAACTTAAGAGATTCATATAGTCTCTTATTATAATCTTTCTGTATACCTTTAGTAAGTAGATAACTATAGCTATAGCTTACTACAGCTTCTACATAGTCTAACTTAGGATCAGTAGGATATGGTACTTGTGTTAATCTTCTAATAAGCTCTTCTAGTTTCCATTTCTTAACAGATGGTAATATAGTACATACTAAGTATATTAAGTTATCATCTACAAAATCTCCAGAGCTAGACATTGATTCTTTTATAGCTTGTATATTAGAAGCTAAACCACCAGTTACTTCTTTAAACTCTAGCTCATAATCTTCTTCTTCACCTCTAGTACCTAACCTACTACTAGAGTTAATCTTTTCATTTCTATCTAGTATCTCTTTATAGATTACAAATAGGTTTTTAACTATATCTTTTATTCTTGTATATAAACCGTTTATAATATCAGTAAGACCTTCTGGTGTTAAGTTACGTAGTCTATCTTCGAATATACCTTTAGGTAGTACATCTAAGCTTCTATGTTCAAATACACCTTCCCAACTACCATATCTCTTAAGTAAGTATTTTCTATCTAGCTCTTCATAAGTTAATCTAGATACAGATTCATCTGCTTGGTATCTAAAGAAATAGTTATAAGCAGAACCAAATGCTTTATAAGCAAATACTAAATAAAGATCTTTAAGTATCTTCTCTTTATCAGAGTTACTTATAGCACTATTATAAGTTTTATACATAAGTAATACTGTAGTAAGGTATATAGTATTAGAGCTTACTTTAAAATCACTATTGATCCAATCTATATCTCTATAGAGATTCTCTAGTTGTCTTTCATCTTTAAAAGTAAGATCTTTTAAAAAGGTTTTACCGTCATTCTCGCTGAATACAAACTTCTTAACACCTATAAGGTTACTACCTAGAAACTCTGAGTTATCAGTACCTACTGATTTATACTTAAAGTTTCTAAGATAATTCTCTAACTTAGTAAGAAAGCTACGGTTTATAATAACTCTACTAAATTCATGTTCTAATAGATCTTCTATATTCTTATACATTATCCTAGCCTTCTATATATTCTTAGTATTAACGTTGATACTTTTTAAGTAACTCTAAGTAAGCTTGCTCTGATATAGAAGCCATACCATAGCCATAGCTTTTCTTCTTACCTAGTTTTTTAGTATTACCTACTATCACAGTACGTTCACCAGCAGATTCAAAACCACCTTGTTGATTTGTACTAGAGATCTTAACAGAGCCAAATGTAGCTCCACCAGTTGTATTATCATATAGCATAGCTTATATATCCTTTCTAACTACTTCTTTAGGTTTTATATCCCAAGTATCTAACTCAGGATCATACTCTATAGTTTGTGATGTAACTGTACCAGCTCTAGGGTCATCTGCTATCCATGTTAATGAACATTTACCAGAGATCTCTACTACAGGAGCTGGTGTAGTTATTAAATTATCTATATGGAACTTACCATAAGTACCTTCTGCTAGTACTCTAGCAGAACCTTCTATCTTATAGCTAACATCTGCAGTTGGAAACATAGGTAGATTCCAAAATAGTATTATAGTATTTAGATCTACATAAGAAGAATCTTTAGATATAATATAGATATTATTACCTTTTTGATCTTTAGCTATATGTTTATCTTTATGTATAGCACTAAATGCATATGTATTACCATCTAGTCTTATCTTATCTCCTTTATTAGTAGGAGGAAAGTGTCTAGTATGTAGATAGGTTTTTATATTCCATAAACCTGTACCAAAAGAACCATGATATATAACGAAACTTTTACTTTTATCTTTACCATTAGTAGATTTAGAAATATCAACTATAGCCTCTACTGGTTCTATCTTATTTTGTAATAGCCTTAATATTTTCATATTGTATATCCTTAATTAAAAACATAATATATTCTGTACATATAGTACGAAAATCAGCTAAACTTAACGCTAGCACTATTATAAAACATAGTAAGACTTATCTAGATAAGATTAAATTAAAAGGAGTCTATATGGCTATAGATATAGATAAACTAAGTAAGCGTAATATAAACTATACTGGAGAGAAAGAAGATTGGGTTAAAGAGTATTACTATGCTAATATAGATAGTAGCTTAGCTAGTGAAGATATACTATATAGTAAACCTAATGATACTACTATACCTAGAGATTTTCTACTTAAGAGTTATTTATATCCTAAGTATGAATTAGATTTTGATTTAGATAACTATAGTGGATTAGAACAAGCTGTTAACTCTGTAGTAGATGTAATAAATAGAGGTGGTAGAATACTATGCCTATCTGACTATGACTGTGATGGATTAACATCTGGTATAGTACTCTATAGATATTTTAAAGAGATATTAGGATATAGTAACTTAGTATTACTACCTAACCAAAGAAAGAATGGTAACGGTATTAATAAAGTACTACTAGAAGAGATTAAACATATGGATACCACTAGTACACATATAGATCTTATAATAACATCAGATCATGCTAGTCTAAATGAAGCTGAGGTTGCTATACTTAAGATTGAAAATGGTATAGATACTGTTATTACAGATCACCACGTAGCTCCAATAGAAACTAGAGCTACTACAGTAGCTGGTTTTTTAAATCCTATGGTAGAGGATAATGTATTCCAAGGTATATCAGGTTGTCACGTAGCTTTTAATCTATGTGTAGGTATACATCGTAAATTATGTAAAGATCTTAAAGAACTTTATAGGTTATTACCATATGTAGGTATATCAACAGTTATAGATCAAATGCCTCTTAATAACATACATAATAGAGCTACAGTTCTATATGGAGTAAGAGAGGCTAGTAAACTTAAAGATAACTATCTTAATACATTAAGTAAACTACTTAGGTTACCTAAGCTTATAAAAGATAAGATCATAAGTTGGAACTTAGGTCCATTCTTTAATTCTGGTAATAGATGCTCTACAGAACGTACTATATCAGAAGCATTTACAGTACCAGTAGAGCAATCAGAGAGATTACTAACTTATGCTATACAAGAGAATAATAGGCGTAAGTCAGAACAGAGAGAATATGTACAGAAAGCTATAGAGTCTGTATATTTAGATTACTTAGATTTAGAACATACTTATGCTCTAGCAGTAGTAGTAGATTCTGAATATGGTATATCAGGTCCTATAGCATCACAGCTAGTAGAAGTATTTAATAGACCTTCTATAGTATTTAAACATAACTCTGATAATACTATATTGTTAGGTTCTTGTAGATCTGCTATGGATATTCAATTTCTAGATATATTAAAAGAGATACAACAAGAGAGACCAGATCTAGTATGGAAAGCAGCTGGACATCAAGGTGCTTGTGGTATAGAGATAGGAGCTAATCTATTAGAAGAGTTTCGTAAAGCAGTATCTGATAAAGTAGGTAAGTCTATAGACTATAAACTAACTCCTAATAAGCTAGATGTTATAACATATGTTAAACCTACTAATATTACAGCTAGTTTAGCACTGCAGGTAGAATCACTATTTCCATTTGGTAATAAATGGAAATATCCTATCTTCATTACTAAAGCTAAGTTTAAACATAGTTTTAACTATGGATCTAATAAGCTTATGGTATTCTATAGAATAGGTAACTCTACATTCTCTGGTGTATATAGCTTTAGTAGGGATAATGGTATTACAGCTTCTAATTGGGAAGAGAAGATAAAACCTGATACTACTTACTATATAGTATTTACTACTGTAATAGGTTACTATAAGAATAAATATACTATAGATACTAATATATTAGACATATTAACTGTTGATCAGGTAGAATAATGCGTGATTTAACTATAAGGATTTTATTATGCTACCTGTAATACCAACATTAACAGTAGATGGTTGGGATACTAACCCTGTATCCCAAATGTCTAAACTATGGGAATACTATCAAGCTGCAGACTATTCACAATCTAATCTATTTCGTGGTAAAGTTACATCTTTAAAATATACATTACAAACACAAGTACAACCAGAGCTATTAGCTAAAGCTATAGAAGCTGATATAGAGAATCTATATGGAGAGTATTTTGATACTGTATCTCCACTAGTAGATGTAAAGTATATAGAAGGTGATATAGTAAATATTAATATTGATATTAATACTACTAGAGATACTAATACCTTTAAACTATCTAGAGCTATTAAAGGTAGAAAGTCTGGAGTTATAGAGTTTGAAACTAAACTTATGAAAAAATATGAATATGATATAGAATTTTAATATGGAGTATATACTATGGCTAATAAGAAATTTGAAGATAATAAACGCTGGGCATATGTACCAGGCTTTAGAGAGTTTATGGTAAATGAACTATCTACAGCAGCAGAAGCTATAGAGAAGATAGACGATGATGTAGCTGCTGTTATAACAGAAGATAACTTTGTAACTGGTTATCTTAATATGCTAATAGGTCTATCTAGAAATAGAGCTGATAAGAACATTATTAGTTCGCCTGCATATGAACAGTGGATGAAACTAACTGATAATGGTAGAACACAAGTTAAAGTAGTATCTAATACTAATAATGAAGAAGTACTATTTATAGTACCTCCACTCTATGTAGCTCCATTTGTAGATTATGATAAAGTACAAGCTAGTTTTGATAACTTAGCTAATACACCTCAGAACTTTCAATATTACTTAAACTACTTACCTATACAAGGTATATCATATCTAGATGATGTTACTAGGAAATTAGAATCTTGTGTAGGTGGACAAGAAGACTATACTAGTAAATGGTTAGAGATATTTAATCGTTATAAGAATGGTTATAATGGTAGCTCTACTACTGATAGTAAACCTAATGAAACTAAATCACATAGTGAAGAGTCTGAGAATGTAACGGAGGGACTATGGTAAGATTTGATAGAGTTAATAAGTATCAATACCTAGCTACTGATATAGAAGATATAATAAAAGAGACTAATACTATAATAGATAATATAACAGATAGAAATAACTATATAGAACCTAATAATAGAGATCTATTCCAAACTGTATTATCTAGAATACTATCTAGGGAGTTCTTTAAAGCTGTTACTATAGACGATGATGCTCTATCTGTAATAGTAGATCTCTCTTATAAAGATACTACATATACATTTTCATTTGGTATTATGCCAGATCCAGAAGATGGTGCTAAAGTTAAGTATGTAGAATCATACTACATTAGATAAACTAAACTACTCTATACTACTATAGTAGTATAGAGTAGCTTACTATTTTATTTTTTACTTATATAGCTCTATTATGATTTATTTATTATAAGGAGTATAATATGGGTAGAAAGAGTATGAAACTTATAGAGACAGAAGAGCAGATCTCTTATATAGTAGGACTAATGGAGATCTATTATAGAGAGATACATATTAAACAGCAAGAGCTTATAGATGGCGTATTACATCTTACATTAACACCTACATCATATAGAAAGTTTACTAGGTACTATAGTAATCCTAATATAGGTATAAATAATGTAATGTCTAGAATCATAACTAACTCTGAACATATAAAAGCTATCTATATAACTAATACAGAAGATAACTTCTATATAGAGCATAAGCACGATATGATATATTACCTACTTAAGCCTTATCTATCTAGATATGAGCTTAAGTTAACTAAACTACCTAAGCGTATGAAAAGACTTATAGAGTTAGAATCTTGGTATGTGCGTAATACACTATGGAAAGTATATGCTATACGTACTTCTGAATGGAGTCCTAAGATAGATCTAGATAGTAATACTTATGTACTTAGAATATATGGTATACCTAAGTTTAGGAATGATAAGATGTCTAGAATAGAAGCTTATGCGGATAGTCTTACTAAGATACTTAGATTTACTACTAGAGTAGAGTTTAAGAACTATAATTTATAACATAGAGTATAGTCTTATGGGACTATACTCTATGCATTTAGTTTATTTAGTACGTAAGTTAGTATCATACTCTTCCATATCCATATATGTCTCTGGGTTCATAACAGCTACATTGATAGTACCATGTGTCTCTTTATGATCATTAGCATAAGCTTGTGATACAGATTGTACATTACCATATAGTTTTATTATACCTTGTTTAGCGTGCTCCATAAGAAATACGCAAGGCATACCAGGGTATATAAGGTCTATATCAGATTCAACCCAATCGAATCTATAGATACTTAATGTATTCAATATAGTAGAACTTCTATATCTATACATATTATTACTAGTACCTACATAGGTAGTTCTATTAGAACCATCTTTCATATTCTTAGTAGATATAGTCTTAACATTAGTCTTACTAGAACCTTTTAATGTATTACCATTATCTATCTTTCTATAGCTCTTATAGATGTTATCAGGGTTACCATAACTAAGAGCATTACCATATTGCATTATATCCTTCTGACCATTCTCTATCTGTTGGTAATCAAACTTAGGTATAATCTTAGTAACTTTACCATCTACTAGATAAGTAGGACCAGCAGAACCAACTCTATTATCTCTACTATGAACTATCATAAGTTTATCTTCTCTACGTTCATATTGTTTAACATCATTTAGTGGATATACATAGATATATTTCTTCTTATTGAACTTCTGTATAAAAGTTCCCATACCACCATTATATACACCGTAGTTATCGCCATTCTGTAGATAGGTTGGTAGGTTAATAAGTTTAGTACCAGTCGGTATCAATACGTGTCCATAAGTGTTAGTATTATCAGGTTGTACTATATCTATATTAAGATCTGGTACACCAGAGCCATAGTCTATACGCTTAAGGTTATCTAGAAATTCAGTACTTATTACATTAACCATATTCTGATTCTTATAAGTACCTTCTATATTTATATCTACTAATGAATAGTAGTCAAGATCTATACACTGTGCTTCTATATCTATAGGTACAAAAGATGATAACTGTTGTGATGTAAGATAGTCTATAGTATCTCTCTTACCAGTAGCAGAGTTAGTTAATACAACCATTTTATATCTAGTACTATCTACTATATAAGAACCATTCATTTTGTTAATAGTAACTTCTAAATGATCTTGATAGTTATGGAAGTAATCTCTATAGACAGCACCATCTAAAGTAAATATAACTCTTAGATCTTCTGCATAGCTAGAGTTAAAATCTCTAATCCAGGTTACGTTCTTAAGTAGCTCTACGTGGTGATCAGCTACAGGAGAAGATATGGTAATATCATATGTATAAGAACCTTTAGCCTGTTTGTTATTGATTATCATCTCTACATCAGTATCTAATAGTCCTCCTTGTAATATCTTTTCAGTACTCATATCTTATCCTCTATAGTATATTTATTGTTCTCTATTAAGTTTAGGTTCTTTAGCTGGTGTAACGCCATATAGTAATATTAAGTTATATAGGTTATACAATGCTAAATATGTACTAAAGTCTTTAGATACTTCTGTAGTTACTTCATATGCTAAACCAGTAGTATAGTTCTCTAGGTCTATGATTCTAATCAATACGTTAATATAGTTAGTTACTCTACTTATAAACTCTTCATCTGTAGTATGCATCTCTATATACTCTGTAGTTATTTTACTAATAGCATCTTGTATTCTAGGTAGAGTTTCATCTACTACAGCTACATAGCCATTATTAAGTATATCAGTTACTACATTAACATCAGCAGTTACTTTATTAAAATACTTAGCTATAGGATCTCTTAGTGATTCTATAGCAGGTAGTATCTCGACTCCACTATCTATATCTTTAGTCTCTAATGCTAGCTCTCTAAGTAGTTTACCAGTACCTTCTTTATTAAGTATAGGAACATTGATATTAAACTCTATAGATTTCTCTATAGTCTTATCATCTTCTAAAGCATCTTTAGGAACTATAACTTGCATATGGTCTAGATCTTTAGTAAGATCTAATAGTTTATTAACTTCACTATTGATATTACTAAGTTTACTTACATTATCTTTCTCTAATAGTTTAGCTATAGTAGATTTCATTATTATAAGTAGTTTTTTAGTATCTATATTAAAATCTATTCTATACTCTATACCACGTAGTGATGGTTCAAAATCTCTCTCTAGCTTCTGTAGAAATACATTTCTATAGAGTTGACTACTATTGATAGCCATCCACCTAGTCTCTACTACACCATTATTATAGTTTTCATCTAGCGTACTAAGTACATTATTAAGTATCTTACTATTAGTTTGTAGTTTAATAAACTTACTATGGAAATGTTTCTTTATCTCTTCTATATAGAAGTTAAGTATATCAGCTAGCTCTTTTTTACCTAATGAAGCTGCTATACTATTAGTAAGGTTACTATTAAGGCCTTTTTCTAAGTTTCTTAACTTCTCTTCTGGTAGTATATTTTTACCATATGTTATCTTACTAATCTCATTCTGTACAGTAGCTTTAGGATCTTTAAGATACTCTGCTATTACTTTAGTAGTCTCTATAGCTAATCTTAGATTAGCTACTATAGGACATCCTTTTTTCTCTTGCATATCATGCTCCTTTTACTTTTTCTTTAGCTCTTAAATATTCATTATGTAACCTACGTTCTGTAGGATCTATATACCTAGATTCATATTCTCTATTAAACTCTATAACAGGTTCTTGAGAATATACTGGTGCTAATGGATTTACAGCAGTATCGAATGGTGTAGTAGGTACTTTAGGTAACTCTGCAGCTGCATTAGATACAGTGTATTTATTAATAGGACCATCTTTAGGTAAGCTATTATTAGTTCTAATAGGTACAATATCTTCGAATATCAATCCAGGTGCCAATGACTCCATAGACGCTTTCTTAATGATCTCAGCTCTCTTAGCAGCTATCTTACCATAGTTATTCGTATATATAGATCTATTAAAGTTATCTAGCATCTCTAACCTTTCGTCAAACTTAACTCCATAGCCAGAAGTGCTAGTTATGATTCTATTAACAGCTTCAAAATACTCGTCTATCTTATCTGTTATCTTAGTAATATCATTTCTATTCTCTAGTACTATCCTATAGCCAGATATATAAGCATCTAGCATTTCGGATATAGACCATTTTACTAATATCATCTTGTTAAGATTAGCATTACCTAATTCATCTAGATAGCCTTCTTGCGGAACACCATAGTAGTTAAGTTCTTGCTCTGTATATGTAGCTATTTGTGGTACATAGCAGAAGTAGCTACCAGTAGGTAGCTCTATCTCAAGTTCTTTATTAACTACGTTAACTTTAGGTTGTTGTTCCATTAACCTATATTCATATTTATTCAATGGCATAGCTTCATATCTCCGTTCTTACAGATGCTATGTAATCCTTTAACATAAGTACTAGTATAGGAAGTTTATAGTATTTATCTACAGTAGGCCAACTAGGAAACTCTTTATAGAGTGCCATTAGTATATCTGGATTCAACTGCTCTTTTCTTACATACTTATAAACCTCTTGTTCGAATATAGTCATCTTAGTTCTATTTCCACTATAGAAGTTTTTACTAAGTACATAAGAGTTTAGTTTACTATCAGATTCTGCTTTCTCTTTATCTTTAGATTCTACTTTAGGTTCTGGTAATACTATCTCTTCATCTTTCTTAATGAATCTCTTTAACCAATCTTCTTGTAGATAAGCTATGTATTTATTTTTATCGTAATCAGCTGGTTGACTCTTTATGATTATACCAACTTCAGTTACTATAAGACCAGTTAGCATATCTACATAAGTTAACTTATCATAAGGATTCTTACGTAGTCTATCTAGTACTATTAGAAATTGATCTTCAGTTACTAGAGCTTTTATCTTATCCAAGTTAGGATCACTACTTAGTATAACAGATGCTAATCTAGCTTTACCTTTTATAGGCTCTACGGTAGCTTCTATTACATTTTCTTTTTCAGTAGTATGATTATCTTCATTACTAGCTAAAGTCTCTCTAGTGGCCTCTAATGGAGCTCTATTAGCTATTATTGGATTACTCACTATGAGTTTATCTAATGGTATATCTAGTAGATCTTCGTCTACCTTTACTACATAGCACATTGTTATAGGATCTATATAGAGTTTACTATCTGGTATTCTCTTATACCTATCTTTATCTATATCTATAAATAGATTCATATCAGGTTCATTAGGTATATCTACTTGTATTATACTAGGTAGAGTATCTTTACCATTATATCTATATCTTACATTATATTCTACAGTCTTACCTCTAAGGTTAATATCATCTACTGGTATTACTAGTCTTTTATTAGTAAATATTTTAGATTCACCGCCTGGCATATAGACTACTATCCAATCAAAACTTTCACTATCACTATCAGGGTGCTTAGTATCTATTATAACAGTATTATAGGTAGCTTTAACTAGTTCTAGTTCTGGTGTAATTTCATATCTTGGTTCTGATCTGTTTTCTTCCATAAACCTTTACCTCCCATTATATCTTTAACTGCTATATAGAAACTTTGTATACCTAATCCTACTGTTGTAAATAGAAAACTAGCTAGATGAAATGCTGATAGAAATATACCTGTTAACATAATAAAGAATAGTACAAACCATTCACTTTTACTTAATTCCATACTACTGTCTCCTTCTATTGTATTGTTTAGTAGCTCTTATATCTGGTATAGATCTATCTATAGGCTTAGTAGGTAACTCTGTAGTATGATCTTCTTTATCTACTTTAGTACCTATAAGAGTATTTAAGTTATCTACCTCGAACTTAGGTTCTTTAGGTTTCTCTTCTTTCTCTTCTTCTTTACCATATAGAACTTCTTTAACTGGTTTGATTATAGTCTCTCCAGAGTCTGTTTTAGTTTTTACAGAGAAGTCTAGTTCTGGTATGAACTGATCCCATGCTTTAGCAGCTACTGTAGTGTTCTTACTATCAGATGCTCTTATAGCATCTAAAGTAGGGTAACTATCTAAACTTAAATCAGCTAGCATAGTAGTATCTTCTATATCAGATAGATCCACAGGATATTCTGTCTTATCTACTATATAGCTTATATCTAGAAAGTGAGCATGTATACTGTTTAAGTTAGACATAGGAAAAGGTGATCTAGTAAAACCTATAAATGGTTCTGTTCTACGTAGTATCTTAATGTTTCTAGTTAATAATAGATCCCATATAGTATATTTTATAGATTTATCCATATCGTAATCTACAGTTTGTAACTCTGTAAGCTGTGGATAGTCCATAACACTAAATACTTTTCTACAAAACTTACCTAGCTCTTGATCTACATAGTTATTACCTTTACTAGGTAACATAAGTAACCTAGTATCTCTATCTATAAAAGTATCAAAGTAGTAATCTGTTATATCTGCTATAGCATCTTTCATATCCTCTACTAGAGCAAACTCTTGTCTAGTTAGTATCATATCAGATTGATCAAAGTTATACTCTTTATTATATACAAAATTACCTATAGCTTTAGCTATTAGATTATTATAAGTATCTGGATTATCTTCTAAGAAGTTAATTAATTCAAACTCTATACTATAGACTGGATGGTTATTATAGTGTTCCATTCTAACTTCTGTTAGCTTAAACATACCTATTCTACCACCGATTAGTGTAGCTACGAATACATCACCTTTTCTAGGTCTAAACCCAGAGTTAATAGTACCAGATGCTTTTATATCTCTTATGTTAGTCTGGTTAAGAGCAGACTCTACATAGATTCTTAGTTTTTGTATTCTGTTGTACTTTTGATTACCTACAGCTAGTTTATTATCTACTACTAAGTCTAGATCATTTACATCTCCAATCTGGTTGAAGTAATCTACTTCCCAAGGCATACCACGTACATATTGCTTAATAGCTTCTAATGGTAGCTCTTCGTTATATCTAGTAGATGTTTGTAGCTCTTCTCTAGTTCTAAATCTCTCAACTTCACCTAGGTAGTCATCTTTTCTATTATTCTCGCCATATGGCACATTATAGACTGCCATTATAAATCTCCTGTTCTAAATACATCTCCCCAAGTGACCTGTACAGTTCTACATACTTGGTTATAATGCTTCCAACATTTAATAAAACCATTTGGAGATAATATAAGTTCATCTGGTACATCTAGTCTTATCTTAAACATATTAAAATAATTAGTTATTAGTATATCATCTCTAGAGTTTATGTAATCAGAATTCCTATATCTATTCTCTTTACGTTTTTCATATTCAGATAGCCAAGGGTTACCATCTGGCTCATATTGGTCTATAGGTATATAACTAGGTGTAGCACCTGTTATAGGTGCTCCATCCTTATCGAATTTAATATAACCATCTTCTGTTAAAGCAAAACCATCTTTATTAATAAATTCGCCATTAACATCTATATAGCTACCAGTTTTAACATCACCGTTGTATACACCTAGTTTCCTACCACCTTTAACATATCTAATATCTTTATCTTTTCTAAGGTCATATAGACTCATATCGTTACCACCTTATCTCTTTACCATCTTTCAATACTACTTTAAATTTTATATTAGTAGGAGTAAAGTTAATATAACATGTACTATCTCTATAAGCAGAGTATCGTACTATATCATCGTGTACTAAACAGAATACTGATAAACCATGGTAGTTACTAAATGGTTTCTCTATCTTTCTATTAAAAGTAACTATTTTACCATTGATATTTACATTATACTCTATAGTAGCATAATCTATAAGATCAAATAGTAATCCACTAGTTAACTTAAGTATTACTTTCTTATAGCTAGTACTATTACCTACTTTAGGAGTTAATAGTTTATCAGATCTTATATCTATAGCTCTTATAGTAGTAACTGGATCTTCTACCACAGCCCAACTTATAGCATTACTTATATTACGTAATGTTTTAGGCTGCATATAGAACTCCAGTACTTTACTCTTAAGTTTCTTATTATCTACCATAATAGGAGTTACTGTAATATAGAATCTATCTCTAGCTTCTATATCCTCCATTTCATAGTTATTAAATAAGTATTCAGACTCTACTAGCTCTTCTTTAAGTATATTAAGTATATAAGTAGGTCTAGCTTCTATACTATCTGGTTGTATTTTAACTTCTATAGACTTAAGATTATTCATAAGGTGTTTATCTTTAATATAGAAGCTTAACATATCTCTACTAAGCTTACTAGTATACATACCAGTTCTATAGCCAATATTACCTAATATTTCATAAGCATCTGTAAGTTTATCTAGACCATAGTTCTTAGTAGTAATATTGATAGCATTACTAATTACTTTACTATCATCTTCTAGTACTCCAGTAACAAATAGATTATATTCTGTATTAGGATATAGATTCTCTAGTTTAATTAATCCAGACTCTATATTATAGCTATGTGTATCTTCATTAGCTACAGTAAGCTCTATAGATTTAAATTTAATATTAAGGTTATTTCTAACTAATCTTACTACTAGACTGTTATCAGTATTTAAGTATGTAAATAACTTAAGTTCTGGTTTAGTTTCTATAGTAGCTAAGTTATCATTAGTTAGGTAAGCTTTCTTTACTATAGTATTAGATTTTATATTATCTCTACTATAGAATAGTTCTACCCAATACTCTCTATTATATTCTAAGTATTCTGTTAGACCAGGATCTTTATCTTTAACTACTATTTCAGTATCAGCTACTTGATAGTTTTTACTATAGACTTCTTTATCTTCTTTATAGATCTTAAGATTACAACTTACATTAGATTCTGTTCTAGCTAGGTTAATCTTAATATAGTTAATCTCTCCAGAGTGCTCCATGGTTATGCCTAATAACTCTGGATCTGGTACTATAGTAGCTGGTATATCTCCAGTATTAAATTCAAAACATGTAGAAGTAGATACTAATCCATTGCTAGCTATATATGTTAAATATAATATGTAGCTCTTATTATAGTATATACCTATATCTTTACTACTGTTAGATAATGTAACTGGACTTAAGCTAGATCTACTTAATACAAGTTTAGTATCTATCTCTTTAGTCTCTGAATATATGGTAGTCTTAGTAGCTTTATCTACTAGTCTTAATCCCATTTTAGTAACTTCTATATCTTCACCTTTAGGATTATGAACTACTATACCTTTAGATAATGTAAGTTTAATATTCATTAGGTTACTATCTAGTTTCTCTATACTATCTAGTTGTACATATGGAGTACCTATCTTGATACCATTCTTAAAGAATGGAGTACCTTCTATATCAGTAGCATAACAACTATAACCAGATTTAAATGTTACTATAGCAGATAGATAATATGTATAGTGCTTAGTTAATATACCTTCGTTATAGTAGTCTGTAAGATCTAAAGTTTGTACTTGGTTACTTCTATTCTCAGAAGCTAGTATATCACCATTAGAAGCTCTTACTAACCATTTTACTTTTACTACTTTATCGTAGCTTACCATATTATGTATATTACCTAGTTTAAATACTGGATACTCTTTACCAACATTTACTATAGGATCTATTTCATAGTTCATTCTTATGTTAATATAGTCAGATCTAGATAGTGATTTACTATTATCTACGTAAGTTATAGTAACTTTAAATATCCAAGGTAAACTCCATAGAGAGAGTTTATCTCCACATCTCTCTATGATCTTTAACATATCATCTGCTGTTAGTTTAATATCTCCAGTAGATGTATTATCATAACGTTTAGTAAGTAAGTCTAAGTTAGCATCTGGAAAGTATCTTAACTTTATATCTAATGTAACATATTTAATATGTTTACCAGCAGTGTTAGTAAAACTTATTATAGGTAAGTTATCTTTATCTAAGCTTACTGTAGTAGTAGAATCAAACTCTTCATCTTCTATAAATAACGGTACTGTATAGAACTGTTCTAATGTTTTACTAGTGTAGTGTTCACTATGTAACTTAACGAAGAAGTAGTAGTTAGTATTAGAGTTAAGATAATCTGTAAGATCTATAGAAATTAAGTTTTCAGTATCCATAGCAGATTCAAATACTACTTTACCATTAAGATCTTGTGCCATCCAGCTAGTAGCTATATGATCTTCGTTACTATTATGTATAGTAAATCTATCTTTAAGCCTTAGTATTAATTTACTATTATGGTTAGATATATCTAATCCAACTCTAGGAGTATCTATAGAAACTTTAGGTGTAGTAAACTCTTGTTCTTTTACTATTTCACCATCATCTGTATTAAGTAGTATTCTTAGTATATATTTAGTATCAGAATCTAGTTCTTTATCAACTTGTAATATATACTTATTAGAGCCTATATTACTATAAGCTTCTAGATTACTAGTAGCGTTTATAATAAACCAACTAGTAAATGCAATATCGGGTCTTTCATTATGTTCTAACATAGGATCTATAGTTATTCTAGGTGTTATAGAATCTTCTATCTTAAGATTCCAATTTACAATATTAAAATCAGTATTCATTTGCTATTCCTTATTAGCTTTATAGTCACGAGATTCTTTAAAGATAGTTAATAAAGCATAGAGCTAGAAGGTTTTACCCTTCTAGCTCTATGTTGCGAATTTAAAATGGATTGGATTAAAATTGGAATTTCTTACTAAGAGAGGATCTTAGTTAGAATTCAACTATAGTAATACTAAGATTAATAAATACTCCATACTTGTGTACTATCATCTTCAAATGTTATAATAAGAGATACTGAAGTAGCATTGATATTTTTAGTTTCACCAGTAGTAAGATCTTTACCAGTACCCCAAGGCCAACTCTTCTTACACTCTTTAAAGATGTCAGATGGATCATTCTTAGGAACTATCTCTGCTGCAGATTGCCAAGGCATCTTCCACTTCCAGTTTATATCCTTAACATTAGCTTTGTATTTATCCGGTATAGAGATGTTAAACATATAACAAGCATTACCATCTACAGGTACTAAGTTATAAGCATTCTTAAACTGTGTTCTAGTTAAGTTAATATCGTCACTAGTACCAGAGTCATAATAGCTAAAACTACCATAGCCGGTATACTCTATTTTACCGCTACCTAATACTAAAGCTTTATTAAAGTCAGCTGCTTTAAGAGTCATGTAGATCTTATTAGACATAGCTCTTCTTTCAGAACCACCTCTACATTTGAACTCCCACCAACCTACTAAGTAATATGTATGTTTCATCTCCATAGTAAACTTAGGATATACATACTCAGCGCCAGTAGCAGAGTAGACAATCTCACCATCTATAGCATCCTTACGTAGCTCGTAGTGATGTGTATATAGTAAATTACCACCTGGAGTAAAGCTAGAACTATCATCTTTATAGAAGCCAATCCAATCTATAAATGTTACTTTATCCCAAGCAGCATAAATATATCTAGGATCATAGTTTACATTCTCTATAAAATCAGTAACTTCTACATAAGGTGTTGCATTATAAGTATATGTAGCAGCAAATGTCTCTCCATTCATAGCAGTACCAGCTGCATAATATACAGCTCCGCTTAAACTATATTCATTATTAGGTATAAGACCTGTAAATGTATAAGTTTCATCTGGTATGATCTCAGTAGCAAATTCACTTCTAAAGCTATTATATACAGTACCTGGTTTACTAGCATCAGTAGCATCTGTAAATACTCCCATAGGACCAGTTATAAGGTACCTATAACCTCTTCTAGGACCATCACCTGGGTGTACTATCTTTATAGTTATACTAGTAGGTGTTTTACTAACTACCTGTACAGTTGGATATACACTATCTTGTCTATCTGGAGCTCTAAATGGCGATTTTACTTTAGCTATACTAGATACACACCAGTCAGAATAAACTTTCTTATTCTTATCAGCAGCATCTATTATAAAGTATCTTACTTTAAATATATACTCATGCTTTTTAGTAACCTCATCAGTAGGTACACTATCTGTAACTGTATAGTTAAATATATTACCTATATCATCGTTACTTTCAGCCAGTATTTTATCTACGCCATTTACTTTATCTACTATCTTCAAATCAGCACCATTTATAGTTTGATTTACTCTATAGTTAACTACAACTTTAGCTGGGTTTAATACTACATTAATAGTTCTAGTCATATCAGACTTAATATCTACATTACAATCACTATTAATAGGCACAGGTTCATTTACACTAGCTGGTAACATTTCGGATATAGTAGTATAGTTATACTCAGCATCTTCAGACTCTATACCATCTGTACAAATATGTCTTACTTTTATATTATAGTCATGACCATATTTCCAACCTATGTTATAACCAGCTATATTAGTAGCTGGATCTGAACCAACACCATTGAACTGCATCTCTATACCGCCAGCACCTTTATAAGCACATACATCAGTCTCAGTATTGAATATAGTAGTACCATCTGTTTTATCTAGTATAGTAACATGTGCTGCTCTCCATACTATACCTCTATCGCCAGCATACTGAATATTAGGATTATCGAATCTTATACGTATATCTATACGCTGATCGTTACGTCTCCAATAGTCATATGTTCTAAGTCCAGTAGGTGCATCTACAGAAGCTCTAGGAGTATTCCACTCTTTCTTCTCTAAGACTATTTCACTATCTAACATAGGGTATTTAACTCTAGTTTCTAATACATAGTCAGTATCTATTTTAAACCTTCCAGTATCAGTACCAGGATGTAAAGGTACATTAGTAGCACCATAGTTAACTATCTTACCACTATCTACTACTACAGATGGTTTATCTTTTTCATAGACTTTATACTTAAGATACTCTATCCTATTCCAATTAGCTACAGCTCCTCTACCATAGCCAACATTAGCTATAAAAGTAGGGTTCTTAGTATCCATACCATAGACTTCTACAGTACCTATTCTAATAGGTCTATAGAGTTCTATTTTATTATCGTCTATATAGAGATTTCTATCTTTAGTAAAACCAGAATATACAGTTTGAGTATGACCTATAATCTCAGCTTGTACATAGCATTGGAAGTATGTACCATCCGAATTACTGCTATCATATTTATAACCAGTACCACCAGATGCTTCGTAGAATGCTTTAGCATCTTCTTTACCTATACTAAATGTCATAGGTACATCTCTAAGCTCTGGATTTAATACGAACTCTTTAGTAAAGTATGCTTTACTAGGATCTAGTTTACCAGTCTTTTTATCCATAACAGCTTCTCGTACAGGATAATATCTAAAGAATCTAAAGATTACTTTATGTACGGTATCTTTTACATTATCTACTATAGGAGTATACTTATCTAGTGTCATAGTTATGGTACCGTCTGTAGTATCTGCGCTAAGATGTATCAATATAGGATCCGCTTGTTTTATCTCGTGTATAGGTTCTCCACCTCTAAGCGGATGATGTGCTAACCACTTATCATAGTTCATTCTGATAAGATCTCTCTTATCGAATGTAGGTTGTGTAGCATTAGCTTTAGTCCATATAGAGTAAGAGTCCCAGCAAGAGATCTGTCTTTTAAACTCTACACCTGTATTATCTTGCGCTACTATATCAAGTTCAGCTGCTTTAGCAGCACCTACATAGCTACCAGAGTTAAGTCTAAGGTATCTAGTAGAGTCTAAACCATTCTCGTACATATGTTTAGTTATTCTCTTACCAGTTTCTACGCCATCTTCAGGTACTATTGGTAGGTTATAGAACTCATATGGCTCTAATGTTATCTTAACAGGTAGATAGCTTTTATAACTAGAAACTTCTTTAGGTATCTGTTTACTTATGTACCAGAATACATTCTTAGCTACGCCTATAACATAACCACGATTACTAGCCATGCCTACATTATCTAGTTCAGTTTTAAGATATTCTATCTCTGGGTTATTACCAGCCCAATCAGTAGCATACTCTATAGTTTTAACTTTATAAACTATTTTATTTATCTCTAGTAGTATGCACTTAGGATCTTTAAGCGCTTTAGTATCGAGATAGTTGTTATAAGTACTAGCATATGACATTCTCTCGTACATAGCTTCTCTTTGATCTTGTGCTAAGCTACTGTAGCTATCTGCGTTAAAGAAGTAACCATACTGACTTTGATCTAACCTTATAGTCTTAAGTTTCTCTAGTTTAGTAGTAATATCTTTATTTTTTGGTACGTAAGGATATGTACTATATTTAGAGTACCATCTATTAAGATTATCTATCTGTACCCAGACTGGTCTATCATCTACAAATGTGTACTGGTGTACAAACTCTTGCATAATATACGGACCACCATTATCAGAATAGTTAATCTTACCATAAGGAGTACCATCAGGTTGTATAAACATACTACCTATACCACTACCAACATTATTAAATAGTTTTAGCCTACTATAGCATTTACCTAAGTTATCTAATGTTAAATCTCTATTTGTATTAAAAGTAACATAGTCTCTAGTACCTTGTATAGCTTGTAGTTTAAAAGTAACTACAACACCATAACCTTTATTATTAGGTTTATCCCACTCTATAGTAGGATGTAATCCAGTCTGATAAGCATACATTCTAATATAGAACTTAGTATTATCAGTTGTATCTGGTTTTACCATTACCATATCTCTAGCTGCCATTACTCTAATATTAGGATCTGTAATATTTAGAAACAACTTAAGATCTGATTGGTAAACACTATCTTCTTCTGTAGATACTTCTAGTACTTTATAAGCAGTATCATTTACATACATTATAGGTTGTTTTACTACATTGCCTATCTTAGTATAAGTTTCAACATTAGTTTTAAGTCTAGTTAACCAATAAGCTACATTATAGCTATTCCCAACACTATAGAAAGGTGGTTTAGTAGTAGCTTCTAGCTTAGATTCGTCAAATACGTAGAATATACAATACTCTCTATTTCTTTTAAAGCTATACTGTCTACCTTTTTCACTAACTAAGAAATTAACAAAGCCTTCTGTTAATGGTACTTTAGGTTTATCTTTATAGTTCATAACTTTATTATGTACTTTAAGACCTAGCCTAGATAGATAATCATCTCTCCATATTTCAATATCTGCTTTAGGTATGTTAGCTTCTCTAGCATTAGGTATATTATAGTACCAGAGTGGTCTACTATCGTCAAATAGTAGATCTAACCATACGAATACTTTAACTGGTTTATCTGGTTCTTGCAATACAGCACTTAGTGCAGCATCACTAGTACCTTGTAAAGTATAGTTAGCTTTAAGCTCTTCTGTTATAGGTTCAAATACAAATCTAGTAACATTTTCTGTTAGTAGACTAACTACCTCTATAGAGAGTTTATTACCATCTACTATAGATCTATATCCAGATCCTCCATAGCAAAAATCATAACCATCTTTACTATAGAATGGTTTATCTAGTATTTGGAATTTATCTAACTGCACTGCCATATACTTACCATTATATTTAATAATATAATAGTCGTATTTACCTTTTATTTGTTCTTTAGATAGTGTCTTATAACCATCTTCGTCTGTACCTTCTGCCATAGCTTTATTATAGAAGAACTGTACTATAGGCATACTAGCTATAGGTACTGTACCTATATTGTTAGGTAATGCTTTTTTAGCTTCACTATCACCTTGTTCCCATACGTACTTCCAAGATCCATCTATAGGCCATGCTCTTATAGCATCACTATCATCTGTAACTGGAGTATCATTCAGATTGATTAACGATCTATGTACCCAAATCCTATCACTAGGTCTACCTGGTAGTAATCTCCATATCTCAGTATCTGTTGGAGATGGAGGTGGTGGTTTAGGTTTATCTCTCTCTGGTTCAGTAGGATCTATTGGTTTAGGTTTAGGTTTGCTAGGATCTATAGTAACTATAGGTTTTATTATAGGTTTACTAGGTATAACTTCGCCTCTATCTAGATCACCTGGTTCTAGTTTATCTATATCGCTATCAGGTTGTATAGCAGAACGTCTTAATGTACCTACTGCAGATAGTCTAATATAACCTTGTAAGTTACTTAGTTCATCTGGATTAACACCAGTATAGCATACTAATATAAAATCATTTTGATCTGTTATGTTCTTAAGTATAGTTCTCTTAGGGAAACTATTATTCATATCTAGTACTAGTGTTACTAACTGTTCTTCTAAGCTAGTTACTATAGTAACATATAAACTAGTATCTTTCTTAGTTATAAGTAAAGTAGAAGCATTAGGTAGAGTAAAGTAGTTTACATTACCACCATTAAGCATTGCTAATTTACTTTTACTAGCTATACCACCTCTTACTATACTTTTAACTTTGTAGATAGTTTGACCTAACATAGCATAGTTAAGATTCATAGTGTTCTTAATAACAGTTAACGCATCTACTCTGTTAAACTTAGGTAAGCTTACGTTACTAGCTTTATTATTATCCCAACAGTATAGGTTATAATCACCTTCTTGATTAAATACATAGTTATTACTATCTAAGTATTTCTTAACTTCTTTCATAAACTCTGTATCTATTTCATAGTCCATAACGGTATGATGTATCTTTAAGTTATTCCAATCGTTCCATACTGGTTTTTGGAAGCTATATAAGTATACGCCACTATGCGTTAACTCGTGCCAGCCTTCTTTAGCTAAGTTCTTTTTATTAGTTTCATCTCTAGATATAGTTACTATAGGTATAAGTCTATCTTTCTTAAGAAACGTATTTATAGCTGCTTTACGTCTACTATTAGTCTCTTTCTCTGTTATCCTCTCTAGTTCTATCTTACCTACTTTATCAGTTTCATTATGGAATAACCATATAGTATAATCTTTATAGTAAGCAAATGGACCATTAGCTGTTAATACAGTAGTATCATTAACTAATTTCATTCTAGGTATAGAACTATCTGTAATATCTAATAGTGTATGTTTCTTTATCTTATATAGTATATCGTTAAATTCTATCCAATCGAAATCATATTTAAGATCTGTTATACCATGTGCTACTTTATCTTTATAGTATTCGTTTAGTCTACTAGCATTAGCTGTAAATGGTATGTTCTTAGTAACTTTACTCTTATCCCATATGTAATACTTAAAGAAATCATTTACTTTATAAGCTATATTGTCATTCTCTATAGCATCATAACGTTTAGTATAATCAGTAGCAGGGTCATTATCTTCGTTACATATAGTCTTATGGAAATATATACCTTTGTATTTAATCCACTCACCACCTACAGTATCTGGTAAACTACCACTATGGTAATCTACTGGATCTACCATGTCTTCTTCAGTTTCTAAGTTACCATAGTTAGTAGTACTTATATACCATTCAGAGTTATTAAGTTCATCTACTAGTTCATATACGGCAGAACCATCTATAAAGCTTAATTTACCTTTAGGTGTTATTAAGTTACCATTATCATCTAGCTTATACTTAAGTCCTTTAGCAGATTCTGCTAGAGCATATGTATATAAGTTACTATCTAGATGCTTATTATTATCTACAAAATCTTCTGCTACTGGTTTAAGAAAATTCAGTATAGCTTCTATCTTTTCAGTAGGTAAGCTAGCTACATGCTTATGTATACCTATAACTAGTCTATAGTTAGATTCTAAATCTAATACAGTAGTACTAGTTATATTACCATTAGCTGCTAAACTAATATTCTCTACTTTCTCATTTTCTCTATAGACTTCAAACTTAAATAGGTTACCAGATATAGCATCAGAGTTATTAACTTTAAGATAACTTACATATGGCTCTAATAGTTTAAAGTCTGGTAGACTAAATATACTACATAGAGTTTTAGGTTTAGTTTTATCTAAAGTAAGTAATATACTAGCTACTGTATTATAATCACTATTAGATATTAACTTAGCTTTATCTAGCTGTGGTATAGTAACTACGTTCTCTTCTGGTATGCCTCTATAGGTTCTAGTTTTACTAAATAGATCACCTAGTTCAAAGTTATTGATTTTCTCAGAGCTAGATTCTACTAGTATATTTACAAAATCTATAAGTTTTCTATCTAGTTGTCTATTATTAACCTGTAATGGTAGATCTACTATAAGAGTATCGTATAGTGGTACTGTAATATCTACTACTATAGTAGTTACTAACCTTTTAGCCTCTTCTACTGTATTAGCAGATATGAACTTACCAGTTACTGTAATACTTTTATCTATAGTATAGTTACCACTAACAGGATCTTTATGTAAGCTAGGGTTAGCTAAGTAGTAATCATCCTTAGAGATAGGAGTAGCTAAGTTATAGTTCTTAAGTTCATATACGTATTCTAATAGGTTATGTAAATTTTTAGTAACACTATAAGTAGCAGTTACTTCTGTAGTCATACTGTCTTTATAAGCATCTATTACTCTGTTTAATAGATTCTTATGTTTAGCACTATTATGCGTTATATGTTCTATAGTTAACCTTATAGTTCTAATAGATCTAGTTTGTGCAGATACTGTAAACCCCGATTTATCAGATACTATCTTCTCTAATGGACCTATCTTATTATTTAATACTTTACTAGGTATAGGTTCTAGTTTCTTATAGTCTATAAGCTGATATGGTTCTAAAGGAACACCTACTGTTATACCAGTAAGTTCATAGACTTTATTCTTATCAGATCTGAATAATGCAAAAATATCAGAGTATGGTAGATAATCTGCATATTCACGTACAGCAGAAGTAAGTATCTTCTTAAGAGATTCTTCTGTTATACTGTTAAAAGGTAATACTTTTTTCATAATCTATTACTCTCTTTATCTATATTTTATCAGGTGCAAATGGAACTACCCACTTTAATTCTTTATCATAGTCGGTGCCTCTATTTTGTACAGTCATAGGTAGTATAGTCTCTTCGTCGTAGCCTACAGATACACCCATAGACTTAGCATATCTACCAGCTTGACCACGTAGTGTTATCTTATCTAGTCTATCAGGGCACTCTATAACTAAGTTAAGATAATCAGTAGCATATGTATTAGCATCTAGGTAATATGTATAATTAGCTCTATTACCATTTTTAGCTACCTTAGATAATAAGTATGGAGGCCAATATAAAGCACCGTTATCATAAGTAGTACAGTTTACAAACTTAGCTCTGAACTCACCTGCTTTAGGTTGGTAACCAGCTGGTATAGGAGTTAATGTATTATAACTATTATCTGGGCAGCTATCTTCAGGTGCTAGTATCATATTCCAGTTAGCTTTATCAGAAGCTCCTAATCCAATATTAGTACCAGGTTTATTAACAGTTTCTGCATACTTAACAAATAATCTACCATACTTAGTAGTATATATACCTAAATCTCTAGCTCCCATATAGCTTACAGCATCAGCTAGACTTATAAGTATGTTAATCTTATTATGTCCTCTAAATCCCATAGTAGATAGTTCTTCAGCACTATATGGCATATCTATACCTAGTTTCCTTAGCTCATCTCGCATCATAGCTCTAGTTATAAACTTATCTATACCGCCAGGTAGATTTAAGTTAGCAAACTTACTATCTATTATGGCTTTAGTATAGGTTCTATCTACTATAAACTGATTTACTTCAGTTTCTTTTATTACTGGTCCTGTATTAAATAAATTTTCAGGTAGTGTACTTACCTTACTTACAAAATCATCTACTTTAGTAGTAAGTGCTGTTATAACACTAGCATCAGCTTTAGCTTTAAGATCTTCTTTCTTAGCATATGTAATTAGTTCACCTTGTTTAATATATAATGTATCGAAACTAGGTTTATTACTAATAGCATCCCAACCTAAGCTAACTGGAGTTTCTACTTTCCATGCTGATGTTAAGAATGTACCAGATAGTAACATATGAAAATCAGAACTATCTGTAGTAGTATTCTTATAGATCTCTAGTCTATATTCTTTATTAGGTACTAATACTCCTTTAGGTAGTATAATACCATTGATCTCTTTAGTAACATCCGATTCGTATATTAAAGTACTATTACTAACATCGAATATTTTACATACCAGTTTCGTTAATAACTGTTCTGCCATAGCATCATCCTTATAAATAATTTATATAGTAACCTATTATAGGCTACAAGATCACGGATCTGACTTACTTTAGCACTATAACAGAGTAGATAACCAACTTAGGTTATCTACTCTGTCTTCTGTTGTAATAGATCTTCTATACTAGGTTCATCTGTAATATCATTAGCATTAACAGTAACTCTAGTACCATCTGTATATACTACATAACCTTCGTTATCTAGTATATTACCAAACTCATCTACATAGTAAAGTTTATCTTTCCTATGTGGGTTCATATCTAGTCTATGGTTATTACCATCTTGTAATTTACTCTTATACTCTTCTAGTTGCTTATATACGTACCTATTAAGTCTTCTAAGACTAGATTCTTTCATATAGTCTAAATCTACCATAACTCTAATAATGATTCTATATGTAGATTTAATATCCATAGGAAACTCTGTAGTTATATTACCACTATTATCCATAGTGATTTTATTTCTACTATCTAATACTCCATTCCTATAGAGTTGTATATTAAATAAGCCTTTCATAAGCTCTGTAGCTTCACTAGGTTCTTCTAGTAGGTAGTTAAGAAAACTCTCTCTTATAGTATAGTTAGGTAGATGTTTTATATTAGCTACTTCATATGGATTCTTATCATCTACTACTATAAGCATACTACATACTGATCTATATTTATAATCATCTGGAAAGTTATCAAAATCGTCTATAAGTGGTAGTACTAACCTATCTACATTATAGTAACCTTTATAATCAGAGTTAGGTTTACCTATCCAGTATAAACCTCTATACATGTAATCTGGCGTACCTTGTACAGGAGATCTCACTTCTGGTCTAGCTACTACTTTAGTTAACCTAGAGTCTAATGGAGTATTCCATATCAACACAGGATACTGTAGTACTAGCATAATAGGTTTTTGATACCATACACTATACTCTATAGTAAAACTCCAGTAGTTATTATCACCTTCTTCTGCTTCTAAGTTATAAGTCTCTGTAGTAAGTATGCCAGTAACATCATATAGATGTTCTCTTACTGTTAAGTTAAACTTATAAGGAGTAGCATCTGTAGTATTGACTCTAGATACTTTCTGTATAGAATATTTATTAATATAATCTACTAGATCTAACTGTTCTTCTTTAGGTAATCTTTTATTCTTAAGAGTTCTAACATGATCTAACGTCCACATGTACTCTGGTGGTAAATCATAACTATATTCTAACTTATGTTTCTTCTTACCAGCATTATATATATCAAAGCTACGTAGTTTCTCTACCATAGAGATAACTTTAGATTTAGATTGGCTATAGTAAGTAAACTTAATATTCTTTCTACGTTTATAACGTAGTGTACCAGCTCTAACGCCAATCTCATTATCTTGGAATAAGTTATACTCTGTATAGCGCTCTGGATGCTCCATAGTACCAGAATCTTCTTCTGGTATCTCAGAACCATCTACTCTAACCCATTCAGCTGGTAGTGTATTAGAACTACTAGTACCACCCATACCAAAGCTCTTAAGAGCGTCATCTGGTTTGGTATTATTAACAGTATAGATACTAGGATCTAATCCTAGTACCTTTTTAAGATCAGTACCCAGTATAATATCTAATGGGTTATCTACGGTAGATTCTAAACCATATAACATTAGTTTAGTTCTCATACTGGTGTTCCTTTCTTAATCATTAGTTTAACGCATAGGAGTAGCTGCAAATGGTATAATAACAGACACATTTGGTCTAACTGTAGGTGTGCTACCTGGTGTACCACTAGTACCTGTACCAGTACCTGGTGTAACACCAGGAGTACCAGTACCTCCAGTACCTGTACCAGGTACAGTACCACCACTACCAGGTGTAACTGGTAACGTACTACCACCGCTAGTGTTATTATTACTACTATTACCTCTATTAGAGATAAACGCAGTACCCATACCTATGTTCTTCCAAGTTAATGTAGGTTTTACTAAACTATCTAGCATTACTTTATAAGTATATAGATATGTATTAATCCATATACCTATTAGTATATGTAATACATCTAGCGTACCTCTAATACCTAATAGATCTAGTAACCTACTTAAATCATAAGCTGGTTTACTAGTTATTCTATCATTCTTAAGATAGCTCTTATTTTCACTATCTAATCTTATCTCTATACCTTTAGTACCTATCTTATAATCTTTAATAGGCTTACTAAGTATATAGAAGTGATTACTTATAGAGATATTTCTATTTCTATATAGTAGATCATATAGATCTTCTAAAAATAGTTTAGTATTAGGCTCTAGTAGTATTCTCTCTTGTAATAGTGTATTAATAATCTCTGTAAGACTAGCTCTATTAGTAGTAAGATTAGATTCTCTAGCTTGTATAGTCTTATAGCTATTAGATAGCATAAACCTAAGATCTTTCATTAGGAAACCATAGCAAGCATCTAGTAGACCATAGAATGTATCCATATCTTCACTACTATTGAATACAGAGTTACGCTCTAAGCTATCTGAATACTCTTTAAGTAATGACCAATAAGGAGCTAAGTGATTATCGTAGTACCTATCTCCTATTAAGTATTGTTTATTTAGGAACTCTCCTGCTGATATATTATTAATTACAAAAGTATCCATCTTTATTTACTCTCTTCCTCTGTAGGTTCTTCTTTAGATTCTACAGTACTATCATCTTCTATAACTTCTGGATCACTATCTTCAGATTTACTAGGTTCTTCTTTAGCTGGTTCTTCAGTTACAGTAATATCTGTACTATTATCTTCTTTAGGATCAAATGTAAGTACTATAGTATCTAATAGACCATTATAAGCATTTACTTTATCTACTATTCTATTCTTAACAAAACCTATATAGTAATATCTTATTAAGTTAAGTACCTCTGTAAGTTCTTCTATCTTAGTTTGATCTTGCTCAGATACTAGATCGTATGCTAAAGGTTTTACTATCTCTTCTAGTATTTCGTATTTCTTCTTATATAGTATAAATAGATTCTTAAATCTAGTTTCAAAGTTAGCTAATGCTTCATTAGCACCTTCTACGAAAGCTTCTTTAGCTGTATTATCATCTGTAATGTTAAAAGTAACTTCTGTATTATCTACAGTAACTTCTTTACAAGTATTGTTAGACATTACTTTAATCTTATTAAGACCAGTTAGTTTACCATACAATGGATAATCTGGTAAATCAGTTCTAATAGCTACTAAAGATTTTAATTTAGCATTAAGTGGATCTGACTCTATAGCAGATAGTATATGTTCTCTAGCTGCTTTTATAGACTCTGGATCTAACTTATTTATACCAGCTAGTATAGTATTATCAGTACTAGTTAACTTAGGACTATCTATACTAAGTAGATCTGACATAATACTAGCTAAGTTAAATAAAGAGTTATCTTCTTTAGTTAGAAAGTATCTTAAACTACCTACATACTCTAATACATTAGTAAGATCTATAGAGTGTTTACTTATCTTACCAGACTTAAGTAGCTCTAATGCTCTATCTTTATCAGATGTTCTATTAGCTATAGCATCTACAGAAGCATCTATAAGTTTTACTATATTAGCACAATCTTCTTTTACAGTAGCCCATGTATCGTTATTAGCTTTACTCTGTATACCTTGTGTTTCATCTTCTAGCACTTTAAGTACTTCAGCTGGATTATTCTCTATATCTTCTCTAGAGATACTTAATGGTTTTATACCTAGTTTACTATAAGCTATCTTAAGAGCTTCAGTATTACGCATAATACGTACAAGTAGATCTTCATCTTGACCTATAGCTGCTTTAATACTCTTAGTAGCAGATTGTATTTCGTCTATAGTAAGAAAGTTATCGTCTATATCACTAGCTATCTTATTTACATTATCATAGCTAGTGCTACTATCTAACTCTGATGTAGTAGGATTGTTATTAGCTATCTCTATAGCTTGATCTGATTCTATAGGGTTAAGAGTTACTTCAGACGGTACTTCAGTAACTTCACTCTCTATAGATTCTTTATTAAGTCTTATTATCTTCATAATTATGCCTTCTTAAGGTTATGTTCTGTAATTAGTTCTTGAACTGAACCGTCATCTACAATAGATAATTCTGCTATAGCATCTACCATATCTTCTATAAACTCTATAGCATCTACCATTCTACCCATAGCACTTACAAGTTCATCATTCCAAGAATTATCGTCTATTAGATCAGAAACTTTTTGATAAACTTCTGGTAGTTTATATATATAGTCTTTACGTACTTCTTCTGGTATCTTCTTATCTAGTTTTAAATATGTACCTTTATATTGTTTATAGTCGTTTACTAAAGTCTTTACTACACTTGGATCTAAATAGTTGCTATATTGCGATAACCACTCTGGATTTAACTTCATCTCTAGGCGATCCACCTTTTGTGCGTATTCAGCCTCTAGATAAATTATAGGGTATTTGCTATCGTTGTCCACTTTAAACTTTATTTCCATAGCAGCTGTATCTATATTCATCTGCTTTTGCTTAGTGTCTAAATCGATATAACCTAAGCTATAGATTATATTTTCGTTAGTACTCTTTTGTAATTTAGGATTACTTAAAAACTGATTTACATCCTTTAAAGCTTTTGTTACTTTTAAAGGTTCTACTATACCAGGTTTACTAGTTAACGCTAATAGGTTATTAAGGTTATTGGCAATAGCTTCTACATATTTTTTAACGTCAGATGGACGTTTAAATAGAAAGTTATAGATATAAGGAAATAAGTTATTAGCTGGAAAACAGTAGGCTTTGCTAAAATCTTTTTTAGTTAGTAATCCAGCTTTATCACGTACGCCTAGCGTATATGTAACTTCTTCTGGTTTCTCTTCTTGCTTACTGAACCAACTCTTTATAGTGTCTAATAAACCTTCTTGATTAACCTCTTTACCAAATATTATATCTTGTAAACCTTCAGCGCTAAGTCTAGTATCTACTTTAGTTTCTACTTTAATATTATTACCAACATATTTACTTAGTTTCATTTACTCTTACCTTTCAATGTTAATATAATATTAAGATATGCTAATCCTAACTCTGATAATGACTTCTGTAAACCATATATACCATATACTACTTCATCTCTATATAGACCTACTAGACCTAGTATAGTACCTAGTGCTACATTTACAGAGAATAATTGTTTAGTATCAGTTACTTCAAAAGCATCTGATTTAAGTAATTTTACTATAGTATCTGGAAAGCTTACTAATACATCTGATGGAGTATTAACTACTTCCATACTAGTAGCTATAGTAGTAAATCTATCATAGCTTAAGTTAGGTACTTTAGTAATAGGATAGTTCTCTTTTATTAAGCTATTACCTTCTACACTATAGTAACCATCTTTATGATGTACATAAGTAGCATCTGACTCTTCATCTTTTACAGTAAGATCTACTAGAGCTACTAGTTGTTTATTAATTTCATTCTTAACATTATCAGTACTATTACCAACTTCAGACTCGAAGTTCTCTTTACCTAGTATCTCTAGTATACCTTTATATACACTATTAAGTTTAGGTAATAGGTTTACAGTAAATGAAGTTAGTGTTTTACTAAGGTCACCACCAGTTAAAGCTACTTTAACTATAGGGTTACTATTTGCTACTTTAATATAAGACTCTACAGCAGCTACTATATTATCTATCTGTTCATCTCTTAGTCCAGTATCTATAGAAACATTATCTTCCATAGTACCTTCAGTTTCATTAGCACCTGATATAATATACTCATGGTGCTTAATATTCTCTATAAGAGCTTCTCTAGTTATATTCTCCATACCAGCTACAGCTTCTAGTATATGATCGGCTACAGTAACAACTTTAGCTGGTTGAGCTTTTATATCATCTAGTGTTTTAGCTACTACTTCTTTATATTTCTCTACTTTAAGTCCGTTAAGCTCTGATATAACTTTAGATACAAATGTAGCTAACTCTGATTTTAATATAGAAATATCTTCAGCTACATTAGTAAGTATTTTAGTCATAAGCTCTACATAACCTTCAAAGTCAGATTCAGAGTTTATGTCAGTATTAAAGCTAGTACCAGCCATACTATTAAGTACATTAAGTTTAGCTTTAAACTCAGCTAGAGCAGATTCGTTTATAGTCTCTGGTTCTAACTGGTATTTACGTACTATATCTAATAGTTCTGTAATAACTATAGCTAGATCATCTAGTTTCATACCTATAGCAGTACGAGCTGATTTAACATCTGTAGACATATTATAAGTCTTAGCTGTTAAACTATTACTTATAGCAGGTTCTACTACAGTAGCTATAACTTTACTATCTTCTGCAGCTGCATTAGCTTCTTGTTCCATTATCTTATTAACAACATCTGCTATCCTAACTCTAGGTTCTATAACAGTAGGTTCAACATCAACTGGCTCTTCTATTACAGTATCTATATCTTCTAGATTTACTTTACCAGTTGTGAAATCTTTAAATTTCATATAGCTCTCCTTATTATTTTTATATAACAATAAATTTCATACCTACCTATATAGATAGGATAGTCTTAAAATCAGAGATTTTGAATACCTATAGAGGACTAGGCTAAAATAAAGTAACTAGAGTAACCCCTACTAATGGAGTTACTCTAGTATATTAACGTTTAGTATTTATTATAACATCTACTTCGCTTATCTCTTTAAAGAAGTCTCTTTCTGCCATACCATTTGCACAAATTACTCTTGTTAGATTAACTAGGTTAGTTAGCATATTATTTACACTATTAGATACACCTAGTATAATAGGATCTGTACGTACAGTAGATAAAGTTTTAACATAGTCTCTAAATACTTTAGAAACATTTCTAAACTCATCTACAGTATTTTGACCATACTTAATAGTATCACCTACATTATTAAGTTTTCTTAATGCTTCACCAGCTCTTTCTAATACAGCTTCAGTATTTGTATTATCTTTTAATTTAGGATTATCTATATTATAGTTTCTAATTACTATAGTAGCTACACCAGTTTCATCTCTATCTTTACCTACATAGACTATTTCCATAGTATATACCACTAGTGTTTCACCTCTAGTATCGCTATAGCCTATATAGAATACTTTTTCATCTTTACCTTTACCCATTTTGTTAATAAGGCTATTTACCTCTTGTTGGTACTCTGGGTATATAAAGTTACTAATAACATTATAGTGTTCTCTAAATACAGCATCAAAACTATCTACTAGATTTTTATTAAAGCTATATACTACATTCTTACTATTAGCTTCATCAGCTTTCTCTATATCTGTTAAACCTTTTCTTATTACAGCTACTATACCACCTATACCTGTCAATAGTGTATAGTTAGCTATACCATCTGTTAGTGATTTAGATATAGCTAACATTCTTACATAGTTCTCTACTTTAAGAGATTTTTCACCTTTAAGGAAATCACCTTTACCAGATAGATCTACATAAGCAGCTGCCCCGTTATTGTAAACTTTAATATCTAAATACTTCTTACCTTCTTTATAGAATATACCAGATATATACTTCCATAGTTTAGTTAATAATTCTACTAAGTATTCGTAAACTTTAACAGCACCTTCTTTAATACCTGTAGCAAGCTCTTTAAAGAACTCTAGGTTAATAGAGTTAGCTAACTGTAAGTTACTAGTAGCATCTTCTAAGTTAAACTTACTAGAGTTATACTCTAAACCAGCTCTCTTAAACAGATACTTAAGAGACTCTTGTGTAGCCATGGCATCTATAGGATCATTTTCAGCTTTACCAGCTACAAGATCTGCTGCTCTTTCTAAACCTTCTGTAACCTCTTTAGCTAATTCATTACCTTCATCAGCTGCATCTACAACTTGACTAATATCAAAATCTAACTTTTGTATAGTAGCCATATCTTCTTCATAGTGTAGAAGATCTTCTACTGGTAGTGTTTCAGGATCTACAGCATCTGCAGTATTTACATCAGACTCTACTTCTACTGGATTCTCTATAACATCAGCATCTTCTATAGACTCTCTACCAATTTTATATTTATTTCTTAACATTCAAATTCTCCTATATAGGTTCTAGTTATCAATCACGCATAAAAAGATATAGTCACTTTAATACTGCTTAGGTATCAAAGTGACGTAAAGACAGTTATATATTATACATATAGAAGGATAATACAGGTACCAACTATATTACCTTCTTAATCCTATAGAAAGGAGGTATAAAGTATGACAGTAATGGACTACAAGCAGGCATTGTGTAAATGCATCCATAAATTACATAATAAGCTTGGTGTACCATTTGAAGATCCTATCTTACGTAATCTACTAAAGATAAACTACGAAGATAATCTGCTAATGTCTTCTACGAACTTTGCAGAGTTTCGTAGAAGAAGGGAACAGTCTGCTGGTTACGTAGAAAGTTTTTATAACGATCTATTTAAACCAGAAGACTATGTCGCAGTAGTCAATACTGCCTAATAATATATACTGCAGTAATATAATGTTACTGTAGTATTTAATACTAGGATAGAGTTCTGTATAGAACTCTATCCTCTATATACTTATTTTTTTATTTTAAAGTAAGGTTAAAAATGCATGATCTACCTAGTATACCTTAGTAGATTAAATAAATTACTAATAAGGATACACTTATGGGTAAAATTAATTTTAAAGATAGTATTACTACTAAGACTAAACATCTTGATGTGGTACATACAGATCAAGATATTATTATTAACCTACCTGATAAATCTGGTTATCTACTTACAGATCTATCTATAGATAAAAACATACAAAATATTGATTTAGGCTTAGAGATCAATAAGATACTTAAACCTGATATTACAGAGAATAATGGCGGTATTACAGACGAAGATAATTGGGATAGACCACTTAAGATAGCTAGCTATAGAACATCTCCATATTTCGTAGGTAAGCATACTAGTACTGATTGGGAAGCATTCGGTACTGAGAATATGGAAGATCCATTAGATACTCTAGATAGTACTACAGATGAATCTGGTCTAACTAGTTGGCTACCTAATGTAGCTGAAGATAATAAAGAAGTTTATGTACGCTATAGGTTTAGAAGTAATGAAATCATGTCACCATGGTCTGACTTATTACACTATACTACGCCTCCATACGGTATAAGACCAGTTACTATTACAGTATCTGATAATAAGTTTAATCCTACTATAAGTACTAGTAAGTTTATAGCATTTGGAGAAGATAAAGTAGGTAAGATAGAGCATAGGTCTACTAGTTGGAAAGTAAAAGATTCTACTAATAATACTGTATTTAGTTCTCTAGATGATGAAACTAATCTTACTTCTATAACACTACCTAAAGATACATTAACAGTTAATGAAACTTATACTGTAGAAGTAGTATTCAATACTAATAATATTAGAATACCTAGAAGTAAAACTAATAAGTATAGTTGGTTAACTATAGATATACATATAGAGAAACCAGAATTAGCTTATGAGTATACTGGTGGTAAACATATAGTACGTGGTAGTAAGTTTATTATTACTAATAGTGATGAACTACATACAGCTACTTGGTGGAGATTAGTTTGTACACATCCTATATCTGGACGTATAGTAAGATATGATTTTAAAGGTAATAAGGATTTTACATCTTTAGACATAACTTCTTTAATATTAGCTACTGGTGTAGTACATACTATAGAATGTATCTACTATAGTACTAATTTTGAATCTAATAGAGCTATGTTAAGGTTAGTACCTATAGTAAGCTCTACAGTACCTACAGAGTTCACTATGAACTATAATAGTGCTAACTGTACTGCTGTTATGAGATTTAGTACATATGAAATAGCTAATCAAGTTGATAAAGTAAAAGCTATAGCTTATAGAATTTATAATAAGACTACAGAGATAGAATCTTTTAACGAACTAGATACTAGACATGCTGGTAAGTATAGAGAAGCTATGGAAATACCATTTAGCACTAATGACATATTTAAGATGTTTGGTTATAATGGTTCTAATAATACAGAGTTTAACCACAGCCCTGCTAAGATACCTAATGTAAATGAACAAGAGATAGAAGTAGAAGCTTATATAGTAGGAGATAAGTTTAACTCAGAGCTATTTAAAACTACTTTTAAACCAGATATAAGAGTCGTAGCAGAGACTACAGTAGATGCTAGAGATCTTAATAAACTTAGTATTAAACCTAATACGTTTAATAGTAACCTTAATAGTAGTTTATTTAACTCTCCTAATATAAATCCTATATTTAAGAGTTATCTATCTATATGGAATAAACAGTATAATAGTTTACTAGTATATAAGCAATTAGAGAATAAAGGTTTAGGTTTAAATCCTGATATGAATGCTATACCTATGAACGGTGGTATAGATTGGCATATAGGTATGACACCAGAAGACTCTGATCCTAATAACACTAGTAAGTATAGAAGAACATTAGATGTTGTTAATGTAGGTAGGTTTAGATATAACGAAGATTATATAGCAGAGTTAAGTTTTGATACTCCAGTAGGTAAAGTATATCTACCTAAGAAAGAGTTCTATATACCATTAGGTATAATAGATACACCAATACCTAGAGTTACTATAGAACCTATAAGTAATAATGAAATGTATTGGATTATAGAGAATAGTAACTACGTATATACACCTGCTAATAGAGAGAATAATGATCAGAAAGATACTATATGGACTATTAAGGATGATAGTGGTAAATTAGTAACTAGGATAACTATAAATAATGCTAGAAGAACTGAAACTACATTCGAGTATGGACCAGATGCTAATAGAGAAGTACAAACTAATCCTACTACTAGAAAGTCTACTATAACTCGTGATCTTATTAACACAAATGATCCTAATAATAGAACTATAAAGATAAGAATGCATAGAGCATTAGGTGTTACATATGGTAAGAACTATACTCTAGGTGTACAGTATAGTTCTAATAACCAAGTTAAGAGTAAAGAAGCTGTTATAAATGTAAATACTGGTGCTGTACCAGCTGTTATAATCAATACACCTACTGTAGTAGCTGAAACAGATTTTGATAATAAGATAGTAAAAGCTAGAATAACTAATACGTTTAATGTAAAGTACTTAGAAGATGATAGGCATATGACAACTACGTGGATATTAAAATATGGAGATAGTATCGTATGGCAAGCTAATGGTGATCCAGTACACTTATTAAGTTACGATATACCACTTACTGAGATACTTTATGATAAAGACTATACGTTAGAAGTATATTGGACTGCTAGTAACAATCAAGACTCTGCAAGAGGCTATGCTAGAGAGTTTATGATAGATTTTAGTAAGTATCGACATAGCTACTCTATGTGGGCTTGGGCAGTAAATCAAGGTCCATTTGACGCTATAAATAACACGCTTAATTTCTTCAATACGTTAGTTAACAATAAGTTAATAGAATATACAAAATTATCTACTCAAACTAGCTGGAATACATACAGCGAAGAAACGGGTTGGAACCCAATAACTCCAGCATCGTCTCGTGATCGTTGGGTTAGAGGCAAGTATACAACCGAACTAACAAGTTCATCCAGCGGGCTTGTAACGACCATAATATATAAATCAAAATTCTCTGGTATAAGATTATACTGGCAAGGTATTCCTATAGAAGAAAATAAACCTATTATGTTTAGTTATCTCTACGAACAATCTTCTATGTATTTTACAAGAGCTGATACAGGAAATACATATTTCCTTTACCCGCAATACGAACGCGGAGTAACCAAAACATATACTATAGGACCATTTAAAAAGCAATAACTAATAACAACTACAGATAGATTGTAATCTATCTGTAGTTGTATATTAGCTTATTGAGATACTACGGTATTAATATCTTTTATCCAGTTATATCTCATACGGACATCAACCCGTCTACCGTAGCCTATTCTCCAAGATTTACTAGCACCGAAGGCAATTTCGTTAGTTTTACCTGTTTTCTTATTTTTAAACGTTACCCATATTGTCGCGCCTGAGTCGTCTATTTGGCTATATCTAGTTGTTCCTATTCTAAACGCTGGTATACTATCTGGACCGGTATAACCTTCACTATTTATTATATGTGCATATGGCTCCGCGTATTTTTTAACGTTATTAACTAAACTAGTTACATTAGAATTGCTAGTACGGTACCTTATATCACTATTACGAAACCACAAAGCCCTTGTACTTATTATTTCTAGCTCGGGAGGCCATTTATAAATAATTATATCATAATATGCATCGTCTACCCAAGTCTCGCTCCAGTAACCGTCCGAACCGGTCCATTCTCCGTCTCCCAGAGAATATGTTTCAGTACCAACTTTATAATTTAACCTAATATTGAAATACTTTTGGTTACCGAATGGGATCATAAACTCTCTAGCATAGCCTCTTGCAGAGTCTTGATGATTCGCATAATAACACTATATTATGCTCATGATCCTATTTTTCGGTGCCGTTTACTACGGTTGCTACGTTTGGTGTAGCTGAGTCTAAAAATCTATTTGGTAATACTAGATTAGTAGCTACTGGTAATAAATCTACTAACTATGCTAAACTTAGAATGTCACAAGAGGATTACCTTAAAGTACTACCATTCATTAGTAAGATTATTATATATACTCAAAAAGGTGAAGGTATAGGTAGCGGTATACACTATACTGCGGCTAGAGAGTTTGTAGATAAACCAAACATTACAGATATAGTAGCTATAGTATCTGGAGACTCAAATGGAGCTGGTTGGAGATACTGGTATGTTATACAGTTTAAAAATGGGGATAGTTACACATCTGGCGCATGGGGTAGATGGTATCATAGTGCAGATGGTTGGTATTAAAAAAGATGCTACAGAGAGACCTATATAGGTCTCTCTGTAGTTTATATTAATTTTCGTTATAGAATCCATAGTTTCTAGTAACACCAAATATAGTAATAGAAGCTGTACCTGTAAATCTATAGTCATCACTATCAGGCTCTCCATAGTACTCTTCTAGCCACATAGTTTGTAAACAAGCATCTATACCTATAACGTTTGAATCCCAAGTTATAGTTCTAGCATACCTACTACCACCATGTTTCTGACCAACCATAACTATTCTACTAATATATTTCTTATTAGCATCGTTAATACCGTATAGCTTAGCATAGTCTCTACCTTTACTACCTCTACCGTCTACTCCATGTACTATACCCATACCAGAGAATAGAGTATTGATATAAGATTCTTTAAGTCTAGCATATACAATCTTATGTCTACTATCTACATCGCTATAGTCATCTTGTGCGTATACGTGTAAAAATGGTTCAGATGGAGTAGGTAAATGGTATACGATATAACCATCTGAACTTCTAGTAAGGTTACCAGACCATCCATATAGCTCTATATTGCTAAATAAGAACGTATAATCTTCTTTAGATAACTTAAGATTATAGTTAGTAAAACTAGCATTTCTACTATTAGTATCAACAGCTAAGCTATCTCTTCTTATGTTATTACCTAAACAATCCATATACCACATGTAGGTATTCATACCTCTATATGGTTTCCAGTAGTCATATAGTCTAACTACGCCAGTAGAGAAATCTATAGTTACACCATGGTTTTGATCGAACCATACACCCCAATCTAAGAATATATTATTAGTACCTATGTTATCTATAAAGTTTTTAACTATGGCTCCAAACGTAGCAACCGTAGTAAATCCTATACCACTACTTATATCAGATACACCATGATATATAGCTTGTACTCTATAGGTTTTACCATACTCTATAAGAGTGTTTGGAAACTCTATACTAGTTAGATGTTCAGTATCTTTAGGATACCTATATAGTAAGGTATTTTGATCATCGTATAGCTCCCAAGTAGTACTATAGTGGCTCTTATCTTCGGTACCTACTATACTAAATGGACTACCAGTAGCTATGATAACTCTATCATTCGTAGTAGCAGTTACAGTAGGAGCTGTAACTCTTATCTCTGGTTTCATAGGTGTACCGTAAGGAAATCTTACAGTTTTAGATCTTAAACCATTTACAGCTTCATATGTTATATCTATATTGTAGTTAGTGTTCCAATCTATACCGTTATAGTCTAATGCTGATATTTTAGCAGGTACTGTATCTATATCTCTAGGAAAGTCTACATCAGCTACTAAACTGCCATCTGATACTTTATAAACTTTTATATTAGTATGCTTATATTCAGAACCAGGTACTTTACCTAACATATCATTACTATAGTTATTACTTAATATAGTAAGTCTACATCTACCAATACCAGCTATATCATGCCCTATAGTTCCATTAGGATCTGATATTTTACCTTGGTATACACTAAAGTTCTGTTTACTAACATTGATCCAACCTATCTGTGTCTTAATCCTTACATATAGAGTATAGTTCTTACCATAGTCATAACCTTCTACAAAATCTCCACTAGTAGGTAAATCAAACTCTTCTATACTATAACCAGCTTGTGAGTTAGCTATGTTATCAGGATTAGACTCTAAAGCTCTTACTCCAACATTATCTATATGTTTTACTACTTTATTAAAATACTTACCACCAGATACAATATACTTAATCTCTTCTATCTGTAACTTAAGAGGAGCATTAGAAGCATATCTAAATCCACTACTAGATACTTTAACTAACATATTAGTTAACGGTTTTATAGTAGTAGGTACTTTATAATCTAAGTTAGGTATATAATTCATACTTAGCATAGGACTATTGTACTTATCACCTACTAAATAACCAGATAGAGTAACCATAGGTAACTCTCCGTTATTATCAGCTTCACTATCGAACCAACTATAGAAGAATCTATCTGTAACTCTATTTATAGCAGTGCCAGGCGGATTGTCATTATCTGTATATCTACCTAACCCTATAAAGGTAGTAAGATCTAAGTTAAGTGTTTCTTTACCAGTTATAGTATCGTTTACTTTAAAAGCTGTACGTACTACTTTATCAGTATCACCTTCTATAGCAAAACCAGGTGCTAATATCTTCATAGTAGGAAATTCATTAGTATTACCAGTTACAGTAAGTACGGCATCTTCTATCTTATTATCTACTATTTCAAACTTAGTCTTACCAGGTGCAGATTGATAAGTATCACTATGGAATGTAGCTATTACTTCATATTTTCTTATCTTACCATATAGATAGTCGTTGATAGCTATAGTAGTTAACCTATCTCTATCTTGCTCTTTTCTATAGCATAATACTTTTCTATCATTTTCAAACCTATATACTTCCCATGTAGTAGCTACATGTGGCTCATTACTACCAACTATGGCATAAGGTTCAGCATCTATAGTATGTACACCAGATTTATACTTATAGGCTATGATAGGTTTCTTTATATAGATATTAGGTGTTGTAAAATCTGCTATACCTATAGGACTATCTCTATAAGATTTATTATCACTATGATAAGTAACAGCTACTCTATAGTTAGTATTAGGATCTAAATAACCTACTGGTACAGTATGTGTTAATTTATCAGTAGTGTTATATTCAGAACTATATACTAATTCAGTACTTTCGTATATTTTCCAACTAGTAGCTATATGTCTTATATTACCAACTACATTCTCTCCATATGCTCTATAGCCAGATGTAGTAATAGTAGGTGACATAGTTCTACTATCTACAGTTACTGTAAACTTATATATACCAAATGCTGGTGTGGTGTATATTAAGCTATCAGACCATGGAGATTTAAGTAAGCCAGAGTGAAATCTATAACGTACAAATACTTTAGTACTAGGAGTACCTATATTAGGTAACCATCTATCAACATGCTCTTTATCTGTAGTATGATCTATAATGTTCTTAAATAGAGCATCAGTAGCTGCTATCCACTCTGTAAAATCTAATTTACCTTTATAAGCGTTAGTAGTTCTATAGCTAGCTCTTTCTAATGGTTTATTATTAGAAGTACTATCTACTATACCGCCATTATTTTCTAGTATATTAGGTTTAAGTATATTAGATATATCTATAGGAGTATCACCTCCGTATAGCTCTCTAGATAGAGTATTAGTAGTAGCTAATATACCTGGGTTATCAGGGAGTATGAGTACTATATCATCTTCTGGTTTAGCCATAACAAGGGTTTTAGATCTTGTAGTTTTTGAATCTTTAAATATAAGATTACCCATAGTTATTCCTTCTTCTATTAAAATACAGCTATAACGTTATAGCTGGGATCAGCGATAAAGAGCTACTGTTACTAGCGGGGAGCTAGTAACAGTAGTAGTTGTTTGGTCGTTGTAACTAGTATCGATATAGGAGAGATTTGTCCCTTACACGCACTCAAGTCATAGCAGAATGATACTAGTCAAATATTAGAGATCAGAATGAAAATAAAACAACTATACATTATTTATATAGTAAGAGTATTAAAATAACCTAGATAGAGTGTTGTAGCACTCTATCTAGGTCTATAAATATCCTTACTAATAACTTAGAAAGGAGGATATTCATATGGTATATGAAAATATGCTAGATAGTTGTCCTATAGACGAGCGAATTGCAAGCCTTCTCGATTCTATATATAACTATCTTAATAGATTCGATCCATTTAACGATCGACTCTATGGTATATTAAATACCATAAAAGCTAATCTAGTTAAATTAGATTCAGTAGATGATAATGTTAAAAATAATTATCTACTAAACACTCTAAATTACTTAGAGAAGCTAAACCATAGTTATCTATGGAGATATAATATAGCAAGTTAATATTGTATCGCTACTACAGAGGATATGTCCTCTGTAGTAGCTTATTTATTTTTTTGTTTAAACACTCTTATAGAGTATGGTAAAACCTATAGAGTACAAGCTATATATCATGGTGTATCTGATATAAGTAGTGGTATAGGATTTACTAACGCTACTATATTAGTTTATAAAGAATGGGATTTTATATTATATTCTATATGGGGACGTGTTGGAGAAGATCTAGTTATGTCTTATAGCTTTAACCTAACACCAGAATATTGCTTAAGTAGAGGAGGTTTCCCTACAGGGCAATATAAAGACTTTAGTTTAGTACGTATAGTATTTGAAGGTGGTTGGTCTGGCTATGGTGTATATACATTTCCTCCTAAGACAGAAAGATATTCATTCTCTGGTTCTGGTTATAGAAATGGTTCTAATAGCCATAACTTACAATTTGGTTTACCAGGTAAAGCTGATTCACATGCAGGTGGTGCACCTACAGATAGACGTAACTATAAAGCATTACATTTATATTGTACAGGTTATACATTACCTAAGTTAGATGGTACTAGTACTACTACAGTAGTACCTGAAAAGAAGAATGAGTTTGTTATTGGTAAGTATAATATATCACATTATGAATGGTATAGTTATACTGGTAACTCTAGATCTAGCCACTATTTTACTCCTACTGTATATGCTAGAAGTAAAGTACCTGGTATGCAAACTCCTCCTGATTTATATTCAACTGTTATAGATAAGATGCTAGTACATACTGTTGACTATGGTTGGACTGATCTAGGCGCTACTAATGCAGGTGTTATACATGGCTTATATGGTTACTATTTTAGAATACATATTATATTTAAAAATGGTATGATTATAGATGGTATGTATAGAACCCCACAACCAGATCAATATGATAGCCTTAGCGGTGATTTCATATTTAAAGATCCACATGTTCCTACAGCAGAAGAGCTAGAAGGTGTACCAGACGTATAAAAAATATATAGAGTAGAGTACTATATAGTACTCTACTCTATTTTATTATAACGAACTATAAACTTCTGTAGTAGCTGGAGTTGGTATTGCACCATCAGGTCCAGTAGTTTTGAAAGTCTGATATGCTACTATAGCATCCTTAAAGAATACACCATCTATTGGAGTAGACTTAATCTGTACTGAATATAATGTATTAGGTTCTAGTATATCTTTAGTATTACTAGGTTCAGTTACACTAGTATTCATATCATAGCGCGTATTAGTATCCATTGGTGGTTTAGCAAATAGTGTAGGTACATATGCATCTACTAATGTAAAACCACTACCCATAGCATTCTCTACAGCGGCATCTATACCACTAGTATCTACTTCATATTCATAGTCAGGATCAGTTACTTTCTTAAGCTTAGCCATATTGATTTCATTTCTATATGTTAAGAATATATCAGCAGTATAAGGATCCTCTACATATTCAGTACCACGTAAGCAGTTAAACGGACTAGTATCTACAGCTAGATATAACGTGTCTCCTCTAGTATCTAAGTATGGCACTGAAAGTTTAGCAACAGGATCTACAGGAGCTACATATGTAATACCATCCATACTAGCTACCTTACCATGGTTAATCAATGTCATACCATCGTGATACAATGTAGTACCTACATTAGTACTATATGCATTTTTATCTAGTTTAACATCTGAGAACTGACGATCTTCTATAAACTTCTTAGGCATAATACTTATAGCACTATTAGTACTTTCGTCAATCTTATATTGTGTAAACCTATTGAACTCTAACCCTTTAAACATCTTACCAGTACATATATTAGATTCTATACCACCATTAAGAGTTAACTTAGCCTCTACTTCTTGTCCTATATAGAATGGATCTGGCATGAAGTTATTGATCATAGGCCAGCTAGCATGTAGATAGAATTTAAATTTTAGATATACTCTGCCATCTGCTTCTTTAACTAAGTAACCGTCTACTAGATATTTCTCTCCAAATGGATTTTCAGAAACTGAGCTGAATCCAAAGTTCGTAACACTAGTACCAGTACCTCGGCCTAATGGGCTACCAGCTTCTATATAATCCTTTAGAGTACTTTTAATATAAACTTGTTTATTATCGTTTATACCCCAATACTCACCTGGGTTACTTTTCTCTCCGAGAGGATACATAGTATCTATACTAGTATCAACAACTCTACGTGAAATTAGTAAAGAACTAGTATCTTTAGTAATAGAGCATTTTACTACAGGTGCTTGATAATCTACTAAGTCATCTCCATATCCGCTACTAGAATATTTATACTTACCAGTTACTAAAAGAGTTAATGGAAATATACTATTAGAGCTACTACTATCTCCTATGTTAGATTCACCTTTAGGTACTGGTTTAAAGCTAACTAACTGATCATATGTTAGTGGATGGTGCTTATATGTTTCTAGATTATTAGTATATTCATTCGGATATATTTCTATACTAGTTGATATGCAATCTAGATAGCTAATCTCGCTATCGCTAGTTATATTCAATATCTTAGGTCCTACTGATGGTTCTACAGCAGCTCTAGTAGTTACTACTTTCTCTATATTGATTATAAGATTTATACTAGGATCTCTAGGTACAGTATCGAATATAGTAAACTTACTAGTAGTACCAGATACCATCTTGTTCATAGTGACACCGATAGGTTCTACGTTACGTATATGGAAAGCTCTATCTATAGTAACATTATAGTTACTGAACATAGATTTATCATCTGCTTTTATACGCTTAAATATATCTGTTTTATATATTAGTTTACCAGTAGCACTGTTATAGGTAAAATCAGTATGCCTTAATACTTTACTTTCTAATAGATCATATGGGCCTACTTTAAGTTTACTTATGGTAAACTCTGGTATATCACTAGTAGAAGGATCCGATAAAGCAAACTCTATCTGATTTTCATCATAGTTAATACCAAATACAGCATCATTTAGTATACCACTAGCTTCTAGTACTATAAATGGTACTTTAGTATCTGGTTTAGTATCTACTTCAGTTTTTATCCACTCTTTAAATCCTATAGTAGGTACAGGTTCTTTATAAGCTTTGAACGTCTGTTTAGCAACTATAGCGTCTTTAAAGAATACACCATTAAACGGACTTAATGTTACAGTAGCATTATATATACTACCAGGCTCTAATACATCACTAGGTGCTTCTATAGTATCTGGACTATATTGCATAAAGTCTAAGCCAGTTGAACTATCTCTAGCTGGTTTAGGAAATAATATAGGTTTATATAGATCTATAGTTTTCTTACCAGGTAGTACTGATTCTATCTTATTGGCTACAGCTGTAGCATCCTGAGTATAAATAGTATTTGGTTGTGTTGGCATTTTATTAAGCTTTATAAAGCTTACTGTAGCACTCTTATTCATCTCTGTATACAGATAGCTAGGTTTACTAGTATAACTAGAGCCAGTTTTATATAAGAATGGTTCAGTTTGTATAGTTATATAAAGCTTATCACCTTTAGTATCTATATAAGGTATATCTATATCAGCTGGTCGAGTCATAGCTGTAGGACTATCCATATTCGCTACCATAGCATCATTAGGTGCACTTAGAGCATCGTTATAGCTATAATCAGTATCTGATGTTTTAAATACATTAGTATATGTGGTAATCTTAGGTGTTAACCCTGCATGATCTCCTACTAAATAACTATAAGGTATTAAGCTAGTAGCTTTATAAGTTTTATCTAATAGGCTATAGGTATTTATCCTATTAAATCTTAAACCGCTAAACATAACACCAGATACTCTATCAGAGTTATATCCAAGGGCTAGATCCTTAGCACCAGTATGTATATAAGCTTCTATATCTTGTTTAAGATAGAATGGCTCTGGTACGTCTACAGAGGTTAACCACTCTCCATTAGTAGTATCTTCTATCCTACCCCATGAACCATGTAAGAACATTTTAAACTTTAGATAAGTCTTACCATTACTATCTCTATAGAGATGTGCTGCTATTACATTATCTTTAACTAATGGATGTGTACCGTTTACCTTATAACCAATACCTGTAGCGATATCTTCTTGTGCTATATAAGTTCCAAGCTGAGCCTGTGTTGATGTATAGTTTAAATATTGTCGGAAGTCAGTTGTTATAAATAGTTGGTTATTATTGTTTATACGCCAAAGGTCTTTTATAGTAGATATAGAGTTCCTAAGTTTATTTTTAATATAGTCCATATCCATTTTAACTATACGTTGCTCGTATACTAACTTACCATCTTTAACATCAATAACTAGCTCCATACCAGCAAACTTGTCATCTCTAAGATCTCTACCATTGTTAGTACTAGAAATAGAACATTTATAGGTACCTATAACAGGAACTACCATAGGAAATATACTATTTATAGGTGCGCTACTATCTGTATATCTACTACCTTTAGGTACAGGTTTAAGTCCTACTGTATGTTTAAGTTCTAATCCAACTGGAGTATTTACAGGTAACTTCTTAGTCTCTTCTGTAGGGAATACTTCAACTTCTCCTAGTATATAATCTTGGAATCCATAACCTTCTTTACAACTATCTATCTCTATGATTCTAGGTCCTACTGATGGTTCTACTACTGGTTTCTCTTTTACTTTAAACCCAGCATCTGTAAAGTATATTAACGGCATAGCATTATTACCACTAGCATAGGTTTTATTACCAGATCCATTTACATATGTAGCTTGTACCATATACCTACCGTTAGGATGTAATACGCATTTAGTATTAGTAGGTTCGGTAGCTTCTGGATCTTCATACCATACGAAGGCATCTGACATAGGTAGGCTATATAGATCATCAGTACCAGCATGTTTAGTTATGGTAACGGTATGATGATGCTGGTCTCTAAACTCCCATATAGTCTCTACGTGCGTATTGTTATCAAAACCTCTAGATAAGTAAGCATCCTTATCTAGTATGAATTTATCGTTCTCTAGATCTGGATACTCTCCCATTACACCCTTACGATTAAAGAACTGTGTATTTAGACCATTATATCTTTGGTTAGGATCATTACTTATGTTCTTAAATACTGGGTTTTCCATCTCCTGTACTTCTATCTCTGGTACAGTAACAGCTTTTATATGTGTATAGGATTTAAGCGTAATGTTTTCATAAAGCCTAAATAAATACTCTGGTATTTCCTGCATATTCATTTTGACTATAAGCTCATCTCCAGAATTGAATTTAACAGCACACTTATAACCAGCTACAAATGTTCCAGAAGAATAATCTGGGTTGGTATAGAATATAACACTACTGTCGTTATTTCCTAATGTTATTCTATCTTTTAGTTTCTCTTTATCATTATCAGCTACGAATAAACACTTCTGATACCATCCAGTATCACCTGTTATACTACGTTGAAACTTGTTATTATCGATAAGTTTAAGATCTGCTTTAACTACGGGAGTATTTAAGTTATTTTTCTTAAATATCTCTACATGTAGATATTTTAATATAGCAGAACCTGGCATATCTCTATATCCATCTCTAGCTATATTAAGTACATCTGTAGTAAATGCTTTCTTACCATCTATAATCTGATCTTCCATTTCATATTTAATAGTACCAGGTGTTATAAGTATACTTTGTTTATTACCAACTGTTTTAAACTCTACTATAGCATCTTGAATAGTCCAACGATCTATCTTAACAGTATCTTCTTGATGCTCTTCTATAACACCAAATTCAGTCTGCATAACTACATCACAAGTTAACCTATCTCCATATTGCATATCTAATTTACCAACTATGGTATCATCTTTTCTATTAGCATAAACGCCACCAGTAAGAGTAAGCATACCACCCATACTATCGCCATTAGCTTTATCTAAAGAAGCATATCTAAGTTTTATGTTCTTAGGTCTACTCTCTTGTCCTTTATTAGATATATATACGTCTAGTTTTCTTATATCAACTTGTGTATTGTCATAACGCTTAAGATTATATGGCGCTACAAGCAAATCTATATCTGTACTGGTATCGAATTTTCTATCTGGTACAGCTTTAAAAGTAGTTAATACTTTACCACTATAGAGTTTAGGTACCATATCAGCTTTTAATGTATCTCTATATAGAGAAGTATATTGGTCTTTTACTATAGCATATGAATCTACTGTAACAGTATCAGCGTCTGGAGTAAATAGTTTAGATATTTCTTTCCATTGCTCGTCTGATATATTTGCTAAATATGTTAATCGCCCAGCATCATAACCACCAAATTCTATAGTTGGTATAAATGGTTTAATATTCTCTTTGAAATATTTTGTCATAGCATCTGCTAATTTATAGTTTACTCCGTTTTTACTAAAAAAGTTACCTGCTTCAGGACTACCATGATAAAAAGCATTTACTACTGTACTATATTCCCCATTTTTATTATAAAATGTAAATACATATTTAGCATCACGTGCTGTTTCCCAAGATCCATATGTGCCTATAACAGGGTCATAGTCTAACAATCCTATACCAGATGTTACTATAGCTGGAAATTTCTTCTCGTCTAGTCTATCTAATATAGTAAAGTAGTATATAACACTCTTAGCGTAGCTTAGCTTAAGTTCTTCAAACACAACATCTGAATAGTTATTATCTATGTCATAACGAAATGCTATTTGAAATTTAAACTTAGTTAGGTTTATATCTTCTCTATTTATTCCTGTTAAGCTAGCTAGTTTATCAAGTACAGCATATGGCGGTATGCTTATAGCTGTTAATTTCTTACCTTTATAAGTAATAAGTTTATAACCTAATTTTTCCATTGTAGCATCACTATTGTCACCGCCATATCTACGTAGCATAGTTTTTAAGTTATAGCCCACGTTCCAGCCATCTTGATCTGCTATTCCAAAGTTATTTTCAGCTCTAAACTCTATCTTCTGGCCTTTATAGATAACATAAAGTTTATATTTTAAATAGAAGTTTTTAACCTTATCAGGATCTATACCTGTCGTTACTGGATCTCTATCTATAGTAAAGATATATCTAGGCCAACCTATGCTAGCATCGTAGCCATATGCGTATGCAGTACGGTATTCATCTGTTCCCCCACGACCATTCGGTACTTTTACTATAGGGTCTCTATCTAGTCCGTGATGTGTACTATCCATAAAGTCAATAGGTGCTCTATCTGTAGAACGTTGTAAATAAGTTACTTCTGGTTTACTTATAAATACTTTAGGAGTAGTTAACTCTACTGTAGTTTCTGTACTACTATATTTAGCAATATTAGTTCTACATACTATACGTAAAGTATATCTTCTATCACCCTTTAATACAGGATCACCGTTATCTTTTCTTAACTTAAAGTTTCTAACATCTTTAGGCTTATTAACAGATAATGTATATACTAATCTTTTATCAGCATCATAAACTTCTACTACTGTACTATCATGTAGTACATCTTTAGCTTCTCCATAGCCCTTAAGTTCTGTTATAGTTATATCTGGTATCAAACTACCTTCACTAGCAGATGCTGTAATAGGTAACAACCCAGATGTTAATGGTAGACAACTATAAGCTGGACTCCAGCTAGATTCTATATTATTAGATCTAAACTTATACCTAATTAAATAGTTACTACCAGTATTTTCTAATAGTGGTAATGTATAACCATCTTTATATAGAGCATTATCTTCAGTAGCCACTTTATTAGCTTCTGTTATACTATTATTCTTATATACTTCCCATATAGTAGTATCATGTTTACCTAGAAAGCTAGCACTACTTTTAAACTCACCTGGTATTAACTTAATAACATTAGGGTTACTATTATCTCTAGTAGCCATAGATGGTGTTAATATAAAAGTAAGGTTATTAGTACCATATCTAGCTCTATAAGCTTCTTCTAATCCATTACTAGTAGCTAGTGTACCAGAATGGTTAGGTAGATTGATTATTATGTCTTCGTCAGTATGTGTAAATATTAAAGATTTACTATGCTTAGTAGAATCTGTATTACTACTGACATTATAAAATTTAATAGCCATATTTATATCCTTATAGCTTATTTTCAAGATCATAACGTATAGTTAGGATCACGCAAAGTTAGTACAAGATAGATATATATTATACTGTCTTTACGACACGAACGAGAGTAACGAGAGAGTGTCGTTACGATACCGAATGAGCAAAGCGAGTGAAGGTATCAAAGTGACTGCTTGTAAGGAACTTTGACAGTATAACTGTCAAAGTGACGTAAAAACAGTTATATATTATATATATAGAAGTAAGAGTAGGAATTTCTTCCTACTCTTACTTCGTTACTTTAGCTTATATAGGCGGAAAGGAGTATACATGTTGTCTGTTAACGACACCATTATTCTAACTGGTAAAGTTAGAAATAAAGCAGTAGCCAAGAATCAATTAGTTACTGCTCAGGTTGCTAGTAAGATCGAATCTGAACTTCGTTGTTTGGATCCTCGAACCTACCAAGCTAAAGCTTACATGGCTTCTGTAGTACCTAAGCTACAGATGCTAAATAATGCGTTGGGTTAACCCCGACGCTAGGGGTGCGGATGGACCGTGCCCTTAAACAAGGTTTGCACAGTATAAAATTGCGAAAAATACTATGCATTAATATATACAATACAAATATAAAAAATACTAAAGGATATGAGATGGCAAATATGACTTTTAAGTTTGACGAGTTAAACGATATGACAAACGAGATTATTAAGAAAGTAGACGAGTGGGTTAAAAACCACCCAGACGCTACACCAGAAGAAATAGTGGAAGCGTCTATAAAAATAGGTATGTCGTGTGGAGTAGACCATAGTGACAACTTAGTTCAGATTGATAATCCAGAGGAGTTCCAAAGAGAGGCTGAAGGGGCTTTAAAGGAATGCGGTTGTAAAGTTAAGAATATAAAAGAAATGAATGTTAAAACTTTAGCAGCTATAGCAAGCGCAGCTAAAGAAGAAGCTGTAAAAGAGAAATCTTTTATGGATAGAGTATTGCGTAATAAATGGAAAATACTAGCAGTAGTAGCAGCAGTCGGTGCTGCAGCTGGAACAGCATATTACTATAAAGACGAAATTAAAAGTTTCGTCGATGAGTATTTTCCAGTATCAGAAGACGATGAGTTTATTCTAACAGAAGAATAAACTCTAGAGAGTATCCTATATAGGATACTCTCTCTACTGTGCATAAGAATATTCTATATGTAGAGTATTCTTATACATATTTAAACTAAGGAGTATAAAATGGTAACAAATATTATGTTAAAAGGTCTAGGTAAGTTCCTAGACGCAGTTGCAGATGGCGTTGCTTGGATACAAGAACAACCAGCATATATAAAGTATATACTATTAACTCTAGTATTTATAGTAGTATACGTAGGTACGTTTGTATACTATAAAACATACGCAAGTATAGACTATGAACCAGAGTTAATCAAATACGTACCAGTTCCTATCTTCGAATGGGACTGGTAATAATATAAACTATAGTAGTAACCTATATAGGTTACTACTATAGTACTTATCTTTTATTTTTTTAGTTTAGCTTTCTTATCTAGTAACATTTCTTTAAGTTCACTAAGTTGTTTACTTATAGATCTTATCTCATCTAGATGTTCTTTAGTATTACCTAAAGATTCTCTATTAAGATCACTTCTATCAGCACCTATACCATATCTAAAATGTCTTAGTGCTTCTTGTACTACTATAGCTTCTTCTGTAGTAACTGGTTCACCAGCTTCTATCTTAGCTTCTATAGGTTCTCCAGACTCTTCTAAGAACTCTGTTATCTCTTCTTGAGCATCGTCTATATCTTCTATAGAATCGTCTATAACCATAACTTCTGGTTCTACAACTACTTCATCTTCACAGTTGCATTTAGGGCTATCAGGAACTAACATCTCCTGATTCATCTTATTAACGTATTTAGATAATGACATCTTATACCTCCATAAGTTTACTTATTTTACTATCAACCTCTGCTAGTTTATCTTCGTAGTATTCTATCTGTTTACGTAAACCTTCATTATCAGATTCACCAGCAGCTTGATTTCTTAATTCTAATAACCTAAGTTCTATTAGGTTCTTAGTATCTTCTAGTGCCTTAGCTTTATCTATATCTTTATCTACTAACCACTTTCTAAAACTAAATATAGGATTACCTATAAAGTTACTTACTTTAATACCAGACATCTTAATACTATCTGGAGCATCTGCAGAGTTTCTATCGTAGATAGATTCATTACTACTATTAGCTATACTAGCTAATGCATCTTTAACAGTTACTTTATTAAGTACTTTAAGTTTAAAGTTAGGTAACTGTTTAAGTAACTTAATAACTTGCTTTTGACTTAACATACTATTCTTTTCATCTCTAATAAGAATATATAATAGTTCTGTAGCAAAGTATGTATTACTATACATATCATCTACATAGTTCATCATTTCATATTGTTTAAATGTAATAGTTTTTTCATTAACACTATCTGATAGTATAGTATTGATACTACTAACTATTTTACTTTGGTTAGTAAGTATATCTTTAAAGTATACTTCTAGCTCTACTAATAGTTTACTAGGATCATTTACTTTTAATCCTTCTTTAATAATCTTAAAGGTATTACTATTCTTAAGGTTATCTAGTATAACTTTATTCTTAGGATCTTGGTAGTTATCTAGTATAGGTAGTATACCATTCTCTATTTCATATACTACAGCTGTAAATGTAGCTTCTGTTTTAGATTTAATCCTAGCAAACTTATCATTTGTAAATATTGATGTAATTTCATTCCATAGTTCTGTTAACATTTTATATATCCTTATTAAAATACTGGTGTTTTATTAGCTATGAAGTACTTCATAAAGTCCATCATGCCATTATCAGAGTCTTTATAGTTATTAATCTTCTTATAACCTATATTCATCTCACCTTGTAAGTCTGATATAAGTATTCTAGCTCTCTCTGTATCGTCATCTAGTACAGATAGGTTATGAGATTGTAGAGTACTTAATAACTTCTCTTTATCTCCAAACTTACTAACATTAAGTTTAGTAATACTCTCTATAGATCTAAGTTCATCTTCTGTAGTAACTACTATACCATAGCTATATTCAGTACCTGCTATACCAGTAACTATTCTACGTACGTATTTATCATTATTACGATCTTCTAGTCTATTAAATAGATCAGAGTTTTTAGAGATCTTTCTAGATTTATAATCTTTAATAAGATCTGTACAGAAGATAAGATCAGATAGTGATATGCCACCAGATTTATACTCCATCCACCTAGAAGTGAATGTGTTCTTAGCATCTTTATCCATCATAACATTAATAATCTCTTCTGGTTTAACTATCTTAACATTAGCTATAATGTTAATAGGTACTTCTATAGTAGAGTTATTATTAAGCTTAATAGAAACTTTTAGTTTTCTAAATAATCCACCAGCTAGTTCATTACCATCGTTAGCTTCTAAGTTAAAGAATGTATTAGAGTTATTAAAATCTAATTGATTTAATACTAATGGTTTATCTAAAGATTCTGCGGTTAGGTTATCAAATACATTTCTAGCTTTATTAGCTAAAGCAGCTTTACCAGATACTGTATTAGTACTAAGTATACTAATAGCTGTTAATGTAGAAACACCAGATACTTTAGTTAACATATCAAAAGCTTGTAGGTAGAAACTAGAGAACATATCTAATCCTACTTTAACTATATTGTCATAAGCTGGTGATACTTTAGCACCCGGTGTTACTAATATAGTAGGTTCTATAACTAAGGTTTTTAACATCTTAGTAATAGAACCAGTTTTCATAAAGTTTGCTTTTAAAAAGCTCTCAGTAGCATTATCTAACTCAGCATCACTAGTTACAGAGTTAATATCTAAAAATTTATTTAATATAGATATTCCGCCAGCTACAGTAGTTGCAGTAGTTACTGGATCCATATTCTTATCTCCTTATTATAGTTACATATATAAAAATCAAGTATCCCTGCTACCAGCAGGGGTGCTTAGCTGATTTTGGGGTATCTTATATATATGTAAGATACTTCTATATAAGGAAAGAAGCTATGGCAAATGAATCGCAAGATTATTTTAATAAATTTACCAGTATAGATTCTATATTTTCATATGGCTCTACATTAGGCTCTAGAAAAGCAGCTGTTACTGATAACCTACGTGGTTTCTACTTAGCAGGCGGTTTACCTACAGTACAACCTAATACAGATAGAAACGGATATGTATTCTTTACTAGACCGCAGTTAAATCTATCTGCTGCTAACTGTATGCGCACTAGGATGTTGTTTAATCTATTAACTAGAGATGTTAAGTCTATGCAAACTTGGGTTAGAGCTACATTAGATCCTAGACTCTATTCAGACCTAAATGAAAATGCTAGATCTCCTATGGTAGATAATACTAATCCTTTTATACCACTATTAAGTAATACTATTAAATCTTTATCAGGTTGGCCAGATCTTGTAGTACAAGCTAGAACTTCTACAGAAGGTGCTAGAAAAGAAACTCAATCTGTAGTAGATGGAGTTATGGAGTACTATCAAGAGTTTGATCTAGATGCTACATTCTTTAATACACAAGAAGATCCTATTACTAACCTATTCTACATATGGGAAAAGTATATGACTTTAGTATTCGAAGGTATGGCTAATCCATATCCAGATTTTATAGTAGAGAATGAGATAGATTACAATACTAGAATCTATAGAATCATAACAGATTCTACAGGTCAGTTTGTATCTAAGATGGCTGCTTGTGGAGCAGCATTCCCTATAAGCTTACCTACATCTGAATATGCTAACTTTAATAGAGATGAACCTATTACTTTAGGTAGAAAAGATATTACAGTTAGGTTTAGATGTAATGGAGCTATATACTACGATCCTATACTTATGGAGAACTTTAACGAAACTGTGTTTATATTCAATCCTAAACTAAGGAATGAAGTAGATACTGGTTCTATAAGACGTAATAGTTCTGATTTTATTAAAGTAGCTGCACCATACCAACATATCTTTAATAACCTATGTATACCATATATAGATAAAGACACAAATGAACTATGTTGGTTTGTAGATACTACTAATGAACTTGCTAAAGAACCTATATCTAAGTATGAAGATATTAGAAAGAGAGAAGGTAAATAATGGATAAGAATATAGAGAGATCTGAATTAAAGAAATATATCTATAATCCAGAGATGATACAAAAGAAGGTATTAGACTTTATAGAGAATATAGATAATACTTCAGTAGGTATAACTTCAGCTACATCACCATTTACTATGCTACTAGAAGCTACTGCAGCAACCACAGCTAATGCTGTTAATGAATCTTTATCTATCATGCGTGCTAAATATCCTAACCTAGCACTAACTAGAAAAGATCTATCACATCACATTAGCGATGATGAATTAGAAGGTATTATTAGTAAACCAGGTTATGTAGATATACTATTTAAAGTATCTGTAACAGATCTACTATCTAATGGCTATAGACCTACAGATGCTAAGTATACAGAGACTACTATACCAGAAGGTACTAAGATAACTGTATATGATACAGATCTAACAGTACTAAACGATATAGTTATTAAGTTCTACGATAATGGTACATCATTTGTAGAGATGCTACCTAATACTGATAACCCTATGTCACTATCTGATATAGGTATCATTATTAGTTCTGTAGCACAAGATGATCAAGGCCATCCTTATATCTATTTTGAAACTAAAGTACAACAACTTACAGTAAGTAACTACAACTGGGCTGTAGTAGCTTCAGAAGGTTTTACTAAGAATATACCTTATAAATCAGGTTCTAATAGATTTAGCTATATAACAGTAAGTTATGAAAATGCTACTACATATGGTAGTAAGATTAAATTACCTATAGGTTATAACGATGAATATTTAGATCCTTATATACCTACTGCTTATGTTAATATAATAGATAACGATGTAACAACAGAGATGATACCAGAAGCTGTTGAAGTACATATACCAGATACTTATTTTATTAACGATAAAATATCAGGTACTATCTATGTAGATCTATATGAAACTAAAGGTGGTATATACTTACCACTAACAGATGCTACTACTACAGATTTCGTAATGACACTAGGTAATACTGGTAAGAACCTATCTACTGCATCTAGTGCTAATATAAATATACTATTAGGCTCTAGAGGTGTTATTACTAATGGTTCTAATGGATTAAGCTTTGACGAACTAAGGAATGCTATTATATATAATACTAAAGGTGATCAAAACTTACCTATTACAGACTATCAGCTTTCTTATAATGCACAGCTAGATGGATTTAAAATATCTAAAGATTCTGACGTAGTAACAGCTAGATCTTATGTAGCTATGCGTAACTTAGATAAAACATCTAGTACCGTATTAAGAGCATTACAAGATGTTTATTTTAATACTGTAGATATACTACTAGAAAGATATATAAGTCATCCACAAATAGGATTATTCGAAGATAGCTATATACTTAAATCTGGTACTATATTTAAAACTGTTAATAGTCAAACAGAGATAGTATCTGAAGAGCAGATGGCTGCTATTAAGCTACTTAGTAATGAAGATAAGTTAACTTACTTTAGAGATGCTAAATACTTTACTAACCCATACTACTATGTAATAGCTAAGAATAAAAACTACTCTACAGCTAGAGTATATGATCTAGATAGACCAACATTAACCAGTATGAAGATAACTGGTTCTAATAGAGAGATTGATCTTAGAGCTAATACTAATCAATATGTTATATACAAACATTTTGATGGTTATGAGATAGTATTAAGTATATTTAAGAATGAAGAGACTGAAGCTATAGATCCTAGTCAACTACATATGATGCTAGCTATAGATCTTATTACACATAATAAACTCTATATAAAAGGTACTTATGATAGTTCTGATAACGTATATAGATTCTTTATAAAATCTAATATGTATATAGATAGTAATGATAATATCATGCTTACTAATGGTGAAGCTACTACATATAGTAATTTTAGTAAACTAGCTACTAAAGCTACATTTACTATATATACTACAGATACATCTGTAACAGATCCTAAGAACTATCTTAAAGATAGCTTACCATTTGTACATGATAGTTTTGTAGTTATTAACCAAGAGTCTATGGATCTAACATTTGGTACTAGGATAGAGTCTATATGGGCACGTATAGCTGTTAGCTATACAGAACGTAAATATCTTAAATATACAGAAGATGTATTAGCATATTATCAACAGGATGAGTATGAAAAAGATCCTATAACTGGACTTATAGCTACAGTAGGAGAAGATAAACTAGTTATGAACCTACTACATGAGAAAGGTGATAAAGTATTAGATAGTAAAGGTAATCAAGTAGTACTGCACCATAAAGGTGAAGTAATGCTTAATGATAAAGGTTTACCTATGCTAGATGATCTGGGTGGTGTAGTAAGACATTTAGATATACTAATGCTAGACTATGAGTTTTACGTAGCTACAGCACCAGCATACTCTAAACATAACTTAATGGCTATAGATCAGCTTAATGAGTTTATGCTTAAGATACTACCTACTAGAAACTCTAAGCTATTAGAGAATACTAACCTATGGTATAAATCTTATAAGACTGTATTACCTATTAGAGTAAGGATTAATAATATAATCTATGGACTTAACTCTATAGTAGCTCCTAAAGTTACTATATACTATAATCAGAATACAGAGTTTAAGATGACATCTGTAGAGTTTGAATCTACTAAAGATAAGATAGGTTTCATACTAGATAAATACTTCGAGAATGATAGAATATCACTAACAGAGATAAGATCTAAGATACTAGCAGAATTAGGTCAAGATGTACTATCTGTTAAGATAACTGGTATAGATAATAATAATTCTGAGTTAATCTTTATAGAAGATACTAATACAAGATTTAGCTTAGATAAGATACTAGTACTTAATGACTATAATCAACTAGAAGTTAAGTATAACGTAGATGTAACTATACAAACGTTGTAGTTATACTTTAGAATAACTACAACGATTCTATAGCTATACTTTAGTGTAGCTATAAAACACTATAAATATATACTACTAGAGTAACATTAAGTTACTCTAGTAGTATTTTATATATATTAGCACTCTGATGCTAGTACTTGTAAACTAAGATCAACATTATTACCAGACTCTATGTAGATAGGATGTTCTTTTAATGTCTCTATAATAGATCTTACTGGGCATAACATAGGATTTAAGTTAGCTAGATCTTTATCTCTATCATAAGTAAGTACTTTTAGATAATCAGAACTAAATAAAGCATCTAAAGAACCTGATAGGTATTCTACAGATTTACTTAATACAGATATAATCTTATCTATATTAGCTTGTATAGCTATAGCATCTTCTATAGTTATAGAGTAACCTCTAGTTAGTGTAAAGCTATCTTGTCTTATAAAAGATGTTACCAACTCACAACCACATAGATCATCTGTACTATCCATAATATACTTATAGATACCAAATAGCGTATCATTAGCATTAACAGAGAAATAGTTATTATCCATATGTACTACATCTCTAGTATTAGTAGCTTCTACATCATTAGCATATAGTAGGTAATCTGGTACTACTCCATTAGAGAAGAATATATCTTTAAGATTAGTATCTAATACAGCTTTTACAAATGGTACTGTAGAATCTAATTCTATAAATGTATCATCTTTAGCTATAGTGTATTTAAAATCTTTAAGTATAGCTAGTTTATCTTCTGTAAGATTCTTTTTCATATCAGTAGCATAAGATAGAGCTAATTTAAATATAGTAAGTAGTGAATATAGGTTATTACTAAAAACACCTATAGAGTTGCCATTGATTCTAGTTTCAGTATCTCTAAAGCTATTAAGTAGGTTACGTATACCTACTTTAACTGGTTCTAAGTTAGTTCTAGATGGTCTAGCTGTAAATTTATGTATTGGTATATCTTTAACTATAAAACCTTTAGACTCTTCTGGTACTAATGATTCTAAAGATAGTACATCCTCTGCTGATATAGCATTAGCAATAGTGATTTCTTCTAATTTATCTTCTAAGATCTTTATTAGTTCGTTATTCATAATCATAATCTCCATGATATAGTTGTATTCACGGTAAACATAACAGTATACTGTAGTTATAAAAAATAAGTATACTAGAGTAGTATATACTACTCTAGTATACGAAATATTATTTATTAACTGTTACTTTATTAACAGTGCCAAGAGCATATACTAAATATGAACTAAGTTCATAGTAGCTCTCTATCAACATCATAGTTAGAGCAACCATATCTTTGCAGAATTTAGTAACATCATTAGCGCTAAATTTAAATTGTGAAACATAATCATCATTATCTTCACTAGCAGCAGGTTTACCAGCTTTAACATTAGCTAACTTACCATTATCCATAAGTTTCTTAATGTTCTCTAAAGAAGCGTAAAACTTATCTAAATCAGATTTATATTTTTTATCAAAGTTGGATACTTCTTTTAATGCGTCTTCTAATGCTGATGCTGAATAAACAAATCCAATTGTACTAATGTCGAAACTTTTATTAATAGTAAACAAGTTAACATCAGTCTTAACTATTTCACCATTTCTTAATACGCATGTAATTGTGTTCCCTACACGTGGTATATTTAATATAATATCGTTAGGGTCAATATTTCTACCATATACAGAATCAAGTTTATAACCAATTTTAAAAGGCATAGCCATTAGGTAATCTGATATACCACGACTAGTATATAATCCAGAAGTTATCTTTGTGTATAAAGCGGCAGTCATTACGCTTATATCAACTTCTTTACCATTACCATTTAAAGCAGCTTCTAAATCTTTAATAGTTTCACTGCCATATTTCAATAGTGATGTTAGTATATAATCGTACATACTCTGTGTTTGAACAGGATGCATTAGCCCTAATAAACAATATTTATTTTCTAATAGATCTGCTATTCTTTTTTCAGCTGCTTTAGGTTCTATCATATTTACTACAGTTTTAACTTCTTCTTTTTTAGTAACTTCTTTAGGTTTAGGAAGTGCTAGTAGAGTTTTTTTATCGTCACCGCTTTTGACCTTAGCAGCTAACTCTTTAGCGCGTTTAGACACCATATTATAAGCATCAACAGATTTAGCTGTTGCTGCGGCTCCTTCTTTCTTAATTTCTGCATATGTATTTACCATATTAGATAGATCTTCAGCAGCTGCAGCTCTAAGCTCTTCTTCGAAATCGTTAAAATCATCAACAGCTTCTTTATATAGCGCTACATTAATATATGTATTATCAGACTTAGTAATATCTTCCATTGCTTTAACAATATCATCTACTACTTTTAACTGTTCAGATTTATTCTTCCATGCTAGATTCTTAAAGAAACTAACTAACTTATTAAAGCCAGCTATTATAAGCTCTTTGATTTTCTTAAATATAGAAACTATCCAATCCCAAACTTTCTTAGCAGAATCTTTAATAGTATCTAATATACCTTCTAACTCTACTTTGATACCTTATAAGTTAGCTTTAGTATCAGTTCTCATAGACTCTAGAGATATCTTAGTACCTTCATCTTTAATACCTAGCATCTTCTTATAGTGTCTCAATGACTCTTGCGCTACAGCAACATCTTCAGGTTCTACTTCTACAGTATCCTCTAGTTTCTCTTCTATATCTCCTATAGTCTCTGTTACTTCTTCAGCTAGATCTGTAAGCTCTTGATCAGCTTCAGCTGCGTCATTAGCTTCTTTAGAAGCTTCTACTAGATCTGCTGTTATTTCATCACTCTCTATAACATCTAGTATATCCTCTTCTGTAGCTCCTACTGTTTCTTCAGCTTCGCTCTCTAAGTTAACCTTAGTCATAAGTTTTCTTATACTCATTTTGTAATTCCTTTAGTATATATATATATATATATATATAAGCTATTATATAGCACCTTATTTCTTATTCCACATAGTACTAGCTACATGTAAATCATTAGCAAACATATTATCTATAAGATCATTAAGTTCACGTTCTTGATATGATAGTGTATCTAGTTTTCCTATAGCATTAACTATCTTAAGAGCCCAATTGTTAGATTTGATCTTTTTCATCTCTGCGAGTTTATTATCTAGGTATTCAATTTGTGCTAACATATGATCTCTAGCTTTAGGATCGTCTATAGTAGATAAACGTCTTACTGTAGTATTACGTAATCTCTGCATTCTTCTATCTATAGTATCATATACAGTACCATTCTTATTAATATTAAGTATCTTATCAATACCTAACCACATAATTATTAAAGAGATAAGAAGAGCTATAATAGCAAATATAGATAAACCAGCAACAGCAGCAACTGATGCATATAGTGTTGTAGCTATGCTACTACCTATAGCTATTACGCTACCTTCTGCTATTGCAGATCTCTCGTCAAAGCCAGTAAGATAATCAGCTTTTTCAAATGCCGATATAATCTCAGCTCCTAAACCAAATCTAGCTGCAAATTCATCTGCTAGCTGTTCATGGTTACTAAGATCATAACTAGTTACTCTACCAGACTCTATACCTCTTATTATAGATTTATTAGCGGCTAGTATAACACCAGCTATAGTAGATGGTTTATCTTTATCTTGCTCTAGATCAGTTTTACTATAGAATATCTTAAGTACATCTGCAGGAGTCTTATTCTTTTTAGCATACTCTTCTACCAAAACATCTTGTAGTATAAACACGTTATTATATACCATATAGACTCTCTCTAGCTCGTTAAAAGCATGGCCTACCTCATGAAGTAGTATAGCTAATATCTCTTTAGAGCTGCAGTTCTTCTTATCGAATCCTATAAAGTCTGCTGCTATAAATCCTAACATATTTTTACCAGATTTAACTCTAGCATTCTTAAGGTCTAATTCAAACTTACTATCTTTAATAGATTTAAATAAGTTTATAGTACTTATATTAGCATAGTTATTCCAATAGTCTTCTAACCCTTTTACTTTAGATATATCTACATCTTTTTCAGTTAGGTTTTTATATGTCTCTGGGTTATTCTTCTTAAGTTTTTCTATATTCTCTAGTGTACCAGATATATTAGTAAACTGTGTATCTCTTAGATACTGATCCATTATAGGACTAAAGCATACAGAGTATCCATTGCATTCTTCATCGTCACACTCTATAGCAAACTGTATATTAAATCTTTCTGTAAAGATCTTAGATAGTTCTGCCAATGCTTTCTTGCCTTCTGTAGTCTTTAGTTTAGCTCTAGAACCATTAGCTATATATACTATATTCTCTATAGCTCTACAAGCTTTCTCTATAAATGGTTCATCATTCTGAAAAGCTATAACTTCATGGTTAACCTTAACAGAAGAGCTAGATAGAGAACTATCTAGCTTATTATATTTTTCTATTACTTTATTTAATTTCATATTCTCTACCTTACTCTATATATTAAGAAGCTGGTTTATTACCAGACTCTATACCCATATGTACACCATCTAGTAACACTATGTTCTTCCATTTCTTATCTTTAGTTAACTCATCAACATTATCGTTATATAGTAACATAGATTTAGTTACAAATAATGTATCAGCTTGATATTCAGTTCTCTTAGTAGCAGATACCCATACTAACTTACCAGTAGTACCATCAGCTACATCACCTAGTATCTTAATAGTACTATACTTATAAGGGTTATCTATAACTACAGTCTTACCAGCAGGTACTACTAGATCTGTAATAACATTAGTTTGTATATCAGCACTACCATTAGTAACATGTGCATAACCTAATGTCTTATAGATATAAACCTCTTGTGGCTCTATAGGAGAACTTGATATTCTATAGAAGTTACCATTATTAGCTATCAATGTTCTTAAGTACACCCTACCATCTTCAAAGTCATTCTTAAGATTAGTTACAGTACCTTGATCAGGATCGAATATAAGTATAGATTGGTCTTCAGCTACACCAGCACCTTCAGAGTTATTAAATATAGCTATCTTACCATCTTTACGCTCTTGAGCGTGTAGGTTATACCAGCTGTTAGTTTGTGTCTCTGTAAGATCACCTACTTTAGTAAACTGTTTAGTCTCTATATTATACGTATAGATAAAGTTATTACTTCTAACCCAATCTTTAGGATCTGGTTTACTAGGATCTTCTTTATCCATACCACCAAGTACTAAAAACTCATTATCTTCATAATTAGATAAACTAACATAACTATAAGCATCGAATGGTAGATCAGCTTCTTTACTAATCTCCATAGTCTCTGTATTAAGTTTATATAGACATAGCTTAGTAGGAGTTTTAAAAGTACCTTCTTTAGCTGGTACAAAGTATACATTATTATCTATAGTAGCTACCATAGATCCAGATACAGCTGTAGAGCCTAACTGTTTACCAGGGTTAGCACTACCTAAGTACCTAAACTCTACAGCTTGTGTATCAGCTTCATACTTAAGGAATACAGATTTACCTAAACCTTCTTTATCTTTATCAGATTGTAATTCAGTTCTATTTATAATAACATTACCATTATAGAGCGGTAGTATATTAACAGACCAGTTACTTAGTGGTTTATTATCTCCTACGTTCTCAGTACCTGCTATATCGTCTATATAGGTTAATACTCCAGAGTCGAATCTATAGTAACCTAATCCTTTAAATATATCAGTATCTGATTTAGGTAATATAAAACCACCTTGATTAAATAGCTCTTTAGACATAAGAAACTTAGTACCAGGTTGTATCATTTTCTGTGTATATTCATAACGTTCTGCATACTGAGTATTCTTATTTATATCTATAACATGGTTACCTTTACCTACTAATACAGCACCTAGTCTCCAGTTAGTATATACACCAGCATCATATTGTAATCTAGACCATAGGTAATAGATCTCACCTTCTCTTATAGTAGTTGGTATATCTACTTTAGGATATAGTGTAGTATTGTTTAAAGATTCTGATACTATTACATCATCTTTATCTTTAAGTACTAAATCTATAGCTAAGAATCTATTAACATGTAGAGAAACTGAAGTAAGTAGTTTTCTACCTGCTATAAGTTCTGATTCTACATTAACAGTATAAAGTTCTTGTTGATCTAAGGCAGAGTTATATATAAATACACCCGGATTAGAATCAGCGTTAGTATTACTATGGTGTATGCATTTTATAATAAATACTTTATTATAAGCATAGTCAGCTTGATCTAATACTATCTTAGTAAGATTCTCTTTAGATTTCTTCCTAGTGAATAATACTTTATTATCAGAATCTGTTACTATCCAAGTAGTAGACTCGTGATCTCCATAACCTATAAATACTTCCATAGGATCTGATTCAACTGTTATAATATCTCTAGCAGATTGAGAATCTTTAGTTACAAATAGTCTAGGTGTAGCTAATATAACATCAGATACTTTAAAGCCTTCCATATCACCTTTAAGATTAACTACAGAGCTCCAACCTGAATCAGCTCTTCTAGAGCCAGATGAAGTAACTACTTCAAAGTGTAACTTAAATCTAGCATATAGCTCTGTATCTTCTGTTACACCAGTAACTTGTGTAGTAAACCTATTTAAATTAACAGTATCTTCTAAGTTAGATACTATTATATCTTTTTCATCTCTAACATTATTACCAATAGTTTCAAAATAAGGAGACCTACTAACTTCATAACTAGTAGCTATATGCCTTATACCAGAACCAGCTGGTATCTTAGGAATCTCTGGTAATATCTGTAAATCTCGTACCATAATTATCCTTCTTTATTATTATAATATTATACTATATGTTATTATGGTTTAGCATTGAATTTCATACCGATCTTCTTACTATCAGTATGTATATCCGGTAAACCTTCTTCTGTTATAGTAACCTCTTGATAAGTTTGCGTACCTATAGCAACTTCTGTCCATGGACTATAAAATATAGTACCAGTAGCATCACATTTAGTGTTTACTTCAGCATCTTTAGCATAGCTAGGTAGATCAAAATCTGTAGGTACTACACCAGCATAGACTCTACCTCTAGCATATAGTTTATCTAAGTTAGTATAGTAGGTACCAGCTGGACCATCTATCTTAGGTAATGGAGAAGTCCATGATTCTAAAGCGTTTCTATTAAAGTAGGTAGCATCTATTATATTCTTAAAATCTGGATCTAATGCTATTTCAAAACTAGAAGCAACCTGTGGTCCTCCAGATCCTATATCGTCATAATGTTTTAGTACTATATCACCATTGTCATCTAGTACTTCAAATTTCTTAAATCTGACAGTAGCCATATTGAGTCAATAGCTCCTTTCTATAAAAATCAAAATACAAATAACCCTCACTAGGGTTAAAATCAGGAAACCAACGCTCCAGTAGCTTATAATAAGATAACATAGATAGTCTTTTACAGACTATCTATGTTATATATATTTAACGTCAAAATTACATAAAGTTAGTTATATATTATTCATATAGAGGCTATAGTGGATATGCCTCTATATATAAATCCAATTCAGTTACTATATAGTAACCAGAAAGGAGCATAGCATGTATAAGAATATGTTCGAAGTAGATCCATTGGACCTACGATTCGATTATCTTATATCTAGCATTAAAGATAAGATCGATAGAGCTAATATCGATACTTCTAAGCTTAAACAAACTATTCGTCTTATAGACGAGGATGTTGACAAGATTAAACGTTTAGGCACTAAAGAAATGCTAGAGAGCTATAAGGTTGGTTGGGTAGATAACCTAGAAGGTTATAACTACCAACTAAGTAGATTCTCTACATAAAAATAAACTATGATAGTACCCTCCACTAGGTACTATCATAGGACAAAAGAAATATATTTTTTTTACTATGCTCTGCTATATAGTAAAAAATGATGAGTGATCTCGTAGCTGTAACTATAATAATATATAAAGTTGTAATAATCCATTACAACCTTAAGATCAGCTATAGTAAGTAAATAAATCAAGGAGTATATAAGATGCCTATATTAAAACCATATGAAACTACTACTGGTAGACTAGTTAATACTAAACCTATTGTAGAAGCTTTATTAGGATACATAACTAAAAACTCTATAACAGATGAGTTAGCTTATGAGTTCTATCAAGGTGATGTTGAGATTTATATCATAACTGGTAAAAATGAAGATGAAAAAGATCTACCGGTATTTAATCAGCCAGTGTTCTTTAGAAACATTAGAAATAAAGAATCTGTAGCTATAGATCTTAGACCATATGTAAATCAAAATGCTGTTAAGAATGATTTTAGTAAGCTTATAGAAGTAATAAGAGATAAACACTCTGCTAACTTTCTAATACTATCTATGTTACTACTTATTAAAACAGAAGTTAATACAGTAGATCTTAAACCTATTATGGGTAATATTATAAGTAGTTTAGTATTTATACTAAGTAACTCTGTAAGACGTATATCTGTACTTAATGCTATAGATGTAGTTAACTTAGAGATAGCTATAGCTATATATGGTTATGCATTGTTTAACCCTGATAATAAACTAGTAGATGATATAGAGAGAATTACTAATGTTATTAGTAAACTTAAACTAAGTTTTCCTATAGATAGAAGAACACTACAAGAGAAAGTATCTCTATTAACAGAACATGAAGATAAACTATCTATAGTTGGTATACCACTACTTAAAAATCTAGTAGAGATCTATCTACCAGAAGATGCTAGAGCTGTAGTAAATGTAGATGCAATATTTAGTATACTAGAGAATGGTTGGTATGGTCCAGATGGATCTAAGAGTATCTATATAGCTATAGAGTCTATGCCAGTGCTAGTAGCGTTAGTCTATAGCATGACAGCTACTACCATGTTTAAGAATAGTAAACTAGCTGCTATACTAGATAAAGAGAAGAATAAGATAGGCGTTAACGATTTCTTAAAGTATATGCAAGGTACATATATTAAGAAAGAGTTAGGTGGATTATTATAAATAAGATATAGAGTAAGAGTAGTACTTCGTGTACTACTCTTACTCTATTTAGCAATGTTAGTTACTAGTTAATATCTATAGTTATAGGTTAAATCTTACAAATGAGGTTGGACTATATATTAACTAGCTATTTTATAGAAAGGTAGATTAACTATGTTAATCAAATATTGTACTACCTAGTAAGAAAACAATAATCCGTTACCTGATCTAAAATAAGGAAAGGAAACACAATGTTAGAAAGGTTATCAGTTTACTTAAGTATATTAAAAGTCTTAGCTGGTATTGCTATTATGAAGCCAGTCTATAAACTATTTCCATGGTATGTAGCATTCTGCTATAAACATGCTAGAAGAGCTAGAGCTATAGTGTATAACTATTGGCTAGCATTTGATAAACAAGGTATAAAGAAGTTTAAAAAGTATCTATCTTTAACTGGTACTTCTACTATAATCTATTCTGGTTCTGTATCTAAACCAGATTTATACCCAGCTGGTACACCAGCTAATGAAATACATAATGTTATAGAGTTTCTTAATATAGATAATATAGGTACTCCAGAGTATAGGTATCTTAAAGACTTTGGAGATAATCCATCCGCTAAAGGTTTACATAGACTATATTACTATATAAGATATTTATTCTATTATTATGCTATTTGGATTTGGCTAGATGATGAAACTAATGTAAATGGTATAGACTTTGAAATAGTTACTAGAACACCTAAGCTATCTGAACTTACTAAACAATATATAGTAAAAGATACTAGAAGCTATGTAAACTGTTTCGATATAAAATATGTTACTAAGACAGAATTACTACCACTAGATAAGATAACTTATATAGTACCGTTACAGAAACTTAATAACTGGTTAAGAATGGACGTAACTTATAAAGAGTTACTTAATATAGGTAAAAGCTTTGGCTATAGAATAGATCCTAGCTATAGACAATCTGTAATGAGAATATTTAATAAAAGTATATTAGACCTACTGTAGAGACTATTTAAGTCTCTACAGTAGACTGATCTTATTTTATTTTATATAAATACTGAACTATATAAATTAAACTAGAGGAGTGTAAGATGTTTTTAGTATTAGAAGGTATAGATGGTTCTGGTAAGACATCTGTAGGTAATGATCTATGTAATAATAGAGAACTTAGGGTTATCAATACTAAACCATTTAGTATTACAGATTTTGTTAAGGTAGTAAAAGAAGAGCTTACTACTAGAGGTACTACTGCTATACCTGTTAAAAGAAGTAAGAGAGTAGATATTATAGTATATAGTATAATGGTATCCTTATTTAAAGATCTATATGGTGTAGATACAAAATATAGAGAGATTATAGAAGATAGCGTTAGAGATATACCTACCGGTAAATTCTTAAAGTTATGTTGTAAGATTAGAAGTGATGTGAATAAACTTACTAAGACTAAAGGATATTTAGTTAGTGGTGTATTCCCAGAGGGACAATTACAATATAGAGATGAAGATACCCTAAAAGCATACTATGTAGAGCATTTAGTATATCTTACTAATAGGCTATCAGATCGTTATATAGATCTTATGTATCTACTAATGCCTATATTAGAAAATCTACAGATAGATAATAGAGATATAATACTACTAGATAGATGGGTTATGAGTACATATGCTTATAACTATGGTATGGGAGGTACTTTAACAGATATAGCTGGTTATATAAAGCCTGAATATAAAGAGCTTAATAAGTTTACCTATACTGATAAACTATTTACTATATTTATAGATAGTGCTCCAAATGTAGCTAGTAAGAGAAGATCTACTAGAAATGGTAAAGCAGAGGTATTCGAAGATAAAGAGTGCTTAGAACGTACATTCGATGTGTATGGTAAACTAATAACTAAAACACCTAGAATAACTTGTATACCTAATAATAGTAGAACTAAATATGAATTACTAATGAAACGTGTATATGGTGCTATAAACGATATATTACTTACGATAGATAGGAGGTAATACTCCTATCTATCTTTATATTTTTTATATGTACATGATAATAACATAGCTCTATATGTGAAATTACGGTCTATAGCGTACGTATAGATTATAACCGTAATTATTAAAATTTATTCCTTAAGGAGAAGACAATGAGTCTTAAAAAAGTTATTCAAAAGTTGAATCTTGAGTCTGAAGAGGCTTTTATCGATTCTGAAGTTACTACACCTGACATTATCGATCAACTAGAAGCTGAAGAAGCAGAAGCAGAGCTTGTAGAAGCTATTGACGATGCTGAAGAAGCACATGAAGCTCTTGACGAGTCTGACGAAGTAGAAGCTGAAGTTGATGAGCAAATCGCAGAAGCTAAAGCTACTATAGCAGAAGCTGAAGGTAAAGTTGAAGAAGCTAAAGAGATTATCGAAGAAGCTGAAAAAGACGGTATCGAAGTAGATAGCGTAGCTGATGAGAATGGTGAAATCCCTGCTGAGGAAGTTGTAGCTGCACAAGAAGCTCTACAAAACCTAATCAAACGTACTGGTTACAAAATCGATACAGTAACAGTATCTAGAGAGGATATTAAAGCTAACACACTAGAGGCTTATAAAGTTAACCTAGAGGGTTGGGAAGAGATGAAAGAGAAAGTTAAAGCAGGTGCTAAATGGATTTGGGATCAAATCATAGCTGCTTATAACTGGATCAAAGAGAAAATCGTAGCTGTTATTCCTACTAAAGTAAATAGACTTAAATGGCTATCTGCTAAAGTAAGTGCAGCTAAAGACGCTACACTATCTAGCGAAGATATTAAAGCTCTTACTGACAAATATAAACAAGATGCATATGTACCATATGTAAGCCTTAACCTTAAAGAATTTACTAAAGATTTTGTAGCAGCAGCACAAGGTTTCTCAGCAGCAGCTGATCTAACTAAAGCTAGCTTCACTATTGGTAATAAATTCGAAGGTAACACTATGACTAAAGTAGTTGTTAAAGACGGTGGTGTTATCGAAGAGCCATCTGCACAAGTTACATTTACACTACCAACTGGTGCTAAAGCAGCTATTCTTGGTATGGCAAAAGATCTTGCTGATGCTTATGCACAATTCCCTAAAGCTCTAGAGAAAGTTGATGCTAAAACTAAAGCAGTAGCTAAGAAAGAGAACCCTTCTAAAGAAGAAGCTAAACTAGCTAAAGAAGTTTCTAAAGTATTTGTAAAATGCGCTAAGATTCTATCTAGCTCAGCATTTGGCTTTGTTAATGCTTATGGTAAAGTATTCCTTAAAGCAGCAGCTAAAGCAGCAGAAGCTAAGTAATAACTTTTATTAATAAAGTAGAAGAACTAGAGAGCTTGTCTCTAGTTCTTTATTTTTTAAAGGAATTAGAATATGAGTATAAGAAAATATATACAAAATATGAATCTAGAGTCTGATACAGAAGAACTATTAGAAGATAGTACTCTAGAAGATAATACAGAGCTAGTTCAAGATTTAGCTAATGTTAAGAAAGAAGTAGAAGAAGCTACTGAGGCTAGTGAAGAAGTAGATAGTCTAGAAGAAGAAGTATCTGATACTATAGACACTATAGAAGAGAAACTAGAAGAACCTGATACTATAGAGCCAGAAGATATAGTAGTAGCGCAAGAATCACTAAGGCACTATAGAAAAGTATTAGGTTTAGAATCAACTAGTAAACTATCTCTAGAGTCTATGAGAAACGATAAAGTAAATACGCTATCAGATCTTAAAGTAGAACTAGAAGGTATACTAGATACTATTAAAGATTCTGCTAAGAAGATTTGGAAATGGATACTAAGTATACTAGCTAAGCTAGCAGAACTTATTAGATCTGGTTTTAAACACATACAAGGTTTCTATAGATCTATAGTGTGGTCTGATAAGACTAAAGAAGCTAAGTTTTACGAAGAAGTTATGAAAGAAGTATCTAGAAAAACTAAGTATGTATCACCAAGTGCATTCTATACATTAGATTATAATCTAATTAAAGATATTAAAGATGGATTTGATGGTAAATCTATATCTTATTATACATATGTTAAATCTGCTGCCGATTATATAGTAGAAAAGATTAAAAATCAAGAAGCATTCTCAGATACTATATATAGCTTCTATAAACCAGAAGAGCTAGCAGAGTTCTATCCTAAAGCTATAAAATTAGTAAGTGATGCTACTACTAATCTAATGGATAATATACAAACTCTATTAGGTAAGATAGAAAAAGCTAGACAAGCTGAAAAACTAGCTTTAGACGCATTTGCAGATAAAGATGAAGTAGCTAAGTCTATTACTACTCTATTTAGAGAGACTATAGAGCAACTTAAAGGACTTAATAATAGAAGAGTAGTATTTGAAGGTACGAGCGGTAACACAGCTGATAAAACTAATGGTATAGTTATACCTAAAACTAGCACTGCGTTTATCGATATTAAAGTAGATAATAGTAGCGTAGATAGTGATGATGCGAACGCTAGCTTCATGACTAAAACACTATATTCAGTAACAGAAGGTGGTTTAGAAGCTATGATCAAAAAGAACGATACGTTCGTACATGATTTAGATTCTCTAGAAAGGGCATTTACTAGTTGTGAAAAACAATATACTAATCTTGGCAATGATATAGCTAGTATAGAGAGATTAGCTAAGAGCTTAGATAGCAAAGAACAAAGTCTTACTAGTTTACTAGATAAGTATAGTAAAGAACTATATCTATTTAAGAATGCTAAGATAGCTGTAAGAAGTTTTGTAACATTATTTAATAACCTATTAGTAGGTTATGAAAACTATAATAGCTATTTAGTAAAATCTATAGGTAAGATAAATAATAAAGCTAGTATTGCTACTAAGATAGATAATAAATAATATCTATCAAAGTGATAGATATTCAGTTAGATATGTTCTGGTATAGGTAAACTATACCAGAATAACCATATAACTGTTTTTTCTGTCTAAGTGACAAAAAAACAGTTATATATTATTTATATAAGGAATATAGTATAATTACTATAAATCCTTTACATTTTATTATCAACTTACGTTATACGAGTAGAGAGTAACCATATAGGTTACTCTCTACTCTATTTCTATAGTAAGTACTGGTAGTAAATGTAATATAACGTAAGAGGTGCCTATATAAGGCTAATATTAAAATTGATAATAAAAGGATATACTATGGAACAAAAAGCATGTGAAGTATTAGATATTCTATTAGAGAATATTAGAAATACCGATAGTAAGAAAAGAGTTGAAATCTTGTATAATCTATATGGTACTTTCGAGAGTTATCTTTTAAGTATAGCAGAAAAAGAGATAAAAGACTTAAAGAAAGAGATGGAAGAAGACGGCATAGATGCTAGATTAGCTTTTAAAGATGTTAAATACGTATGGAATCAATTTAGAGATGCTATATCTAAATATGTATTAGACATGTATAGAGATGCTGGTATAGACAGTATACTTAAATATAGTTATAACGTATTAGACCTAAGAAATAATCTTAAAGAGAAGCAACCAGATATGGTTAAAGATGTAGACAGGTTGGTAGGTAAAGTAATATCTAGAACATCTGTAGTTAGATTTGGACTATCTATAGATTTGAATATAGGCAATACTAAACCTTTAGTATTAAGGCCTAGTGCTATTAATCATTATTCGCCATCTGGTAAATCAGAATATGTTCATCTCAGCGACGTAGAAGCTGAAGTTAGGGCTATACAATCTAGAGATAAAACATTAGAAGAGTTAAAAGTTGAGAACGAAAGACTTAAACTAGAGCTAGAACAAGCTAAGAAAAAGTCTAAAGGGTTCTTTAGTTGGTTATTTAGTTAATAAACACAATATAATGTAAGGAGTGTAAAAATGAAGAATATAGATATAGCATTTGCTAAGAGGATAGTCGATGGTATTAACCATCATATTACTGGATTTTCTCCAGTAACATATGAAAGCTTGAAGAAGCTTAGTAAACCTAATCATGTTATTATGCTTAATAGTAGCTTTAGCTATAGCGATAGCTTAGATAGCTATTATAAGCTATTAGATTGGGCTAAAAGAAAGTTTAGTATAGATAGCGAACAACTATACAATCTAACTAGTTCTGTTATAGAACAGTTTAGAACTTGTGTATATAATGCTTTTATGGTAGAATATGCTAAAGCTCTAAAAGAGTATGATAATCTACTATATATACCAGTAGAGACTATAGAAGATATTTTAGTAATATTTAAATCTATATATAAAGCTAATCCTAATAGTATTGTATATAATAGATTCTTAGATAGTATAACTAAAGCTATAGGTAAGGTTAATGTATCTACCTTTGAGGATGAAATCATACTTTCATTTGGGCATAAGAGCGAGTCTTTATCTAGTATAAGACTAGAAACTATAGATGCTATAGGTTGTAAATATAACCAGATAGCTACTTTTGATTTAGTTAATAAAGATTTGGGTGTTAGTATAAGCCATATAAATATATCTAACATAACAAATATAGAATGGCCTAAAGATAAACTAATGTATAACAATATACTACCAGAAGATCGTACTAAACCATTATGGGTTGGGTTAGTAGTCTTTAAAGATGGTTCTATGCTTATGCGTGTTCCTAAGTTAATCGATGGCGAACGTAAAGAGATATGGTCACGTTTAACACCTGTAGATGGTGTAAGCTATGATTGGTAGGTGATAGATATGGGTATGTTTAGTAAAGATGAAGCTAACATGATGGTTAGATATATATTAGATACACTTAAACCTAAATCTAAAACTACTCCATCTCTTAATGCTATGATGGCTTATAACAGAAAAACTAACACTATATTGCATAAGAGAGAGAAATCTCTACAGTACGCAATACCAGAGTTATTTAGAGTTATAGGTAAACGTAGAAACTTACCAGAAGGCTATATGTATTTAGTAGCAGATGATATTATAGATCAAATACGTATAGAGATCTATAATAGATTCGTTAGTACCTACTATGAAATAGTAGATCCTTTAGAAGCTATCTATAAACCTATGGTAGATTATAATAAGAATGGTTTTAGTAAGATACTATCGTATATGAGAGTATTACAACAGACTGTTAGAGAACATGGCTACTATGAAGATATAGATAAGTATGAAAGATTAGCTAGTTGCTTTACTAGGTTAGATTATTATAATGTAAAAACATTAGATAACTACAAAGTACTAGTAGAGTTTGTAAATAAAAATAAGATAGTTATAGGTTAGCATACTAGCTAACCTATAACTTATTTTTTTAACGTAAGGAGATAAGTATGTTAATTAAAATAGATTCAGATAGATCTGAAGCTACTATGGTTATTGGAGATAAAGTAGCTCAATTACTTAAAGATAGTGGTAAGAAAGTATTGAACTATGGTGGATTTGATAGTACGTATAGTGTATTTAATCTATCAGACTTTATAACCTATGTAGCTAATGCTGATATTGAACTAGATGAACCTGATGATAGAGCTAAACTTATGTATGGTCTTACAGAGTTTATCAATATCAATGGTGATAGTAGGCTAGTAGATATTACAGCTGCATTAGGAGCTAGAGTAGATAATGTTCAACCTAGCTTAATAAGTAGTATAGTAACACTATGTACAGACTTAAACAATCTATGGCGCGATAACCCTATATACAATGCTGAAAACGATGCAGTAAGTCCAGGTCTTGTAACTAAACTAACATTAGATAAGATAGAGCTAAGAGCTAAACTAGTACAACTATTTAGTATTATAGTAAAAGTTGATGAGGTATTCGTATTAGGTAGCTGGGTTAAAACTCAAGAGTTTAGCTTTATGACTAGGGCTATTAGAGATCATATAGATAGTTCTCTAGTAGATAGTGTAAAAGCTATGCTATCTGACTATAAAGACTCTGAGTTAGCATATAGAACTATGACAGGTTATCAACATAGGCTATTGAATATAGTAGCGCTACCTAGTCTACTTATAAATAACGAAGAGTATGAATTGTTTAAAGAACATGATATAAACAATGATGTACATATAGTAGGTTATAAAGTTATACCTAAGTTAGGTCATGATGAAGAGTTTGATCTAAGCTATAGGTTTAACGACTATGAAGTAGATGATAGTCTAGAAGAGATACTAAAGGAGTTATAAAATGGTATTTATAAAGAAATACTTTTTTGCTATATTGATACTAATAGCAATAGTTATAGGCTTTATGGCTATAATAAATAACTTAGTAGATATATACACAGATGTAGATAAATATATAACTAATAATGCTAGTGTATTAGAATGGTTTAAGCTAGTTACAAATACTATACTACTAATAGCTTATATATTTCTATATAGAATGGCATTGAACTCTACTAAGGGTGATATGATCTATATACTAGATAAGTTTGGTATTAACGATGTTGAAACCCTAGTTAAAACATTAGAAAAACATACTGGTAAAAAAGCTGAAGAGGTGCTAAATGAAACTAAATAATCAACTAGAAGATCATTTAGTAGAACAAGCTACTAAAAGACTTAGTAATGAACTATTCTATATGATACTTAAACATCCATCCGAAGATAGAGTATTCAGTGCTGTACTAGGTAAGTTAGGACAGTGGAATGTAGAGAAACTAACTGTAGAGCTTATAAATAAGTATGCTTACTCTAATATAAAAGATAAACTTATACCAGCTCTTAATACTAGTTGCTATAGTATGCTATCTGATATGTTTAGACCATTTATAGCAGAAGTTAGCAGTTACTTAGATAATGTACCACAGTTTGAATGTGAACAGACTGATGTATTCGTAGAGCCTACTTGGTTCTACTCTAAGCATGAGTTTATAAGGTTTGCTAATGCTTTTATAGCTATAGCTAAATATGATAGTACTCTTAATAAGATACTACAGAAGTATAATAAACATGTTAATGAAGTTTATTATAGATTAAAAGAAACTATAGAAAGGGAAAACAATGTATCTGAATAGAACTTATACTAGGAAACCTAGGTTACTTAGTAAAGTAACTCTAGAGAAGCTTAATGAATTACTAACAAGACATGATTTAATATTAGTTAACGACCTATCAGGGCTAGATACTTCCAGCCTTGATGGTTGTTGTTCTTCTATATCTAGGAAATTAAATAGTGGAGCTACATTAGTATATGACTTTACTATAGAAGATGTAGATGTTATGTTAAGAAATAAAACATCTGGTTTTCTTAGTAACTGTGTTACTATAGTAGCTGAGGTTAATAGTTTAGTAGGTAACTATGATCTTACTAGGATCATGTTTAAGTTTCCTACTACAGAATACCATATAGTAGATCTAACAGATAATACTATATACACACTAGAAGGTATAGAACCTAAACTAGTTAAGTATATAGAGGCTACTTTCTCTAAGCCTAAGAAAGCTAATAAGAATCTTTTAATAAGAACTAATAAAACTAAATAAGAGAGGTAAATAGTTATGAATATTTTAATAGGATCAATATTGAGAATAGTAGCACTTATAGTAAGTGTTACTATAGGTTTATTAATATATACTACTGGTGAACAAATAACAGGTGTAGTAGTGTGCATAATATGTACATTAGTTTTATTTAAACTAATAGATAAAAAGTATGGTGATCTAGAAGGTAAGGAGTAATAGTATGGCACGTACAGCAGAAGTAAATGGACCTAAAGATCTTATAGGTCTTACTAAGAAAGTAAAAGATAAGTATATATGGCAAGGCTTATTTACATCAGGTAGTATTAAAGAATCTGATATTAAATTCTTTAATACTGTAGATAAGTACTATAGAAAGTTTATATTAGTTACAGATAGCTCTGAAGAAACTTTAGCCTTTATTAAAGATCTATATAAAGGTATAACTAAACTCTATAAAGAGCTATTAGCTAATAATAGTACTTCAGATTACTTTTCTGCGCTACTAACAGATTATAGTGGTTTAGAAGAGGCTGGCTTACAACTTAACCAAGATTTAGATTCTTTAATTAGTGTTATGTCTATAAGGTATCATGTACCTAAACAGATAGCTAAAAACTATACGATTAGATTAATAGATCTTATAAGATCTAAGACTATAGTAAGCCTACAAGAGCTGTTTATTAAAGCACTACCTAAGATGAACCATGTATACATGCTAAATGATAGTGATATAATAAGTCTATGCAGAACAGATGTTACTGATGGTATATCTTATAATAAATCACCTTTTAGTGTGCCAGTAAGTGAAACTGAGTATGTTAGGATCAATCCTAAGTTAGAGTTTACAATTAGAGAAGCTATATGTGTAACACCATACTTAGCATTATTTCTATCTTTAGAAGCTGACTCTAATAGAAATAGCAATAAGATACTAACTATATGTAGAGAACTATCCAATACTATATTAGAGCTAAGACTAGATTATAATCCTGCTTCTATAGCTATAGATAAAGAATCTGTATTGTGCTACTATGAAACTATGCATAGTCTTATACCGAAGGGTGGTTTACCTACACTAGCTGATTACACTATAGCATTTGATATTATAGGTCAAGCACAGTTTATGTTCATAACACATCTAGTAAAAGCTGGTGGTAGTGTAATAGGTACTCCATTAACAGATTTTATAGATAGCTTAGCTAATAGGTTACAAGTACGTAAGGAGCTAATAGACTTAACTCTACCAACAGTACCAGATGATCGTCTAGACAACTTAACACTAAATGACTTAACTATGCTAAACGAATCTAAAGCTGTAGTTGAACCAGTAGAGGTTTATAGTAACTCTGTTACTAAGCCTAAACGCGGTAGGAAGAAAAAAGATTAACCATACTAGCTAGAGTACATATGTACTCTAGCTAGCATTATCTTATTTTTTTAGTAAATTTAGAAACTTTCTATACCTGATCCAACCGATAAAATCTGTTGGATTTCTTATATCGTATATGAACAATAATAATACCAACAGGAGGTTACTTTTGAAAGTACAAAAACGTGACGGTAGGCTCGAAGAGCTTAATATCGAGAACATTAGGAAGCAGACTATACCTGCTTGTGAAGGACTAGCTGGTACTAGCTATGAGGATTTAGAGCTATCTGCTAGTATATTGTTTACGGACGGAATAAAAACATCCGATATACAAAAAGCTCTTATTAATACTGCACATAATAAAATATCGTTAGACAAACCTAATTGGGGATTCGTGGCGGCACGTTTAGGGTTCTACGATATTTACCACACCATTAAAGAAACTTATAAGATAAAAGAGCCTGGAGATGTTTACAAACATGTAACCTTACAAATGTATTTAGATAGAGCTAAGCATATTTTATCAGATTTTGTAAACAAATATAGTAAAGAAGATATTGAAAAACTAAATAGCATAATCGATAGTAAAAAAGATATGCTATTTAATTATCCAGGATATCGTGTGTTAAAAGATAGATACCTTCTTATAGATTTAGGCGAACTAATAGAGTTACCACAACATATGATTATGGCAATAGCAATGTTTGTTGCACAAAACGAAGAAGATAAAGTTTACTGGGCATCTGAATTTTATAAAGTAATATCAGATCTAAAATTTATACCCGCAACACCTATACAATCGAATGGTAGAGTAAAAAATGGCAGTACTGCTAGTTGTTTCTTAACTTCTATCGCAGATACATCTGATTCTATTTTCGATAGCTATAAAGAAATAGCGTTTGGGTCGAAAGTTGGAGGTGGATGGGGTGTAGACGTGACACGTTTACGCTCTTTAGGTAGTACCATTGGCCATAGACTAAACGCGGCAGGAGGTGCAATTCCTTTTATTAAAATTTTAAACGATATAGCATTAGCAGTGGATCAAAACGGTAGAGAGTTTGCCGCTTAGTTAGGTAACTAACTATAGAAAACACCTTTAATTGCTGGAAAACCCTAAATATCTTGAAATTAATCAATAAGGACAAGAAATGGGTAATCAGCAGGAAAGCCAAAATAATATTTTATTCGAAAATATTCCAAATGATATTACGTTAAGTAAACGAATAGCTGGTAAAGAACAAGACTTTATTAGAGATATTCATATGTCGTACGATTATTTAAAGGAAACATATGGACTATCGCGTGACCAAGCTAAAAAAGATAAAACGTAAAGTATATAATATATACGAGAAAAATATACCTATAGGATTTAAACAATTAGAATATTCTAAACCTCATGCTGTGTCCAACAATGGAACAGTAATACACATACGTAGACGCGAGGTGATCAAATCTAGTTTAAATCACAAGGGATATCCACATGTTTGTTTAGAAAATAAGAAAACAAAAACAGTACATCGGATTGTCGCAGAAACTTTTATTCCTAACCCAGAAAACAAGCCACAAGTTAACCATATAGACGGTAATAAGCAAAACAACGATGTGAGTAATTTAGAATGGGTTACTAATAAAGAAAATATGGATCATGCTGTAAGAATTGGTCTTCGAGCAGAATCTGATAAAAAGATAAGTTTAGCAATGACTGGTAGTAAAAACCATAGAGCAAAACTAACCGAAGCAGAGGCTAAACAAATTAAAGACTTATGCGAAACAAACACAAATAAGCAAATTGCAGAACTATTTCCGGTTGGGCCAACGATAGTGAGTATGATAAGACATAATAAAATTTGGAAACATATAAAATAAAGATATTTTGGAATCTTCAACGACTAGTAAATCCATATGTAGAACTATATGGTATACATCTTAAGTAAGATGGAAATGGGGTGTATCCTAATATGTTAGGATAGTGAGATAGTCTAACCTTATACGAAAGTATAAGCAGCTTATAAATAAGCGTACTTAGAATAACGAACTAAGTAGAATGTAAGTGAAACGTGCTGGCGCATTCGCTATATATATGGAATCATGGTGTATTGATTTCCCAGATTTCTTAGATATGTGTAAAAGAAGTGGCGAAGAGAGAAGAAGAGGTCAAGATTTATTCTATGCTGTTTCGGCATCCGATCTCTTTATTAAGAGAATAAAAGAAAATACTAAATGGACCTTATTCGATCCCAGAGACGTTCCTGAACTTTCAGAAACTTGGGGAGAAGAATTTGAGAAACATTATCTTCAAGCAGAAGAAGATTTCTTAAGCGGCAAAAGAAAATTTAATCCTAATACTAAACAAATAGAAATAGCAGACTTAGTTAGTAAAATGATGTATAACTGGGTAACAGAAGGTAAACTATTCTGGTTCTTTAAGGATACTGTAAATAGAGCTCATGAGCATAAACATTTAGGTATAATAAGAAGTAGCAATCTCTGCTGCGAGATAACAATGCCTACTGATGAAAACAGAACAGCTGTTTGTAACCTTGGCTCTATTAATTTAAGTAGAGTAGAGTCTATAGAGGATTTAACTAAAACTTCTAAACTAGCAGCTAGGTTCCTAGATGATGTTATAGACGTAACTGAATATCATTCTGAACGGGCTGAAAAGACACAGAAAGCTATGAGAAGTTTTGGATGCGGTACTATAGGCGAAGCTGAATATATTGCAACTAGGCAAATTCATTATGGTTCTCCAGAACATATAGAAGTTATTAAAGAATTATACGGAACTATTTCTAATACACTTAAAGAAACTTCTATAGAGTTAGCTAAAGAAAGAGGATCATGCGAAGCTGTACCAGGTATTCGTAATGCTTATCGCATGGCTATAGCGCCTAATACTAGTACTAGTTTATTTGCTGGTAGTGTTGCTAGTTGTGAACCTATTTACGCTAAAGAAACAGTTGAGATTTCTAAACTAGGTAATTATAAAGTCATGGCACCTAATATTAGTATCGATAATATTGCCTACTATAAGAATGCTTTCGAAATAGACCAAAAAGTTCTTATAGATACAAATGCTATAAGACAGCAATTTATAGATATGTCTATTTCACAAAGTTTATATATAGACGCTACTGACTATATGGGAACTGGTAGGCCGGTGTCTGCTATGGATATTATTAAACTAATAATCAGAGCACATAGTAAAGGATTAAAAACATTATATTATTTTAGATCTAAAGCTAAAAAGAACGATAGCGCTATTACAGGTAAAGGTGGCATTACTTGTAGTGGATGCGAAAACTAATAATATTCGAGTATCTGTAAGATTATTCTTACAGATACTTATTTTTATTTCACTTTTTTTATAATTTTACATTATTTAAATAAGATAGATATCTTAAAATACAAAATGAAGGAGAAACAATGTCTATAAAACTAGCAGTTAAAAAGGCTATCTACAATTATGATTCAGCAGAAAAACTCGAAGATGCTAAAATTATTGGTGGTAACCCAAATGGTATAATTTCGTATAATCAATGTCCTCAAGCGTGGGCATATCCGTTATATAAAAATATGGAAGACCGTACCTGGTTTCCAAGACAAATCAATATAAGTAAAGATAAAGTTAACTATTCTAAACTTCCTGAAGAGATAAAACAAGGTTATGATTTAGTTCTATCACAACTTATTACAAATGATTCTATACAAACTAACCAGTTAATGGACAGCATTAATCAATATGTAACATCACCTGTTGTTAATGCTTGTTTATCACACCAGGCATTAGAAGAAGCGCGGCACGCGGAAAGCTACGCTGTAATGGCGGAAGATATTTGTCAAGACACAAATAGGATTTACGAGCTTTATAAACATGATGAAGAATTGTTTCTAAAGAATAAAGCAGTTGCTGACATGTATAATATTCTTTATCAGGGCACCACGCCAACTGAAAAAGATATATTATTAGCATTCGTAGCTAATCAGGTTCTTGAAGAACTTGTATTCCCAGGTGGGTTTGTGTTCTTCTATTCTATCGAACAATATATGCCAGGCAGCAGTGCCATGATTAAGGAGATTGACCAATTAAGTCTCGCCGCTTAATAGTCTCCCTATATAGTAATATATAGCTTCTAGTTAATAACTAGTTGATACCTTTCCTAAAAAGGGGAACTCCTAACTATAGGACAATCCTTTACTAAAAAATGCTAATTTTCATCCTTACATGATCGTACTATTATAAGGATTATGTATGGAAAAAGAAATAAATAATTTTCCCGGATATACAGTAGATGATAAAGGCCGCGTTTTTTCTAATCAAAGACGTTACGTTACTAAGAATAACAAAGTTATCGCTAAACCTCGGAGAATAGAATTAAAACAGTGTAACTTTTGGACTGGGTATAAAAGAGTTACACTCACTGACAGCACTGGTAAAGTACATACCAAATCAGTTCATCGTCTGGTTGCTAGTACTCTTATACCTAATCCGGAAAACAAACCAATGGTTAACCACATAGATAGTAATAAACAGAATAACAACATTGATAATTTAGAATGGGTAACTCTCGAAGAAAATCGTGCCCACGCTACTAAGATGGAGTTATGGAAACCAAAATATGGTTCACAGTCGCATCTTGCAAAAGTTAACGAAGATGATGTTACTAACATTATTACAGATATGATAGCTGGCAAAAGCAATAGCGATATTGCAAATAAATACGGGCTTCATGATAGATACGTTTCGTTAATAAGACACAAGAAGCGCTGGCCAAAAGTATGGGAAAATTTTAAAGATGTTGAATTGCCAAACTCTAACAAACAACCAGAATATAAAGATACTAATCGAAGTAGTATAGATATCGATACACAACTTAAAATTATAGAAGAACTTAAAACTTCTACGAATAAAGCTGTGGCTGATAAATATAAACTAGACCCATCGGTTATGTCACGCGTTAGAGCTGGTAAAAGCTGGAAATTAGCAAACAAAATGTCAAACGACTATCGAAAAGATAAGTAACATAGTGATATGTTATGTAAAACCGAGTAGAGTAGGGCAGAAGTCTGCCCGAAACGGAAGGGCTCCTAACTTATCTAATGTTTAGATAAGAAGGATGAAGATATAGTCTACTCTATACAGTAATGTATAGAAGACTGAAAAGTCTATGTTTATCTAACGAATAAACATTAATACAAAGGAAACGGCGACGAAACTCTTAGCCATGTACCTTTATTCCAAAATATTTTTAATACTGCTATTAAAGAAACTTTTAATGGTATTATCCCGGAAGAGGTTGTAGAAAAAGCGCATCGCATGATTAGACATATGTGCGAAGCCGAAATAAAGTGGACAACTTATGTTACTAAAGGAATATTAGGATTTTCAGAACACACTATTAAAGTGTTTATAGAATCACAAGCTAATAGCGTTTGCAAGAACTTAAAATTACCATTACTTTATTCTGTTGTTGAACTTAAAGATAACCCATTAAGAAAATTGATGTTAGATCATCTTAAAGGCGGAGAAGTCGAAAGCAAAACAATGTTCTTCGAGGAGAATGCTACTGAATATGCTAAAGGTAATTTAGACATGAATGTTGACCTAGGTTCTGTTAACTGGGATGACTAATATATATTAAGGAGGTAATTATGAATCCAGAAGAAAAACCAAAAGGTATTATCGTAGAGAGTATTAAGCACTCTCTACCTTTGAATGTAAAGAGTATGGAAGAGTTAGAAATAAGAATTAAAGACTGTCTAGCTGATATTCCAAAAACTAATGATTTGCCGTTTGTAATTAAAGATATGTTTAAAGACAATATTGATTTATGTTGCAAACCTATACGTATTAACTTTATTAAACGAAATGCCTATGTTACTTATAAGAGTATTAATATACCTACTAAACGCTTACATAATCAAAGTAAGAATAAGTTTATAAATCGACGTGTTCTTAAAAATGTGACACCAGTTAGTGTTACTACAGAGGATTTAGGCGATTATAAAATAGGTGTCGATATTAAGCTAAGATATAACGCTTAGGTGTAAAACTATGGATTATTATAAAAAATATAATTACTGGTTCATGGCTCTTGGTTTTGGATGCTTATTATTATTCTTAGCGATGGTATTTTTCGATCCTAAATATAATAACACCTGCACAACTACAACACAAGTTATAGATAAGAAAACAGTTAAAGAAACTCTAGATGATATATCTCAGAAGCTAGATATAATACGCCAGGAGTTACAGGTACTAGAAACAAGAGAAAAAGGGCTAAAATGAAAAGTTCTGATATAAATAACATGAATTTCATGTCCTCGTCTTTATACAGAAGTTATAGCGACGCTAAAACACCTGTTAAGAGCATTACTATAATTAAAAATAATTTAATAAATCGGTGTGCCATTAAAAGTGTAACACTAGATAGTAGTATAGTAGTGAATCTAGATAATAAGAAGGTTACTATATGATAGAAAGAGTGGCAATAAGGATTATATACTTAGTATGTTTATTGCTATCAATATCTATACTATATAGAATAATTAAATATAACTATAGCTTAATAGATACGGCTATAGCGGTAGTGTTCGTAATAGCTATATTATATTGTTGCAATATGCTAGTAAAGTACATATTCTATTAACCTAAACTACAGATAGACTCTATGTAGAGTCTATCTGTAGCATCTATATTTTTTTTTATTTTAAGCGTCTAAATAGTAACGTAAATGTCCTAACGACATGAACAAGTATAACGAGAGAATGTCGTTACGATACCGAATGAGCAAAGCGAGTGAAGGTATCAAAGTGACAAAAAAACAGTTATATATTATATATATAGTAAAGAGAACAAATATAACCTATCTAGAGTACTTAATGTACTCTAGATAGGCTTAATAATCTCCTTACTAAATAATATAGAAAGGAGGTGCCAAATGGAACTAGACTTTCTAGAAACAGGTCCATTGGAAAATAGGTTTGATTACTTATTTCTCTCTATTAGAAATAAGCTACCTAAATATTCTAATAGTGATTCTGTTAGACTATCTAAACAGCTAGACCTTATAGAAGAAGATATAAATAAACTTTCTAGTTTAAACGATAACACATATCTTCAACGTTATAAGTATGGTTGGGTAGATAACCTAGAACATATAAACCACCAGTTAACAAGACTAGTGGGTTAAAATAAGACTACACAGAGATTAAGTCTCTGTGTAGTCTCTTATATACTCCAATCTTATAGAAAGGAGGTGATAAAGATGTTAGATATTAACAACGTTATACTTTTAACAGATAAAGTTAAAAGTAAAGCAGTAGCTAATAATCAGTTAGCTACTGCCAGAGTTGCTGGTAAGATCAAGTCTGAGCTTCACGGTTTAGATGTTAGATCTTACCAGTCTAAAGCATATTTAGCTTCTGTAGTTCCTAAGCTACAACAGCTAGATAAATTGCTAGGTTACTAGCATATAAAAGCTATCTTGGTTTATAAAAGAACCAAGATAGCTCATTATGTTTAATATAGTATAACTTAGTATTATATTATCTTAAACATAAAATTCATAATGATAAAGGAGAGTACCATGTTGATGAGTACACTAACCGAGGACATTGTAAAGAGAATAGTTGCCAACCCAGCGTTGGCTGGAGTTGACAAATGGTCTATTTCAGAAGTAGGTCAACTACTTGGAAATAGAAAAGGTGTTAGATACGAGGTTAACGAAGGAAGAGAATTCCTTCGTTTTACAATTAATAACGTAGTTTACAATAAGAGAATTAGATTAGCTATCTAGTTTTCTTAGAGTGACAATATTAGCAAAAGAAAGGTTAACATGGCAAGTGTATTACCGTGTTTTACAGATAGTAAAAAGATATGTCCCGTATGTGGGATGTATATAAAAGCTCTAGAAGAGTATAGAGAGGCTGTTGAGATTATGGATCAGTTAGGTATAGACACTGAGACAAAGTTTTATACAGAAGCTATGTATACATATAGAGCTTCTGAAGCTAGAGCAGGTAGATACTTTAGCTTCGCTAAGATGGGCAGATACGAAGCTAAGAGTTTAGCTAGGTTTGCTTGCTGTTCTAATAAAGAAACTTTATTAGAGGAAATAGAAGAAGCAGATATGATCTTTAAAGACATCGACGCTTCTAAAAGATTACTATACTTAATAAAAGATGGTATAGTAACAAAAACTAAATATTAGGTGCTACTATATAGACTTAAGTCTATATAGTAGCTAGTTTATTTTAACACTATAGAAAGGTAAAAAGATGTTACTTAAAGAAAATGTAGGTAGTTACTTAACAAATATACAGATAGACTCTAGAAAACCAGACAGAGAAAAGCTATTAGATATAAACGCCGAACTGCCAGTTAGGGCAGTAGGCGAGTTTAGCTTAGGCTATCGTGAAACTCTAAGAGAAGAGCAGATGGTTAAAGAAGAGTTGAATAAAGATAAACACGGACTAAGCCCAAACCAAATAGAGTCTATACTAGTATTCTATTCGTTCTTAAAAGAAAGAGCGTTTAGGACTGGTAAGTATATGAAAGTCGAATCAGTACGCTACGCATTTGCATATAGCGAACTACAAGCGCTACATGATGAAAAAGAAATAGGCGATGCAGCTGAAACCATAAGAGCTTCAGATGTGATCTTTATGGACAAAGATAGAGATAATCTATACTGTGTTTATAACAAACAAGTACATGTGATTGAATTAAGATAAGGAGTGTAAAGATGTTCTTTAAAGAAATAAACGAAATAAAGGAAGCAGCTCTTAAACCAGAGCTACTAAGTAATGTAAATGTTGATAGGTCTATCGATATTGATAGGCCTTTAGTCGGTGTTTATTCAGAGGCATATGAGCAAGTAGCTTCTGAAATAGAAGATGTGAAGAAAATGCTAAGCATGGGTAACATGCCTAGCAACCGTAAAAAGGCTATACTAGCTATGCATAGACATAGACTAGATATAGCTTTAACAGAGGGTAAGGTTATAGCTGTTAAAGCTATAACAGTACCTGTAGCTCTTGAGTTGGTAAGAGGCAGGTTCAACGAGCCTGCGCTTACCGATGCTGTCTATGGAGCAGATATGCTCTTTACGACAGTAGGTAATGAAAGAGCACTCTTCGTTGTCTATGGTAACGAAGTAGAAGAATACCGTAACTAAGATAGTACTAGAGCTCCTATAGGAGCTCTAGTACTTCTATACTATTTTTTTTTGATCTTATAACGGTATATTATAAGATACATTACTTAGTAAGGAGTTTATCATAAGTTATAGAGACGATAAATGGTATGACTTTATGAACTCTCTCAACTACAGGGATGGTGTCTTTATAGATAAAAGAGAGATAGTTACCACGCTTAAAGCTGAGATAGAAAAAGCTTATCAAGCTGGTTTATCAGATTTTGTACCAGAGAAAGTAAGCTGGGGTTCTATAATACTAACTAGTCTTATGGTTAATATTATAGTAGCTGGAGCTAGCATACTAGGTACACTAGCATATATAATCTATAGTTAGAGTATGAGTACTATTACTCATACTCTAATATTTTTTATGCTATATTAAGAGAAATGATAAAGTAAGGAAGATTATGAAAACTATAATAAAGATGGCTAGATTATATAAAAAATTAAAAGATTATTACGACTGCTGTATAACAGCAAAAGAGCCTGATATAACGAAATATAACAAAGGTATAATAAAAGTATTACTTAAAGAACAAAATGCTCCTAGAGGGCTTGTAAATGGCTTTATGAGCACTAATATGAAATCTTTAAATATGCCATTAGTAAACGCTACAACTTTAGATCTATTTGGATTAAAAGAACTAGATATGATACCAGATGTAGATAATAGAGTAACTATAGAGATGTTAGCTATAATAAATAGTTTAATAACAGCTATAGTATGCTATAGACATGAAATAGAAGCTGGTGGTAAATTTGATATAGTAGAGTTTATAACTATGACTACTATAGCACAAGATAGAGCTGATCTATACTTAAGTACTGAAGGTAGTGATGATATAGATATAAAGAGAGCAGAGAATGCTATACTTATAGTAAATTGGTTTTTAAATGGCATAACACCGTTAATAGGTAGTATATGTAAATACTTAGAAAAGAATAGTAAAGGAGATATATATACTACGTTTAGTATGGTAACACATAAGAGTTTCAACTTTTACTATTTTGAAATAGAAGATAAAAAAGTATAGAGTAAGAACCTATATGGTTCTTACTCTATATAATATTTATGTTATAACACATCTACTACGTATCTTTTTAATAAGATAGGCTGGCGCTCAGTCGATGCTGGTGGTGTTGCACTTACTTCTGTTAAATCAGTGTTATTGAACCCATCTACATAAGGTTTTTCTGGTAAACATAAGAATGCTACATAATAGCCTTGCGGAGCAGTAGAATCGTTCCAATCCAGGTAATCAAATCCTAAGTAGCTAGTACTGCTTAGTTTTAACCTACCGTTATCTGTATTGACTATCTCGCTATACAGACTTCTAGCATCATCTTTAGATAACCTTAGTCCTAGCTCATCTCCGAATGCTTGGTACTCATCGTCTATGAATCTAGCTCTACGTACTAAATCTAACATAGTTTCACCAGGGCATCCATCTCTATGGTCTAGTAAGAATATAGGTTTAAGATATTTAATAGTATTAGTCTTACCACTTGTATCTGGTTGCGTAAACGTATAGTTATCTTTTAGTATACTTTCTCCAGATTTTATTCTGTTTACATAGACCTCAATACTAGGTGTACTAGATGTAAACAATCTCTTGTTAGGTAACACAAGTATAAACCCACGCCAGATCATAATATGCCACTTATCTATGGTATTATAACCAGTAGTTATACCGGCTTTAAGTAACTCTGGTAATACTCCATTAGCAAAGAATCCCTTATCAGGTACAGTATTAACATACGCAGACATTGCTTGTATATCACCAACGATAACTTCTGGATTATTGTTATTGTTAATATAACCTATTTCATCTGTTGTATACATATTGCATTCACTTGCGTATAGCTCACTACTTTTATCATAGTTTACTTTACCAGCAGCAGATGTTTCTGTTCCTGTATAGTTTAATATGTCGTCACCGAGAACAGCATCTGTATTAGCTATTAGAGATGTATATAATGTATACTTACTAGGTAAGAATGTTTCATTTTTAACCATAACAATATCTGTGCCATATTGTGCACCATTGGTAAGACCACCTATGATGGTTTCATATACACGTTGATAATTAGAATATGTAGGATGTGTTACAGTGTCGCTAACTTCGTTATTGTATGTCCCATCTATAGAAAATCCACGCGGTATATTATAAGTACACTCCATTAGAGGGCGCCTGGTATTACCATAATAGATTTTACTAGATCTATTATCAGTCTCTGAAGCCAAACGCAACCTGCTGATGCCTAGTTTTGCTTTTCTTTCACCATTTGGATCTATGTTATTACTAGCTTGCGGCTGATACATAACTTTACCTATACAGTTAACGGTAATATCCTTAGGCTGATCACGTTTAAGATCTTTAGATGTTTGGTAGTCTAGTATATTCCTATCTAGCATCTCTTGGGATATAGTAATGTAATCCCTAAGATCTGCTAATGATAATATACTATATACAGATCCGCAATAGGACATCGGTATACCGCGTATAAGCATCTTTACAGCTAATCTCATTTTCATACTGCTAGTAGAACCTTGACCCGGAGATAGAATATCCATTACAATAGACTTAAGTAAATTAGGTAGTTGTGTATTAGTGCTCTCTGGGCCGTACATAACGCCTACATTTGTAGTCTTATACTTATTATTATATAGGAAAACACCATTTCTTAATGGCTCTCCCAATGTAATATTACCTAGTATATTCTGTAATTGTGTTTCTGGATCAAATGGATAGTTAGGCATAGTATCTTTTGTAACATTCCATCCATAAATCCATTTTACCATATCAGTAGCTTCATACTCGAGCTCCATGTCATTAGACGTCTTAAGTTTCAATTCGTCGGTATAATGATAAGCATATATAGTATTATTACTATGGAAAATAGCATTAAGACTATTGCTCATTACACCGTATTTATTAGCTCCATCCGGATTGATTACTAAATAAGGAGTAACTTTTTTACTCTTAAACCAATTTACATATTTATGTCTATAGTTAGGCCTATTTGCATCTAGTTCAAAATCTACAAGATAGTCAAAATTAGTTCTAATCGAATTCTTATTTTTATCCACGCCCATAAATATGGTATGGTACTTAGTAGGGTCGTAGTTAAGCTCTTGCTTTTCTGTTAACTTTTGACTAGGTCCAGTATAGTCGAATGTTCTATACCTTTCACTTTTACCTTTAGTAACACTATCATCTGGTAATTTTTCGTTAGACTCTAGATACTCTAGTATACTAAATACATGTGTATCTTCTTCGTTAGTAGGGTAAAAATATTTCAAGTTGCCTACTCTGTTTGTGAATATAGCAATATCACGTCTATAAGAGCTGAAATGCCTTATAGGGTACATTTCTACTAAGCCAGCATTTGTTGTAAACCCTACGCCATTACCAGTATCTAGTGTAGCATATGGTTTCTTTTGGTTATTATCTAAAACCATTAATGTAACGCCATCAGCCGGAACAATACTAGTAGTTATTGTTATGTCAGTAGGTGAACAGAAATTTGGATAGATGCGACCATAACCATTGTCCCCTGCTACGTCTCTACTGCCTTCTTTGCTATATACGCCCCATATCGTATCTGAAAATCCGAACTTTTTAAGTCTAGCATTATCGAAACTAATTCTATTATCGCTAGCATAGAAACTAATTTTCTTTTCATTACCATATCCAGTCTCACCCCACATGCTATCGTGTATCGTGGCAAGATAAGTAGCACGGTATTTCTCTGTTATGCTCAAACGTGTTGTAAAATACGTCGTATACTCGTGCAAATACTGTGTATTCAAAGGCGCATATGTATATCCTACGCTATCGCCTGCTCTAAAATTAGTAATAGTTAGGCTCTTAATATACTTACTAACATCGTCAATAGGTACCATTTTACCATCGACTTCTTTAGTAAACTTAAATCCGTATACGTAGTTAGTACCAAATGTTGCTTTACGCTCCAGCTCTTTATTAACATATATAGTAGCTTCTAATCTTACTTCAATATTAAACAAATCAGACTGTCTCTCTGGAGAGTGTTTAACACCATCTGGACCATATACTATAGCACCTACTCTATATTTCTTATCAGGATCAAAACTACTATAGTCTATAGTTATACTAGTAGTATTAGCAGAGTTATTCTCAGAACTCCATACTTTAGTACCATTCTGTTCGTATAGATACCAACTAGTGTTACCGAATGTCATACCAGCTTGGTTATTATTACGCTCTATAGTAGCTACTGGTTTTTCACTACTAGTATCTACATTAAGACTAGTTACTTTATAATAAACATCACTAGTATTAAAAGTAAAAGTTTCTGGTATACTATAAACACCAAAGTCTTTATATACATAAGTTACTCTAACTTTATACTCTGTATTATCTTCTAGTCTAGCTGGTAGTTTAAAAGTATATATTCTACTATTAGTACCATCTGGTCTTAATCCACTATAGACATATCTAAAGCTAGGTTCTTGACCATATACTACTTTTCCGCTATTATTATAACCTTGATAAATATCCCATATAGCATAAGCATCATTATCTAATATACTAAACGTAGATAGACTAGCTTGTTTTAATCTACTCATATCAGATTCAGATTTAGTCCAATATGTACCATAACTAAAACTAGATTCTATAGCACTAGTTCTATTAGCATAGTTAGTACCGTTAACAGCAGCTAATGGAGCTTTAAGCTCTGGTACTCTCATATCGGTACTATCCACTACTTCCCAATTACCTACTTTCTCTATAGTTAGTTTTACTTTAAGAGGTAATATAGTACTATAGTTAGCTATTGATTTCTCTCCAACTACTCTACCTTTAGCAGAAAACTCTATATACTTACTACCGTCTTCATCTACAGTAGTAGCAGCTCCTAAGTATCTTTTAACACTACTAGCTGGTATAGTATATTTAAGTTCTTTACCATACTTATCATCTAGATCTTTATCTAACCTAACTTCAACAGCTTGTTTCTTATTAAAGTCTTGTAGAGTCCATGTTAAGTATAACATATTCTCTTGTACAGGTTGTGTAAATGGAGCCATAGTAAGCTCTAGATCACCATTCTCTAACATCTTAAGAGTTATCTCTTTAGTTAGGTTAATGTTAGCATTAGAAGGTGTTCTAAACTCTAACCTAGCTGTGTTACTAGTAGACTTAGAACCTTTATAAGTACACTCTATAGTATAACCATTATCTGGTTCTAATACACCAGTAAGGTTAATAGAAGTAAGCTCTTTAGACTTAGGTTCTGAGAATACTAATGCTGATGTAGAGTTACGTACTATCCAACTAGTAAATACATGTTCATCTGTGCCAGATATAACATTAAATGGCGTACCATTTACTACAAACTTACCATCTGCAGAACTAAATGTTAATGTAGGTGTCTCTATAGCAGATGCTGGTGTTTTATAAGTACCTATAGCTATTCTAGTCTTACTAAATACAGGATGATCTGTATGGTATACTAATGTAACTTTATAAGCTGTATTAGGTTCTAATAGACCAGTCTCTACTTTCCACTCTGTTAGTTTAGTAGTATCCATAGTTAGTGTTTTAATAACTTTATTATCAGACTCTCTTATTATAGACCAACTAGAAGCAGTATGGTTAACACCAGTAAGGTTACCTACTAGTTTAAAAGGTGAACCTTTAAGTAACGGAGTAGCTCCATCTTCTATAACAGATAAGCTAGGTATAGCTACAAAACCTTCTGGTGTAGTAAACTCTAAACTATCTGAATATGGAGACGCTACATCGTTACTAATGAACCTATACTTTACATAGATCTTAGTATTAGCACTATCTATAGCTGGATACCAACCATCTCTATAGATAGGATCTCCAGTACTATCTAATATAGTACTAAAATCTTCATTTAGAGAAGCAACCCATTCAGTAGCTTGATGCTCTCCTACGAATGTATCATTAGTTCTATATGTAGCTATAGGAAGTAATTTAGCATAAGCTTCAGGATGCTCTAACGGAGTCTCTCTAATATCTGGCTTAAGTATCTGTGTATTACTTATATTAGCACCGCTATTCAATATGTCCCTAAGAGTGGTATCGGTTATCAATGTTCCTGATCTGTCAGGAGTTTTGACATTAATATCCTTAGGCGTATGACCTGTTCTAATAGATTTAAAATAGATAGAACTTTGGTCGTGTATACGTAGTTCTGCCATAACCTATTCTCCTTTTTATTTAATATACAAAATTCAATATCTATAACCTGGTTATATAGGCTTATAACCAGTAGATCAGGTAAAGTTTTACCCTATATAAGCCATATAAAAGCACTATAGAGTAGGTAATAATACCTACTCTATAGTATACTGTTTAGTTTAAATAATCTATTTTGATTATCTACAGGTATAAGATCTTTTATAACGGAACTATCTCTTAACCTATTAAGTAAACTAGTATATCCTTTTACTAATCCCATAGGGTTAGAGAGTGGTTCAGAAGTTAATATATTAACCTCTGCATGTGGGCTATATTTAACTATTTCTTCAGATAGATTAAGTCCGTTAAACTCTATGTAGTCATCTTTTACTTTTATAATACTATCAGATAGTATAATATCTACAAATGCTATATCTATCTTGTTATCTGTAATATACTTATAAGCTATAAGATTACTATACTTACCAGAGCATATGACTATCTTATAGTTACTAAATATATCTTTATGGTACATAGTATTTAGTTTCTGAAAGTCTAACTCTAGTAACTTAAGTACTGATGGTATATCGTTAACTATAAGTAATGTTTTATCTCCGGATTCATTATGTATAAAAGGTTCTGCTAGAGGCATAGAGTCTATAGCTCTTTTTAATTTAGCTAACGACATTCTATATTCTGCTTCTTCTATAGTAATGTCACTATAGTTAGTTATAGCCGTAGAGTTTTCTATTTTATTAGGACCGAAGAATATACTTCTTAATTTAGTTAAAAAACCTTGACCTATCATCTCCTAATTCTCCATAATTAAATCAAATTATACTTATAAACTTACCTAAGGCTTTAATAAACTCTAAAGCATGGTTAGTAGCCTCTGGATCTTGTTTATGTAACCAGTATAGTGCAAGATATACCATTATACCTAGGTTAATAAAGAACATCCACTTCCACCGTTTGAGAGATTTTATCTCTTTACCTTGTTTCTCCATAATAGAGTACATAGCGTTCATAGTCTCATTATCTCTATGCTCTTTCTCTTTAAGAGCTGTCATTACTGTTCTTATAAGACTAGATTGCTCATAACTCATTGCCTTAAAGTTAGCATCGTCCTTAGACTCTTTAAGTAACATATATTCATATAGCGCTGGATCTGTCTCTAGTAAGTGCCTTACTTTATCAATACCAGCCTCACTAAGAGGATCTACCTTTAACTTTGCAGAGAACCCCATATCCATCTTATTAAATAGCTTTTCTAAAGATTCTGATTCTGCCATAAGACTACATCCTCTCTATCAAAATTTAAATCATTATCTAAAAGTATTAAATACTATAGATTTCCAATTACCTTCTATATCATACTTAAGCATTAGTAGATATATAGTGTTTCTCTTAATTTTCTCCATAGGCATACTAAATACATATGGAGCATTATCGTAGTTAACCGTCGTATCGAATGCAGTATCACCTTTACCGTTATTAAAGCCTATAAGTTTAAATCTAGCTGATTTAGCATTCTTATAGGTATTAAGAGTAGCATTAACAGCTACTGATATAAAATCTGCATGTGAAATAGCTTTAGATACTCTTATTATATTAGCATCTGAAGATTTACTACCTACATAGATAGTTTTAGTAGCTATTTGACTACTATCTCCAGAACTAGCATGGAATACAGCTTTTATTCTATATACTGTATTCATATCTAGTATTACATTATCTACTAGTATCTTAGTTTTAAATATCTCATCATTTAGAGACTTCCAAATGACTTTACCAGATAGAGTCTCTATCCAGTATGAAGTAGCTACATGTGTAGCATCTCCTATAGCTGCAAACTCTTTAGGTATAATATAAAATCCTGTAGCTACATGATCTCTAGGATCTGAATCTGTAGTTATATCAGGACTATTGACTCTAGATGGTAGATCTGATTGATTCTCTACATCGTCAAAAGCTTTATGTGTCCAAACGTCTAAGTTAGTCCACTTATGAGCTCCCTTATTAGTAACAACCTGCGCTCTAGCATAATATCTAGTACCAGGATTCAATGTCATCTCTACGAAGATAGATGCTCTGTTTATTCTATCTTCGTAAGATGAAAAGACTAATTTACTTCTATCAAAGTTTTTAGCAGTACTGATTTCCCAATTGGTATAAACCCAGTCTACATTATTACTCGTATCTATATTCTTAAGACGTAATACAAGCATACTCATTATCTGTTACCGCCTTCTTTATATTAATATTCTTATTAACAAAAATGTCAGCCATAACGATTTCCAGTAAGTATGGCCTATGATTTCTTCTTTTTAAATAGGGTAAATAACTTTAACCACCACGATTTGATTTTATATAACTTAAGTAAAAATACTAACTTATGTATAGCATCTCTAAACCTAATATAGAGACTATATCTTCTAAGCTTAATAGGCTCTGTACTAGTAAACATATCATATAGATCTTGTGGACTATATTCAGAACCTTCTGTTCCATATAGTTTACTATAACCTAATAACTTAAGTACCTCTGCTATAAGCTCAGAGCAGAACCAACGTTTATTATATAGGTTAATACCCAACACTTGGTTCCATACTAGACCAGTAGTATCATAACTAGGACATATCTGTGTTTTAATATACTCTAGTATGTTATTATAAGTATCTTCAGATAGCTCTATTTCTGGTAGCTCTAAGTATTCATACTTATCATGGTCTAATGGTTTAAGTTTTTTAACATATATACCTTCAGCAGGAGTAGCAGAGATCCATTGGTCTCCCAATATGAGCTCTGCATGGTAGTACTTAGAATGGCACCACCAGTTGATTACCTTAGCTATAAAACCAGAATCTTTAGTATATGGTCTTAGAGCTATAATTGGTTTAATTTTCAACATCCATGTCTCCTAACTATATTAAGCTTTTACTAACTGGTTAAGAGCTAATGTATAGCACTGATCGAATATATCTTTAACTTTAGGCTCAGTAGCTGTATTATGCTCATTCTCTACTCTACCTACTCTATTATAACCTTTATTAGTATTAAACGCTAGTAGTTGATCTACAGATAGTTTAGCTAGTTCCATAATAGTAAGCGCTTCAGCACTAAAGCAAGATTGAATATGAGCTGCTATATACTTAGCTAGTGTACAAATTTGTTCATAGTTAAGTTTAGCAAAGTTATTATCCATATCTTTCCAATCATAAGCACGTTCACATTTACCAGAAGCAACTACATCTAGTATACCTAGTGTAACATAACCAGTTACGTTTTCTTTAGCAAAAGAATCTGAATCAAATCTTCTACCGAATAACTCTACCCCACCTACCGATTTAGCATCTCTTAGTGCTTTTATCTCTGGTTTAAGGTTATCTACTAGAAACGCTACTGTAGCTTCAGTTGCTTTACCAGCTAGTGTAGCTAGTTGTTCATCTCTGTTAACCATAACACCTTTAGATACATATAGAGTAAAGTCTTCTATATAGTTCTCTCGCATAGGTATGAGTAGATCATTAACCTCTTTAAGTCTAGCTACTTGATCTTCTGTAGCTACTAAAGGTTCTATTTTAAGATCTTTATATTTATTAGGATAGGTATTTACCATAAACGTAATATCTTCTGGTCTATCTGTATAGATAGTCTCTTCTTTACCGCTATAAGCACTATAGAATGTAGTCTTAGTAGTATAGAAACTGAATTGATTATTTTCAAACTTAATCATCTCTTTATTCCTTTATATAGAATTTTTATATTATGTAATGTAGATACTACACTATAGTGTAGTATCTATATATTATATTTAAGCTGTAGGCATTTCAAACACTGTAGAGTCTTCGAATACTAACCTAGCACCATGGTCATTTCTAGCTATATCTTTATCTACATAGTAAGCAGCTTCTAGCTGTGTACCACCTCTGGATATAACTTCATTGTTATTAACAGTAGTTAGTACGAAATCGTGACAACCGTTACCAGAGTAGTGCTCGAATACACCTAGGTTAATGTTATCAAACTTCTCCCAGTTTCTACCAATCTGATAGCCACCGTGATAGTTATTAACATCCACTATGAGTGGTATATGTTCTGCTACTCTATAGATTAATTCATTCCACTCTGAGAACCTAAATAGATTAGCATTAGCTACAAACTTATCATTAGGTAGATCTTCTAGTGGTCCTAAGTCAAAATAGTTAGGTCCTCCACGTAGTATCCTTACATCATAGGTATTACTATCTAATGTAGTAACTTTTCTATTTTCATAGTTATCTAGTTTTACATCAGATCCATATACTAAACCTAACTCTTCTAGATCTCTAAAGCATATACCATATGCTATAGAACCTCTATTTACTAATAGTCTTTTACCATGTGAATAGAATGCTAAGAATCCAAAGTCTAAGTTGATTCTAGTACCTTTAATCAATCCTAATGTAGTATAGATATTAAACTGGTCTATAGTATTAGGTACTACTCCAAAGTAACCAGTATCTGTATATCTATCATACTGTAATGTAGGATATTTCTTTCTAGCGAATAGCCAAGGTTCTTCGTATTGTGAAATATACTCTAGTACTATTCTAAGTACTCTATTTCTATTATTACCATGCTCTAAATCAACGCTACCTAAATTAGATACTTTAGCTTGTACACCTTCAGTCTTATCTCCTAACCAAGAACTAGCAGATAGATCTGTAGTTATAATATGGCTAGTATCTTCTACATTTTTAAATCTATATAGCTCTATAGATTCTGCTTCTGTAAGTAACCTAGCCCAATATAGCCTTTCTCCTATACGTATAGTACGTCCTCTACCTACTAAACCAGCTACTGCTAGATCATTATAGCTTACATTAGTTAACTCTGGTGTATCGTATATGTAAAGTATCTTACCACCTATCATATACTTACTTAAAGTAGATTCAGTAGCTATCCAGTTACCTTTTGCTATATTACCAGTAGTATAACCAGTTTTATTATTATCTACTATAGTAGGTTGGAATCCTATATTTCTTAATAACCATCTATAAGTACATAGATCGTTTCTATCATCTTCTTCCCAATAGGTTATACCAGAGCTAGATTCTACACCAGGTACTCTATTCTTATTAAGATGCACGTTATTACCTTGTGCTGCATAAGCAGAAGTATCTAATGCTCTATATAGAACATTATTATGTAGTACTTGACTATCAAAGTTATACTCTGTTACACCATTCCATATACCTAAATAGTTTCTAGTATCATTAAGCTGATTATAGTTAAACTTACCATAGTACTTAGTAGTATCATTATTAGAATCATCTCCTACTAGTACTGTCATAAGTCCATCTTCTGGTATCTCTATAAACTTAGGTCTAGTTCTAAATGTTATAGATACTTTTTCAGATGGTCCAAATGCCTCTCCATAGTAAATACACTCTAATAGATAATCTGTATTAGGCATAAGTATAGGATCTAATATATTATAGCTAGTAAGCTCTTCTAATTTTTCAGTCTCTACATTAAGTATCTCATCACCTGTATTAACAGTTACTATTCTCCATTTAGTTTTAACGTGTTTATCAGTATCTGTATTAGTTCTAAATGGTGTACCAGTTATAGTAGGAAATCTAGGTACTTGATCTTGATAACCAGATATAGTCAATGTAGGATTTTCTACATAGACATTAGGAGTCTGTATATAGACTGGATCTGATGTTAAAGATGTATAGTTTCTACCTAGTATCTTAACAGTTATCTTATATAATGTATCTCTCTTTACACCATCTAGTCTAGAGATCTTAAGTTCTTTACTAGACCATGGTTGTATCTTATCTTGTACTAATGTAGCTACTTCATGTTCTACTGGAGCTATAGCTGGATCTGAAGATGGTTCTCTATTTACTTCTATAACATTCCATATGACAGACTCTGCTTGATCTTCATCTCCTAGTACTATATACTCAGATGGTTTAGCAGATATAATAAGTCCATGTACTTCAGCAGTTACTATAGGTTTCTTAACAGTTACGTTAACTGTTTTAAATACCTCTTCTGCCCATGGTGAATTAAGTTTAGTACCTAAGTACCTTACTTTTATCTTATAGTTAGTATTAACTTCTATATACTTACGATCTATAGTAAGGAATGTATCAGTATCTTCTTTTATCCACTCTTTAATTAAATTATCTCTACCAGTATTAGCATGGTTATATAGTATCCACTGTGTACCACGCATAGTATCAGTAGCTTTTATAGTTCTAAATGGACTTAACTTAATAGTAGGTTGCATACCTTTAGAAGTGATATTGATACTAGGTGGCTCTATACCTATATAAGGTGTAGTCATACCTAATACAGAACTATCAGACGCTCCAAACTTATTACCTATAGCAGTTACTGTAACACTATACCTTGTAGAAGGTTGTAATATACCATCTGGTATCTTATAAGTATACATAGGAGTATCTACAGCATGTACTACATGTTGTGGTATAGCAGATTGATCTACTACTACTATATTAAAGTTCTTAAGAGTATCAGAACCTTCAAAGCTTGATATTGGATCTATAGCTACAGATACAGAGTTATCAGGGTTAGTAATAAGTTTAAATACTGGAGCTTTTAGTTTAAAGTTTCCAGTAGTAAACACTAACCTACCATATGTAGTTTTATATCTAGTACCTGTATAACTACAAGTTACTAAGTAGCTTGTATTAGGTTTAAGTTTAACATCAAAATTAGTAGTAGCATCCTTAAAAGGAAAACCTAGCATATACTTAGTATCATCATTAGGTAGTTTACTTATAGAGTATGTAGGTCTAAAATCAGTACCTAGTATACCGTTGATCTTTTCAGATGCTGGATCATAAGCTTGATCTAATTCAGTTACAGTCCATTTTACTAATGCTAATGGATCTTGTGCTTCAGCACCAGCTACACCAGGAGCCATTCTATATGGACTAGCTGTTATAGTAGGACTAAGTTCATTTTGGTTTATGCTAAGTGTAGGTATCTCTACTTTAAAACTAGGCATAGTTACTCTAATAGGTTGTGTAAACGGACTAGAGTGTGGGTATGATATATATCTAGCTCTTACATAGTATGCACCAGATGGAACATTTACACCCATAGGATTGAATTTATTAAACTCTCCATTTGGTACATCAGCTTCTTTAAGTCTTACCTTATAAGCTATGTTAGCAAAATCAGGTGTACCTGAAAATTGCCACTCTACCATATTAACTAAACCTTTAAAATTCTCATTAGGTAAATAAGGTGTTAATTCAAATACTGTAGTATTAGTTACCACATCTCCATCTTTGGGAGTGAGTATAGATGGATAGCCCATTAAGAATGGAGTTTTTATCTTAGATATATAATCATATACCGAAACATCAGATAGTAAAGTAGCGTCTTCTATATCAACAAGATCTAACTGTACATTTTCTGCTAATGTATTATCTCCAAACTTCAAGGTGGTTGTACTATCATGTTCTCTGTTATGCGAAATAATATTTGCTAACATTCAAGCTCCTTGAATAATTATAAATACATAAAGGGCTATAAGCTAATATAGCCGATTTGTCAGTGATCGAATCACCTTACTAACAGCATATAGAACTGTATAGCATACCTACCATAGTAGGTATGCTATACAGCAACTAAGTTAAAATAATGAAAAGGTGATAGTAAGGTATGTACACTAAACAAATTAATAAAGAGACGTATTATTTATATAAAATTTAGTCAAAAGGCAAAGAACACTATCTTTATAAATAACACAATGTAAAATCAACTTTTTATTAAGATAATAACTTTAAGGTAAATGGCTTCTATCTTATCCAGGACTTGCTATACCTTACTATCATAAGATATAGATAATATAGAAAAATAAAAGATACATATAGAGTACACGAATGTACTCTATATGTTATATACTTTATGGTTGTTGTACTCTTCTTTCGAAGTGTGGAGTGTCTATAAAGGATTGATAAAACATACCAGCTTGGTTAATCTCGCAGAGACTACACCAATATCTACCAATTGGTTCTAGAGATGCTTTATCTTGTAGCCATTGACCATCTTTAAATATAAATAGGTCTATAGCACATTTAACTAAGTGGTTAGACTTATTAGTTTTAGACTTACCAGTTCTCATGTAGATTTCTTGTTGCTCAGGAGTCCTTAATAGTTCTCCACCACGTACTTCATAACCATTTTGATGTAAGTAGATAAGTAACTTACTTACATCCCGCATAAAGGCTTCTTGATGTTGACCTAATGTCATAATCGTTAAGTCCTTTCTTTAAAGAATGTGATATATTTGTTATTCAAATAGATCATCACCTGTATCATCCTCAGCATTAGCTTCTATATGATCATCGTTAATGTTCTCTAATATAGGAGCTCTGTATGGGAACGGTAAGGTAAAGTATAACAAATTATCATCGATTATGCCTACTCCTCTATGCTTGCCTCTACATACAGTAAGATGCCATTGCTTATTTATCTTAGCTTTATAGATATAGATTTCAAAGTCTATTACTTGGTCTATCTGTTTAGAACCTTCTGTATAACCTTTACCAGCAACTTCTTTTACAAACATAGAGTCTTGTATACCATTTCTTACTAGAGCCTTAGATTCCGAAGAAAGTTGGTGAGCGCTTATGCAAGCTATACCTTTAGAACTACAAAAGTTACGCATTCTTCTAAACATATCTCTTAATGCAGTACCAGTAGGGCCACTATTATCGCAACCCGTAGTAGGTAAGATAGCTAAGTAATCTAAAATTAATAACTGTACTTCATAACCATTAGCCTCATACTGATTAACCATATTAAAGATACTCTGGTAGGTCCACATAGAAGGATCTGCTCTTACTATAATACTTTCAAATCCATTCTGTCCTAATCTTTTAATAACATAATCTTGTATCTGCTCTGTAGTAAGATTTTTAATATCATCTTCTGTATTTTCAGGTAGCTTTCTATTTTCGTTATAATATAGATATGTATACATATACTCTAATGTATCTACAGTTTCATCTTCGAAACTAAGATATATTAAAGCTGGTTTCTTTTTAGGATCTTTCATTTGTGGTCTATTAAATCTAGCTACCTGCATAAAGATAGATTTTAGAAAACCAGATTTATAATTATGCTGTAAAGAGTTTACAGTGCCCATTTGCCCTTTACGAAATCCGCCTTGTAGCATTCTATTAAGTTGTACCCAACCTGTCTTAAGTATACCACCTTCTTCTTTAGTAGCTTTAAGGTTACTAACTATATTATCCATATCATCTTTAGAAGAAAGTTGTAGCGTATTAAGTACACCTGGGTCTTTAGTTGTTGTCTTCTGGCATAGTGACTCTAGCTCTGGTAGTATATCCATTACATCATCACTAACTGTTTTCTTTATATTACCAGTATTAAGGTTATAAGTTAATGTATTTAATTTCTGTATAACCATAGCAGATTTATAATACTGCATAACTTTATTAACCATAGAGTTAACAGAACGTTTCATACCACCATCTGTCATCTCTGTCTTAAGTTGATCTGCAGCTGTATCGTAGTACAGCTGATTAGTCTTAAAGATAACTTTAAGCTCTGCTAGTAGATTACCTTTATCATCATAGGCTTCTGGATTAGCTATCATTCTGTTAAGTAGATCTATAAGTAATGTATCTGGATTACTAAGATCTCCTTCTAACATATCTCTACGTTTAGGTTTAGTAACATTAAGTATAGACTTTACTAAGTTTCTACTATCATAAGTTCCGTCTTTAGTTATCTCTCGTTCTCTAAACAATAATATAACACACGTTATAAGAATATCTATTCTATTCATAACACTTTCCTTGTTCTTTTCATTATCTACATTATTTTTACAATTTGATACATCTAAGTATAGTGTATCTTTTAAAAAAGATACACAGATATAGTACTATTCAAGATTTCTGATTTTTTAGTATCTATCTATAGGAGTTTATGTTCTATAGGTTGTACTATAGAATGTAATACTAAAATCGTATAAGGAGATTTTACTATGGAGTTTATAACTGGTAAAGGGAATTTTAACGATAGAGGTTTAACTACTCTATTTGTACCAGATTACGTAGTAGGTAACCCAGTATCTGATAAGATACTTTCTAATATAGAGTTCTATTTTAGAAATGATTTTAATAATAGTAAACCAGATGGTGAGGTTCTATTAAGTAAACAACCTAATGTGACTATAACAGATGTTAATAACAGAAAGATTATTTATGGATTAAAGGATATAGGTATACCAGAGTCTGATATTATTAAGCTATTGACTACTGATGCTTATATTAAGACATATTTAGGCTTACCTGTTAGCACTGATGTAGATATGGATAACGTAAAACTATCTAGATTAGCTAGAGAGTCTGAAGCAGTTCTAAAGTCTTTGACTATAGATAAAGAAGTTAGCGATAGCTATATACAGGATATTGCAATGAGTAATATCGAAAAACCCTATAACGTACGCTGCAGTAACAATATACTATTTATTGTTATGCATAGTGGGTTCGGTAACTTACTTTTAAGTAACCAATCTGTATTTGCTAAAATGTTGACTTCTGATATAGTTAGAGAATATCAGAATCATTTCGGTACTAGCAAACTACATAGTAGTGTGTTATTTAATGTTTATTTGCAAAAACTAGATACTTATATCTATAGCTAGGATGTAAGGTATAATTAGTAACGAGGATTGTTGTAGCATAACAAGGAACTAGACATACGAGGATATAATAAAAAATAACCATAAAAGGAACCCATATGAGTATGAATAAAACTCAAATTAAAGGTATTTTCGATGCTATGATGGCATCTGAAAAAGTATATAAATCTCTAGATCGTAACTCAGTAGCTGACTTTAGCTTCAACTCAGAGTCTCTATCTAGCCAAGATAGACGTGTTGCTGAAGATAGCTTTAGAAGTCTTAAAGAGACTATCGAGACTACACTAGATGGTATTAACCTAGAGTCACTAGGTGGTAACAGAGGTGTTGAACTTACTCCAGTTCAAAAAGCTGCTGCTGTTCAAGCTGCTGTTATGACTATCAACCCAGCTGCTTATACTAAAGCTCTTAACGGATCATTCGGTTCTGTTAAACCAGAAGACGCTGGTCTTAACTTTGAGTCTGTAGATACAGCTCTTGATTTTAATTCAACACTTAAAGATCTAAGTGTCAACTTAGAGGCATTCGATGGTCAGCAACTACAATCAGTTTACTATACTACAATTGCACTAGCAGTTGCTACTAGTAAGCAAGATGAGTTTGCAGAAGCATTCTTCCCACTAATCATTATGAATCCAGCTGATGCTTTCTACGAAGTTAAAATCAACATTGATAACTTTGTAAAAGAGTACAGACACATTACTCCAAGAGGTATTGACGTAGACTTTGGCGAAAAACCAATCTTGAAACACCTTTTCGATAATGAACTACTTAACGATAACAGATTGAAAATTAAACCATTTATCGACAATGACCCTGATAAAGAGTTCCTTGTCCAAGATGCTAAATTCGGCGTTACTGTAAACGGTGAAACTTTCAACTCAGCTCCATATAGAATGGGTGCTAACATCGATATTTTCGGTGTAACTAATACTAAAGCAGATCTTGCTAAAGGTAGCGTAACAGACTTTACAGATGCACTAGATCGTGGTATGAGCCTTACTAACCTATACGTAGGTTTCCAAAATGCTGCTCAAAAAGATCTACAAGTTAAACTTGACCTATCACATAGACCAAGAGTACACTTCCAACTACCTGCAGAAGGTATGAACAAAGAGCTTACTGCTAACTTCAGCGGTGAATTCGTTCTTAATACTAAGTCTAGCAAAGACTTCCAAGATAAAGAGAACGCTGACAATGCTCTATTCGGTGCTACACTAGCAGGTGGCGACGAGTATGCTGTTAAAGTTGAGCTTGCTGTTACTGGTTCTGTAAGAACAGATAAAGGTACTATCAAACTTAACGCTACTAAACTTGACATCCTAGAGATTAAGAAAGTTGACGATGGTACTATCGTAACTGATCTTAAAACTGGTGTTGGCCAACAAATTGCAGAAGCAGTTGCTAAAATGTCAGTAGTTGGTTATGATCTTGATGTAGCTGTTACAAATAGCAACTTCAGAAAGAGAAGCATCCTATTAAGCTCTGTAAGCAGAAGATATAGACACATCTGCGAGTTCAGAAGCGGCTTTAACGTACTTAAACCAATCTTCAACATGACTGGTGAAGATAACGATGCTATCGCAGAGACAGTTGAAAAACAATCTCTAGCTGTAAGCGCACTTATGAGTGTTAACGCTGTAAATACACTTGTTGGATTTACAAGCTACCTAAGCGATCTTAAAGAAGCTAAAGCTCTTGAGTCAGCTTTAACTAGAACACATGCAGATGTTGCTTATGTTCCATTCTTCCATAAAGAGACACTAAAAGTTAATGAGAACACAGATAGCCTAAGAAGCTACGAGAGAATCCAAGATATTGCAGCTAGCATTCTTAATAAGATTGCAGATGTAGTAACTGTAATGGGTCTTGAGTCTAACTATACTAACGTATTTGAGAAACTAGCTCCAGGCGTAAGAAAAACAGTTGTAATCGGTACTAACCCTTATGTAGCTAGATACCTAGGTCAACAACTACAACCATCTGTAAATGCTAGCGTAAGCAGCAACACATTTACACTAACACACGATACTGATGCTGTTATTGTAACAACTTGCAACCCACTAATGGATAAGAAAATTATCGTTAGCTTTATTAACCCTAGCAACCCAGATAGGAACACAGCTCCTGATATTCTAAACTTCGGTTTCGGTCTATATACACCACCATTCAACCGTGAAGTTCAAACTACAAGAGCTAACAGCACTGTTAAAGAGCTACACATTGAGCCAAGATTCTCTTACATCCCATCACTACCAATCGTAGCTGAGTTCGATATTGAGGGTATTACAGAGACTCTTAAAAAGTGCATCCGTGGTTACAAGGTTGTAACTAGCTTCTAATAGCTAGCTATAAGCTATAACCTAATATACACTATAAGACTACTAGTAGGAATAACATCCTACTAGTAGTCTATATTTATTATATTATATCAGAATGATATTATTATAATTAGATATTATTAATATAGAGAGTAGTACAGATACCTTATATTGGTATCTGTACTACTCCGTTTATGAAAGGAGGATAAAGATTATGGTATCTGAAAGATTCGATAACATGTTCGAAGTAAGAACTATTGAATCTAGAGTAGATTACTTAATTAAGTCTATAAGAACTCGAATAGACAAATGTAATCTACCATACCCAGTTCTAAATAAATTTTATAAAGCTATAGATAGTTTAGTAGCCGCTAAACAACACTCTAATACAGCTTTGGAACAGCAACAGTTAAATGTTATACCTTATTTAGAGTCTTTTAACCACCAGTTAACTAGACTAGTAGGTTAAAATAGACATAAGTCACTCTGATAGCCTAACAAGCTATCAGAGTGGCGTAGTTTCAATTAGATATTATTTATATAGAAAGTATATATAATATTTTCTACTAGAGCTAGTAAAGTATAGAGAATAATAGCTAAATTCTTTATCTATTCTACTAGCTTATTTTATATTAAAATATAAGGAGTCTAAAATGGTAACTATAGGTCAAGAACCATTTCCAGATGTAGTAGAAACTCCTATACAGGAGTACGGGATAAAAGATGTTGAAAGAGATCTTAATACTAAGATGTATTGGGACGGTACCGTAGTTACAGATAACGGTACTCCACTACGTAAACCTAAAGTAGAAGGTGTTACTTTAGGAGAAGAGAATAAGATCTACGATCCTAGATTAAGTAAAGATCCGTTAGTAAGAAGATTAGCTAATGAATCTGGCTATAATGGAGTTATATACGTAGCTCCTGAGAATAGAATAGTTAATAACCCACTACCAGTAGTAGAAGAGGTTAAAACTATTAAAGAAGAACCAGTAGTAGAGAAAGTAGATGTAGAGAAAGTAGTCTATGAAAATACTATAAAAGGTTCTTATACTGGTGACATCATAGGTACTATGGTATTAGCTTCATTAGCAGTAGCTGTTAAGTTAGTATCTAGTAGACTAAGAGATAGTGAAGGTGTATTAAGAGCTACTCTTAATACTGGTTTTGATAGTGTAAGTACTGATACTTATAGAGGTATAGCTAATAAGATCTTTGCTAGTTCTGGATTTAAATCTATAGTAGTAGATGATCTTACAGAAGAAGACTATACTGTCTATAAGACTGTATTAGAACTTAAAGCTAAAGTAGACAAAGATTTAGTTAGAGCTAAAGCTGAAGCTAATGTAACTGGTGATTATGCTAAAGTTAATGAACTTATAGCTACTGGAACTAAATGCGATAGTGAACTAGAGTCTATGAAGATAATTAATAAAGATGGTAAACTAGCTAAGATAACTACAGGTTATGAATCTGATGTAGCTAGTTTCTTCGATATTAAGATAGTTAATAATGATCTTAAAGGTGATACTGATTCTAATAAATGGAATACTATTAAATATGTATTTACCAATGTAAATCCAGAAGAGCACGTATTCCATACATTAGATAGACGTAATAGACCATCTATGGTATATCCTAAGTATGAATTTACAGATGCTATTAAAACTTTATTCAATGGCACTGTAGATGAGAAAGGTATATTCATAGTTACTAGAAATGTATTCGGTAGACCTAATCTAACTAATACTGGTTTAGATAATGATGGTAAGCCTATGGAAGACTTAGAGAAGCTATTTAACGAAGCTGTTGCTATAGCTAATGGTAATACTCCTATGGAGTGCTATAAACCATTAATAAACAATAATGGTGTTATACCTAATGTACATAGCTATCTATCTGGTTATGATAATAATATAGATAGTTATGCAGATGCTTATATTAGATTTATAGAGAAATATAAACTAGGTATGAACTTTGGTACTTGTAACCTATTTAACTCTGGTATAGATAGTAGTATACTTAATAAGAAACTACAATATAGTCCTGATAAGGCTAGTATTAAACTTTGGAAAGAGTTAGTATATAGCCATAGTAAGAAAGACGATATGTTACTTAATATTACTACTGGAGATAAGATACTAACTAGAGAAGATTATAATAATCTATTAATGTCTTATACTGGTAATGTAAGTAACTTTGTTATTAAGAAGAACCCTACTGAAGAAGAGTTAAGACTAAGTAGCTTTAAGTTATCAGAAGGTAATATAGAGTTAAGTTTAGGTAACCAAGGTGTTATGAGTAAGTTTATAGCAGGTAAGAACTATGAATATAGTAACTATCTATTAGCTGGTTGTTTAGATCCTAATCTGATAGTATCTACATGGACTAGAGATAACTACGAGAAACACTTCTGCAATGGTTATAGATATAATCTAGAAGAGAATAGAGCTAGAACTGCTACTCAGTTACTAAGAGCTAATGGTATACAAGCTGAAGATATAGTATTTATACCACTTAGTAAGCTAGAAGAGAAAAATAGCTACTATGACCAAGAGACTGATACTTTTATAGTACTAAACGATAAGATGCCTAGTGTTAATGCTAGCCATCCTTATAATGTTGTTAATAGAAATAGAATAGACCTTGATACTGGAGCTAGTAGTAGTACTGGCTTCAGTATCTTAATAGAGACTACAGAGTCTGAATACCTAGGTAGAACATATTATACTAAAGTATTTGGTAATGTACATCCTATACCAGTTTGTAAGAGTAAAACTGGTAGGTCTGCTATAGTAGTAGCTATTAAAGGTAGTACTGATAATAGTTTTGAAGAGAAGGTATATCCATTAACAGATAGTAAACTAGAAGAGTTAGGTATCTATAGTAAACCTATAGAAGCTATAAGTAATGGTCTAGATGATAAGACTATAGCTATTAAGAAATTCGATACAGATTATCATAGAGCAGATACTGAATATGAGAAATCTAAGAATGATCTTAAGAAGAGTTATATAGATTGTCTTAAGTTAACACTAGATCAACAGAAAGCTATACAGGATTGTATAGCTAGTTCTATTAAGCACGTTTATAGTATAGAGCTAGAGAAGATTAAACACGTTAATGATAAAGCTAAAGCACTTAGAGAGAGTAACTCTCTAGGTGCTGATTTGCTTAAATCACTAGCATCTGGACTATCTAGTTTAGTATCACTATGGAATCTTGCTAAAGGATTTTAAAATTTAAAAAATCCTATATTAAATAGAAAGTTAAATTAACGTAAAAGGAATAAAATGGATAGTTTACTTGCAAAAGCACTTGATGAACATACGCCACAGATGAACCATAGGTTCGTCCGTGGTATAGTTAAAGATGTATTTAAAGCAATACCTAAGTACCTAGACAGAATGATTAGAATCAGTATGGCTAAAGTAGATCCTAGTATAGATTTTAAATATGTTGGTTATAAGATATGTACTCCAGAAGAAGAGCTTATGGAAGATACTTTACCTAAAGCAGGTAATAGATCTGCAGATATAGCTAAGAATAATGTAAGACTAGTAGAGTTTCAATTTGAATATAACGGAATGAGACTATCTAAGTATATATACTTACCATATGCAGAAGCTGGTAATATATTTACTATAAGCGGTACTAAGTACGTAGTTATGCCAGTAGTAACTGATTTAGTTATATCTGTTAAACCAGATAAAATATTCGTAAGGTTACATAGAGATAAGATCAATGTTACTTCAGAACAACGTAGAGTTATACTAAATGGAGCTAGTGAACCTGAGTTACTTAGGATACTATATGCAGCCATATTTAACGCTGGTGCTAAAGATAAGATGCGTAAAGATGCTAAGACTCCATTAGGTTTATATCTACTATGTAGATATGGACTTAGAAAGACTCTTAGTAAGTATACAGATATTACACCAGATGATCTATTTGTAAGATATGATCCTAATAACGAATATACACCTGATAAGTATCCAGAGTACAATATATTTAGTACTGTAGGTGAAAAACCTAGACTCTATGATAAAGGTGTAGCATATAGACAGCACTGTATGAAAGTTCTTATTAGGAAAGAGATAGATCGTGATAGTCTTATAAGTAATATTATAGGCGGTATCATAACTAGCTTTGATCTTATCAATGGTTATATAGAACAAGATATGGCTAAAGCTATAGATGCTGAAGAGAGAGCTTGGAAGAATCTAATAGCTTATGGTAAACCTAAGTCTAAATCTGATCAAGAGTATAATAACTTAGCGTTTCTCTATAAGAAAGCTAAAGAGGGTGAGAAGAAAGTATGGGGAGACATATTAGGTCGTACTATGTATCAAACTGGTATAACAGTAGATAAGATAAGATCTGATGTTAGAGAGCATATTACAGCTGTAAATAGCTACGTAGACGAGATAATAGAAGAGAAGTTGGTTAATATAGGATTAGATATACATAACTTCTGGGACATGTTAGTGCATATTATAAGAATCTATTATACTAGCGTTAATAATGCTAAAGAGTATAATAGGAATCTTAACCATATACACTTAGATCTTAACTACTATATATGTTATGCTATCATTATAGGATTCAATAAGGCTGTTAAACAACTTAACCAGCGTAATGAGAAATCTAGTAACGGTACACCGTCTAGAGAAGAAGTTAAGAAGGTTCTTAATATAAACATATCCGAAAAGATAATCTATAGTCTTACTAAATCAGTAACTCCTAACCTAGCATTAGCACAAGCTGACATTAGTAACGATAGCTTCTATTATAAAGCTACTTCGCAGCTAGAGAATCAAAATAGAGGTGAAGGTGTATATAGAGGTGGTAAATCTCCATTCCCAGATAATATTAGAACACTAACAGCTCCTATGTTCTGTTTTGGTAGTTTACTATACTTAATCAAAGCAGCACCATCTCCAAGCCTACGTGCTAATCCTTGGGGCCAATGGGATGAAGCTACTGGACATATTATCATACCAGATCATCTTAAAGCTTCTATAGAGAAACTAGATCATGCTCTACGTGGTGTAACAGATGCTGATAATGTACCAGAAGAACTTAAAGCTCTTAATGATGATATGCTAGAAGATTTAAATAATGAAGAAAGAGAGGACGATGATGTTGAATCAACAACAGATGATGCTGCTGAATCAGAGGCTGAGTAGTATCATAGCCAGTACGAACAATATAGAATACAATTTAAATAACATGCTAAGGCAGGGAGATAGATCTCCTGCCTTAGCAGATCTATCTATTAAGCTAATAGTAAACTTAGTTATATATAACTATATAGATCTGTTTATGAAAAATGGTATTAGAGCTTCAGCAGCTAGTATACTTAATACATTAGCATCTAGTAAGTATAATACAACATTAGGTATTGCATATAATAATAATGTAAATATATATCTAGATGGAGCTATACAACAAGCTGACAATATGATAAAAGAGATATTAGGAGGAAATAACAATATGATGTATACAAATATGGGTAATAACGTATATGGAGCTGTACAACCTATGGTAGTACAGCAACCTATGGTACAACAGCCTATGATGGGATATAGTAATAATAACTATAACTATAATACTACTGCTATGAATGCTGATGCTGGAGTATCTAAGTATAGTAACTCTAATACTATACAAGCTAATACTAATCCAGTACCAGTACAACAAGTACAGCAGATACAGACTGTGCAGATACAACCAGAACCAGTAAGACAAGTTAAGAAGGTTATACCTTATTTAGCAGCTAAAGGTGTTACTTATAACTCTGAAGTAAGTAATCCTACTGGTAGAGAAGAAGATACATATCCTATCTTACCAGCTACAGATTCTACTAGAGAATATAATACTGTATTGCCTAATATAGTACGCTCTATGTTAACTAGTACGAATGAATCATATACTATACAACGTAATGTACTAACTAGAGTATCTTATACTGTTAAGAATCTATATACTGTACCTACTAGTAAAGTAGATAGTAAAGTAGATCTACAGCATATCTATAGTAACTTAACAGATCTAGCTAGATTATATCTATCTCTTAACCCTAAGACTGCACAAGGTGATATAGATACTATACTATTAGACTATAAAGATATATTAGCAGCTGTAGACAAATGTATAGATGTTATAGCAGATAGAGTACTTATAGATAATGCTCTTAAAGAGCTTTATAATCAAGCTGCTGAGGTTGCTAATAATACTAAAGTAGTAAATAATGATAAACTAGGTGTTACTGCTTATGGTTATGAATATAAAACAGATGGTATCTTATTATATTCTCCAGAAGTTATGGATACTAATTTCTATTTATCTAATGCTATAGGTAAGCTACATCGTTATAGTTACTCTTCTTTATTTAATAGTCTAGATAGTTTATTACCAGAGAAAGGTAGTTATACTAGATTAACTATATTCAATACAGATACTATGGTAACTATAATCATTATGCGTAGTACAGTTGATACATTCCATTATAAGGTAGTATCTAAACCAGTTGATATTAACATTTAACGTAAGGAGATATAAAATATGACTATTAGAGATTTTAAAGCTAGTGACTACACTAGCTCTTCACTCTTAAGAAGCAATGAAGTTGAGTCTTTCTATTACTTAAATAGATTAACTCTAGATCAATACCAAGCTTACTCTCTATTAGATACAGTAACTGGTTATGTCTGCTATGATGGACTTAACTATACTGCTGATATGATAGAACAAGAGCTAACTGATTTTAATCTAGTGCTAGATGCTGTTAAATCTAAACTAAGTACTGTTACTACTATGGGAGAGCTACTAGATGTACTTAATGTACTACACTCTACTACTAATAGAACACAATCTAAGTTTATAGAAGCTATCTATCTTAAACTTACTACATTGTTTACTACTATAGTACGTTATGTAGGTAATACAGATCTAAATATAGATGCTATAGACGAAGATTACTACGATGCTGTTAAAGTACTTAATCAGCATGGTACATATAGTCTAGTAGAACAAGAACTTAATAACTTAGCTACTTCTATAGCTAATGCTCTAGTATCTAATAGCTCTATATTTATTAAAAGATATGAGACTACTGGTATCTCTTTCGAGTTATCTTATGTTACTCCTATAGTATTCTATCAAGGAGCATGGACAGTTAACTTTAGAACACCAGGCTTATTTCAAATCCATATAGGTAGCTTTGAGTTTACTAAACTATCTAATATAGTTAATACTACAGGACTATCTATATTTAAGCTCTATAATAAGAACCCTAATAGAGATAATGGTACAGTTACAGTTTACTTTAATAAACAACTTAATCTATTTACATTATTAGTATAAGTTAGTATTTAAAGTTATTTAGTTACTCTATACCGCCATATAGAGTACATATACATATAAGGAGAATATTATGTTTAATTTTATATTTAAAACAGTTGCTGCAGCTGCTATATTTGCAGTAGGTTATAAAGTAGGTAAAGATGGTATAGGTAAAACTATAACAGCAGTAGAGGATTTAGTTAATGATGCATCAGATCGTGTATCAGCTGCATGGGATGAACTACTAGCTGCTGATGAAGCATCTAGAGCTCAAGCAGAAGCTACTCTAGATGAATATACTAAAGATACTGAAGATCCTAACCTAAAAGGTCTATAAGATGCTTATACATATGTTAACAGTTGGTACTACACCAACTTCTGTAGGTATATCTACGTTAACTAATAATCCATTAGATCTAGCAGAGTATCATGGAGATGAAGATGGTGGTTACATACTACCGTATGATCAATCTTATCTATATAAACGTAGAGAAGATTTAGGCTTAGAGTTTGATACTATAGATATACTATCTGATATACCTTACTTTAACTCTATAAAAGATAAGTATATGGATACTGATAGTATATTTACTCTAGGAGAGTATCTATCTGATATAAGCTATAAGATTACACAAGATCTTAGTTATGCTACTGTAGATTTAAACTATGTAGATCCTATAGCATCTGCTTTAGTTTGTTATCTATTAGATAAACCTAATACTAGTTACTTTATACTTAATGGTTACTATAAAGAATCTGATACTAGTATATTACATAATAGTATAGAACTTACTGTAGAGTATAATCCTGATATTAAGACTATAACTTGTACTATATCTATACCACCTCTAGATGAAGCTACTATTCTAGATGAAGATACTTTTCTAGATGATGCTACTGTAACTAGTACTAAGTACTATAGAGAAGCTGATATAGAAGCTCTTATAGCTAATCCTAATAGATTAACTATAGTAAGAAACGATATAACTACTTTGTTAAGAGAGCTAAATAGTTCTTATAGTTTTACTAGATAACATTACGCTACTATATGTACCTTACGGTACATATAGTAGCTTGTAATTTACTATAATGTTATTTTTATATAATCGGTAGGTAGATACCTATCGGTATCTAACCTATCTAATCGGTATATAGATACTTCGTATCTAATCTTTCTAATAGGTAGATAGATACTACGTATCTAATCTATTTAATGTTATATCTATATACTATACATATATCGTTACACTCTATGATAGTATATAGATATATACTTATTGGTATATTAGGTATATATCTATTTTATTTCTATTGTATATATAGTGAACTTACTTTAGTAGTTCTGTATATCTTTACTACTATTGTAACTTTAGTTGTCTGCTTACTTAATAGGTGCTAGTAACTCATTTCATATAGGTATATTCTACACACTACACACTGCTATGACCTAGACGAGATTCTAGGGGGTAGGAGTAGGAGTGAGGGAGGGGATACGGACTATAGACGAAACGAGGCACGAGGTGAGGATATGGACGTATACCGACCGAAGAAGACCAATTAGAGGAGAAGAGACGCGAAGCGGATCTTGGGGCTATACCTATATGAAATAGATTACCTAGATAAAAAGAGTTAGGGACGCGAAGCGTCCCATTATTATTATTATTATTATCAGTCATTTGTCCATAAATAAAATAATAATACTAAATTACTTCATAAAGTAACAGTATACTAGTACTAGAATGAAATCTAGTACTAGTATATTTACTATTTTTAGTATATTTAATAAGAGATAGAAAGGAGTAACCATGAATAGAAAAGAGTTTACTAATCTACTACAAGATAGAACTACTACTTCATTTGGTATATCTATAGGTACTGGTTTACTATTAGAATCACTATTTGATCCTACTACAGATAGATATGATACAGAAAGACCTATACCACCTAGAGTAGATCTTAATAAGTATAACTATTATCTTATTAATGGTTATACTCTTATACGTAATATCATTAGTTCTTTACAAGATAGAACTGCTATAGCTAGTACAGATCCTAAGCTAGTAGCAGAACTTATATCTATAGTACTTAAACAAGAGATCTATATACTTAAAGGTTTATTAGTTACTACTAACCTTAAAGATAACTACTTTAAGTTAATAGTACCAGAATATGATTACCTTATTAAGAACTTTAATAAAGGTAAAGATACCAATATTAAGTATATACAAAATACTATAGCTGCTATTAAGCTATTTAAACCTTATTTAGAAGCTATAGACTATACAGAAGTAGTTAAGACTAAAGGTTATAGATTAGATAAGACTATAACTTATAATAGTCTTATTACTACACACTTACCTATAGACCTATTACAAAGTAACTATATGACTCTATTAGAGTCACATACAGGTGTACTTAAAGATAACCACTTATGGTATACTAAATACCATGCATTAGGTAGTTTAGATCTTAGTATACTACCTATGAACGATATAGTCTACTATATAATGGGAGATGATCATATGGTTAGAGGTGTAGATACTAAGTATAAGAGAGAGTTGTATAGTATAGCTCTAGAAAAGAAATGGAGCTATAGGACTACTAGAGATAAGATACTTATGAATATAAGTAAATCAGAAGGCTTACAGCATATACTAAGCCTTAGTGGGTTTAAAGCTTATTGATATTAGCTAATAATTTATTAGAAATCATTTAGAGAGCTCTAGGAGAGAGATCTATGTTGTGTTGGTATAATCTATCGTCTTAGATAAAAATAAGAGCTTAGAGAGGCTATATTAGCTTCTATAAGCTATATATGTAAATATTGTTATATTAAGGAGTTGTGTTATGAAAAGTTTCCATAAGATATTATCTAGTTATAGAGATATGGGAGATCATGTGTATGATGATGTTGAGTTAACAGTTAGAGATATAGTTACTACTATAACTGTTACTTTTGTAGCATGTGCGTTAGTTACTATATGTATGTTCCACGAGACTATCATTTGGTAACTATAGAAAGGATATAGAACTATGAAGAAAGATAAAAAGTGAATAACTCTATTAGAGTTATCAGGTTGGTTAGTAGTAGGTGGTTTATTAGCTCTAGTAGGATTAGGTACTAGAGTTACTAAAATCTAATTTAATATAGGGAGGTAAATGAAGATGGTTAAAGTACTAGATAAGACAGTAGATACATTAGCTATACTGTTCGTTATAGTAGGCTGTTTAGCACTAATGGTAGTTGGCTGTGAACTATTAATAACTTATAACTAAAAGTAAGCTATAGGAGTAGCTCTATATAGAGTCTACTTCTATAGTTATAT